GAAGCAACTCCAGCACAACAAGATTTAGTTGAAGCAGCTTTAGCAGAACTTAAAGAATTATAAGATGGCGAATAAAAAGGTCATATGTAAGTATTGTGGTGAGGCATTCGACAGAGAGCGTGAAGAGTGGACAAAAGTTTCCACTCGATACGCCCATAAGTCATGTTACGAAAAAGCACAATCAGAAGCTGCGGATTTGCGCAAGGTGACCGATTTGATAAAAAGTCTATATTATCCTAAAGAACCTGATTGGGGAATTATTGGTTCTCAATTAAAAAGGTATAAAGATGAAGGTAAGACTTATATAGGTATGTATTATACATTAACATACTTTTTTGTCATAAAAGGAAATGATATACATAAGAGTGCTGGCGTAGGAATAATTCCTTATGCATATGATAAGGCACGTGCATATTATAAGAACATGGATAATACATATACAAAAACAGCCGAAATAAATAAGAGAGATAAAATAGATGTTAAGCAAACGGAAGACATCGTAACAATAGTTCATCATAAGCCTACAAAAAAATTAATAGGTTTTACTTATGAAGAATAAGAAAGGAGGATTACCGTGTATAATTCTCACGCAATAGAAAAAGTATTAACTGGGTTATATTTAGATAATGATTTAATCATATCTAATGAATACCCCCTAAGGTTAGAAGACTTTGTTGAGAAGAAGTACCAAGCAATTTATACTGCTTTATACAATTTATATGTATTAGGTAATAACCATATAGATATAAATGATATAGTAGCGTACTTTAGAGAACAACAAGGTATGTATGAAAAGTTTATAGCCGATGGAGGTATGGACATATTATATCAAATATGTGCTGATGAAAACCCTACAAACTTTGATTATAATTATTCTCTTATGAAGAAACAAAGTCTATTGAGAGATTTTATTAAGTTGGGTATAGATGTGTCTGATTTATATGATAAAAACCTATCTCCCGAAGATTTTGAAAAACAAATGGCAAAGTTCAATGCGTTAGATATAGATGATATATTTAAGCATTATGAAGCGAAGATAAATAACTTACAAAACAAATATCAAAACTTAATAGAGAAAAGTTGTATTCATGTAGCTGACGGTATAGAAGAGCTATATAAAGAATTACAAACGGTACCAGAAGTTGGTCTTCCTTTAGAAGGAGAAATATATAATACCGTAACCAGAGGTGCACGTCTTAAAAAGTTATATATTGATTCTGGTTCATCAGGAACTGGTAAATCAAGACGTATGGCAGGTAATGCTGCACATTTAGCTATCCCTATGTTTTATAATGAAGAAACATGTGAATGGGAAAACACTGGTATAGAAAACAAAGTATTATATATCACAACTGAGTTAGAGCATGCAGAAGTGCAAACATTAATTATAGCATATATCTCGGGAGTAAATGAGGATAAGATACTTAATAACAAGTATACACAAGAAGAGAGAGAAAGAGTAGAATTGGCTATACAATATATCCAACAATATGATAATATAATTATCGAGTTTCTACCAAACCCAAGTATTGCTACAATTCAAACAACTATTAAGAAGCATGTTTTGCAAGAGGATGTAGAATATGTGTTCTATGATTATATCCACATTACTTCAGGTTTAACTGAAGGAAGAGATAAGAACACTCGTGACGATGTAATCTTGATGTTAGTGTCAGATACATTAAAGAATTTAGCAAATGAGTTAAATGTTCACATATCTACAGCAACACAATTGAATGGAGACTATGAAGATAAAGAAGTAAAAAATCAAAACTTAATTAGAGGTTCTAAAGCAATAGCGGATAAAGCAGACATAGGTGCTATTACATTACCACTTAATAATGCTGAGCAAGAATTAGGTCAAGCTTTAGCATTAAAATTAGGAACTTTAGAACCAAACTTTATAACTGATATATATAAAAACCGTCGTGGTAAATGGACAGGTATCCGTATATGGAGAAACATAGATTTAGGTACTTGTAGAACCATAGATTGTTTCGTAACTGACCGAAAGAATGAACCTATAGATTTTAACAGCACAAGAGTTCAAATTAAGCAAGCTGGTAAAATTGGGGGATTTGTAGTTACAGAAAATAAAGCAGACCCTTATGTAAATTTCGGTGAAGAAGTAAGGGTAGAAGAAGAGTAGTATGCATGCAGGCGATATTTTAATTTCTAAACTAAATTCTTCAGACATTCTACGTCTTATGGAGAAATTGGGTATCCCTGAAACTATGGTAAGATATGGGAATGATTGTTTAATCTTCCCTACCATTTGCCATAATGAATTAGTTTCTAACCCATCTCATAAATTGTATTATTACGAGTCAAGTAAAAGGTTTTATTGCTATACAAATTGTAAAGCAATGAGTGTATATGATGTTATCATAAATAGTTATAAAGCAAGAGGAACAAAGATAACTTGGTCACAAGCATATGTTATTTTAGACTCCGTAGTTGAGGATAGAATGAAACATGGTTTTGCAGTTATTGAGCCCCCTGCTGAACATAAAGTTAAGAAGATAACAGAAGATTGGCCTGACCAATTAACAGTTTACAATCCACATGTTTTGGAATGTTTTACCCAACAACCCAAATATTTGGCTCCATGGCTTGAAGAAGGCATTGATTATGATGTATTAAAAGAGTTTGGTGTTAGATTTGATATGGTTCGTAATAGAATAGTATTCCCAGTCATTGACCATCTTGGTAGATTGGTTGGAATAAAAGTTAGAAACTTTAATCAAAAAGACTTAGAAGAACACAGAAAGTATATGCCATTATGGCATAACAAGGAGCTGTATAATTACCCTAAGATGATGGTAGCTTTTGGTTATTATCAAAATAGACAAGTAATTAAAAAAGCAAAAGAAGTTATAGTATATGAGGCAGAAAAATCAGTGTTAAAGCACGGGTCATATTTTACTCAAAATAAATCTATAGCCATTGGTGGAAGTTCTTTTAGTGAATATCATGGGGATATATTAAAGAAAGCAGGAGTTACTAAAGTTGTATTAGCATTAGATAACGACTGAGATGATGATGGTAATAAAGAGTATGGACTTAATAAGATGATTAATGAAGGTTACAAAGTTTTAGATATGGGTTTTGATGTTGAATTGATATATGATTGAGATGGAGATTTACTGGGGAATAAAGATGCACCGATTGATAGAGGGCGTCAAATATATTCTAAACTTTATAGAGAAAGAAAGAATATTCTAGAGTTCCCAAGAGAAGTAAATAGCAAGGAGGACACCGGTGAAATACCAGTTACGAACGAAGAACTATAACAACGAGACTCCGGAACTAGCTCTAAATGATTTATTATATGACAGAGGTATAGAAAATCCTGTTGAGTGATTATATCCTAAAGAGGAATGTGAATACACTCCATTTAGATTTGCAAATATGAAGAAAGCGGTGGATATTTTACACACGGTGTTAAAAAGTCCAGAGTCAAGTATATTGGTCGTTGTAGATAGCGACTTAGATGGTTATACGAGTGGAGCTATTATTTTAAGTTTATTAAATCAAACAAGTCATGGTCAAGATGTGAATTATGTTTTACATCCAGGGAAAGAACATGGAATTGATTTAAGAGATATACCAGATAGCACAGATTTAATAATTGTGCCAGATGCTGGTAGTTCTCAAAAAGAGGAACATTTAAAGTTATTAGAGAATGGAACAAAAATAATTATATTAGACCACCATGAAATAGATAATGATTTTAACTATGGTCAATATGAAGATAATATAGCGATAGTAAGTAGTCAATTGGATTATCCTAATCCAGCACTATCGGGAGCAGGAGTTGCATTAAAGTTTGTTCAAGCATATGCTCAAACATATGGAGTTCCTATTAGTAAAAAATTATATGCCTTAGCAGCTTGTGGTATAGTTGCTGATGTAATGGATGTATCCGCCCTTGAAAATAAACGAATTATTGATGAGGGTATATCTTATATAGAAGAACATCCTTTCCTTATGGAATTAATTAAAAAGGCACATTACAATATGGAAAATCCTAAACCTTCGATTAAAGATATAGGTTGAGTTATAGGCCCTAATATAAACTCTATAATTAGATTAGGAACACAGGCTCAAAAGCATATAATCTTTAAAGCATTGGTAACCCCAAATAATTTAACTTTTAGTAGTAAAAGGGGATGCGAGGATGAAGAAGTACCAATGTGAGAAGAGGCAATTCGCCTTTGTGAAAATGCAAAGAAAAGACAGACTACAGCAATAAATAAAAGCATTAAGATAATAGAAAGTGAACTAGAAGACGATGGTCATAATTCAATAGTATTTGTTGATGAGAACCAAGATTTAACATTTGAATTATCAGGGTTAATCGCAAACAAATTATTAAGTGAAACAAATAAACCAGTTATCTTATTACGCAAGTTTACTGACAATAAAGGCGTAGACCAATATAGAGGTAGCGTAAGAGGAAAAGCTGCTGAAGGGTTAGAAAATCTTAAGGAAGCTATCAAAGGTTTAACTGGAGTGGAAATGGCCGAAGGTCATGCATTCGCTTTTGGTATAGGAATAGATAGAGAGTCATTCCCATCATTCAAAATGCACCTAGATTCAGTGCTAGATGAAATAGACTTTAATACTAATTTATATTTGGTAGATTTAATAGCAAATTATAAAGAGGTACAAGTAAAAATAGCAGAGATATTTGCTGCTGATGATGTATGGTCTCATGGGGTAGATAAGCCATTGGCAATATTAACTGATATCCCTACTGATAATTATGAATTAATGGGTACAGATGGGCAGCATCTAAAAATAAATTGTGGACAATATGATATGGTTTTATTTAACGCCCCTGAATTAACACAAAGGTTAGAAGCAGGAGAAAAGTATAACTTAAATGTTGTAGGCGAATTTGATATAGATAAAGCATATAATGTGGGTAGATTACAATTTATAGTTAAAGATTATGAATTAACAGAGCATACAACTCAAACTATTTGGGATTATGCTTTTTAGGAGGAAACATGCAAAAGTTTAAGAACTGGCTTATAGATGCCTTATTGAAAAAAGACAAACTTGTAGCAGTGCCTACGTCTTGGCAAACCGAATATGTTAAGTTAGCAGGCAATGCCGTAAGAAGCAAAGAAACTATCGCTACATTAATAACTGAATATAATAAAGTATTAAAAGACTTTTTTGATAAATGTAGTGTAAAAGAATTACAAGAAACTTTAGCAGATGGTGAAGTTAAATTTAAGACTAATATGTCTAAACAAGAGCTATCTGATTTAGCATACAAAGAGTTCAGAATGACTATAGAAAGAGATTAGTCTTTCTGAACTTTTTTCTATTGACAGGAAATGTCAAAAAATGATATAATTATTATATAAAGAAGTATAAGGAGGAAAATATGTCAAGAGAAACAAAAAAATTCTATAGACCTGGTACTTTGCCAGAAAAGGGAACAAAAATTTCTTTAAAAACTCAGCCTTATATAAATGGGGTAGTATTTGATATCAACGACCCGATTTCTTCATTTCATAAACTACTAATGAGTATGAAGGTTATTGTCGACGAGTATGAAATGCTACGTAATGTACCTGGTATAAATGAAGCGGTACCTAGTGCTCTTAATTTACAATCAGGTATAACTGGTCAAGTAAAATTGCTATTAGATTACTTAAGCCAAAGCCCAATAGAGGTCGTCCTAAAAGAACAAAAAATTGATGAAGGCGTCCTAACGGATTTAGCATCCATAGGAGTTATAGATGAACGAAATTAGTAAACAATATAATGAATTATTAGATGCAGGGGCTTCCATTACTGAGTTATATGTTTATCACCTAATTGTTAATGACGAACGCAGTTTCGGGATGAGCGAAAAAGAAATGTTAGATATGGTAAGAGAAGCAATAGATAAAAGATATAGCTCTTCTGAAGGCATAGAATTTATCGTAGATAGCTTACTTAATGGCGATGAGCTTGATGGAGATGAAGACTTATGGTATTAAGAAAAATAACAATAGAAAACTTTTTAACACAAGAAGTTATATTTACTAAAACTATTCGTGGAGAATTTAATTGTATTGTAGAACCACATCAATTAGAAGGAGGAATCACACTACAAATTAATTTGTTTCGTGACCATCCCCAAATACACGAGTTCATAGAGAAGGCTTTAGAAAAGAAGGTTTTAAATAAACAACATACTAAAGTTCGCACTGGTAGCGGAGTTTTAAGACTTACTTTTAACGATGATAAAAAGATGATGATTAATTCTGCTAACATGACAACAATAGATATAACCGAATATAATTTTAATCCAAAAGATTTTGCTATTAAAGATTTTGAAAAAGGTAAGGTAGCTATATTTATAGATTTTACTTTTGATAAAGAAGTAGACAATCTTAAAGCCAAACAAGATGTTAAAGAGTTATTTATGGAGGTAAATGAATGTTAGAAGATATCACTAGATTACAAGACCAAGTTGGTGTTTTAGTAAATTGGGTAGCTGAAATGAAAACATTAGTTCAGAATCCATATTCAGCAGGATTAAATATACCTAAAGTATTAGAAGACTTGGGAGGATATGCAGCAGATTTAACTAAAGCTGTATACGAATTAGAAAAAAGAGCAAATGAAGAATTAAGACCAGAGGCAGAAAGCTCTGAAACAAATTCTGATAGCGTAGAACAATAAAATACTTTTTTAATATAAATATATTATTAAAATATTTAACCAAGCGCATTTAGCTTTTTAAAAAGTAAATTGAACTTTTTAAAGTTTAATAAAAAAAAATATTTTTTAAAGAAAGGACAAACCAATGAAATATTTAGTCACATGGGCATGGGAGATGGATGGACATGCTGGAGCATCAGCTGTAGTATGCGATTCTCTTAATGCTGTAAAGAAATATATGGAAGAATGTCTTAAAGATGATGAGGGAAAACCTATGGGTAAATTCACTCAATCTAGAACGACAGATTATGGATATGAATATTTTGGCGAATGGGAATGTGGAGAGATAGCTCTATCTGTTCGCAAATTTAAAAACTATACCGAAATGAAAAACAAAGAAGTTTTTGCAAGAACTGGATAGTTGACAAAAAAGATATTGTATTATACAATATTTGTATAGGAGGAAGATATGAGCTATACAAGTTTGCACAATCATACTGAATATAGTAACTTAAGATTGCTAGATTGTATTAACAAAGTTGAAGACTTAATTAAACGTGCTTACGAGCTTGGGTTAAATGGTGTAGCAATAACAGACCATGAAGCCCTTTCGGCTCATATCAAAGCACTTAAGTTTTATAACCAACAATGTAAAGATAACGAGCAATGGAAGAACTTCAAACTTATCCTAGGCAACGAAATATATTTATGTCGTGATGGATTAAGTGCGGAGACTTATCAAAAAGGGGAAAAGTTTCCCCACTTTATTTTATTAGCAAAAGATGCTGAAGGTCATAAGCAATTAAGAGAATTGTCCACAAGGGCATGGTCTCATTCGTTTACTATGTTTATGACAAGAGTTCCAACTTATTATAAGGATATAGAAGAAGTTGTTAAAGCAAATCCTGGGCATATAATAGCTAGTTCCGCTTGTATAGGTGGTTGATTAGGTATATGTAAAATGAATGGAATGGAAGAAGAGGCTCGTCGTTTTATAAAATGGTGTAAAGAAATCTTTGGTGAAGATTTTTATTTAGAACTTCAACCTGCTCGTTATCAAGAACAAATAGATTATAATAAGTGGTTATTATTTTTGGCAAAAGATACTGATACAAAATGTATTGTAACAACCGATAGCCATTATTTAAAAGCAGAAGATAGAGAAGTTCATTCGTCTTTCTTAAATAGTAAAGACGGGGATAGAGAAACAGCAGAGTTCTATCAATATACTTATATGATGTCTGCTGATGAAATAAGAGAACTTACTAATGATTATATCTCCGAAGAAACCTTACAGTGGTTATTTGATAATACAAACGAAATTAACAACAAGATAGAACAATATGATTTAGCTCAACCACAAATCGTCCCACATTTAAGTGATGATAGAGATAGACATCCTGAATGGAAAGTAATTTATCCTCAAATTAAAATAAGGAATAAGTTTGAATATATTAACAAATATTATAATTCCGAATCAGAGGATGACCGTTATCTTATTTATTTAGGGTTAATGAAATTAACCTATATGGACTTAACTCCTGAAAAGAGAGAAAAATATCTTGAGCGATTAGAAACTGAATTAACTGAATGCTGGTTAGTATCTGAAAGATTAGGTCAACCGATTAGTTCATATTTATTAATGGTTCGTAATATCATACAAATAATGTGGGATAAAGCTGAAAGTTTAGTTGGTATATCTCGTGGTTCAGCAGGAGTTATGTTAATTAACTATTTAATAGGCGTAACACAAATGAACCCATTAGAGCAAGGTATATATTTACCTCATTGGCGTTTCTTGGAAAGAAATAAAATTGAGTTACCAGATATAGATGTAGACTCAGAAGGTCGTCGCAGACCAGTAGTTCTTGAAAAGATTAAAGAAGCAGCACGAGCAGATGGTGGAGATAGTACTTGTGTATGTACATTTGGTACATTAGGTACAAGAAGTGCCATCTTAACAGCAGCGCGTGGTTTAGGTATCGATGTCGATGTTGCCCAATATTTAGCAACAATGATACCTCAAGAAAGAGGTTTCTTATGACCACTTAAAGATTGTATTGAAGGTAATCCTGAAAAAGACAGAAAACCTATAAAACAATTAATAGAAGAATTTAATAGATACCCTGGTTTTTTAGAAATGACAAGAGCTATCGAAGGATTGGTATGTCAAATGGGTATCCATGCATGTGGGCTAGTTGTATTTAATGTCCCAGTATATACATATAATGCAATGATGAAAGCACCAAATGGAACTGAGGTAACCCAATTCGATTTAGGTGATACTGAATATATGGGCGGTTTAAAAATGGACTGTCTTTCAGTTGAAGCATTAGACAAAATACATACAACATTAGATTTATTATTAGCAGATAACTTAATTGAATGGCAAGGAGATTTAAAATCAACTTATGATAAATATCTTCACCCCGACATTCTTGAAAGAAATGCACATGAAATGTGGGAAAAGATTTGGAAAAATGAAATTATAGATATATTCCAAATGGACTCAACTGTTGGTAAGCAAAGTTTATCTTTGATTAAACCTGAAAGTATTCCTCAAATGGCAGCGGTTAACTCGTTGATGAGATTAATACCAGAAAAAGGTGCAAAGACACCAACAGAAGAATATGTAATGTATAAGCAGCATCCAGAGTTGATTAAAAAAGAAATTGACAACCTAAATGCCACTGATAAAGAAAAAGAAATCTTATATAATTTTATGAAAGACTATACAGGAGTTCTTGAAAGTCAAGAAAGTGCGATGTTAGCTGTAATGATACCAGAATTCACGGCATATGATGTACCGCATGCAAACAAGATTAGAAAAATCATTGCAAAAAAGAAAATGAAAGAAATCGCATCTGCTAGAGAAGAATATTTTAAGACGGGAGCTGAGCGAGGAGTTAGTGAGGATATCCTTAAATATATATGGGATGTCCAAATCAAACGTCAGTTAGGTTATTCATTTAGTATTCCACATACAACAGCGTATTCTTTAATAGCTTTGCAAGAAATGAACTTAAATTATCGTTATCACCCAATTTACTGGGCAACTGCTTGTTTAACTGTCAATAGTGGAGGAGCAGACGAAGAATCTGGTGGTACAACTAACTATGGTAAATTAAGTTCAGCAATTGGAAGGATTAAAAAGCAAGGTATTGAAGTCAGTTTGCCTGATATTAACAAAGCAAAGTTTGGTTTTACTCCAGACCAAGAAAATAATAGAATTATTTATGGTCTTAAAGGTATAAGCGAAGTTGGTGATGATATAACTAATAAGATTATAGCAAACAGACCTTATACATCATTTGACGATTTTATGGCAAAAGTAGAACCAAGCAAAATTCAAGCAATAGCTTTAATCAAAGCAGGATGTTTTGATGAACTAGAAAATGAAAAAAGTAGAAAAGAATTACTTTATCAATATCTTAATAATTTAATCCCACCAAAAAATAAATTAACGTTAGCAAATGTCAATGGGTTAATTAATTATGATATATTGCCAAAAAACAAATCAAAATTTGTCTATCTTTTCAATTTTAATAAGTATTTAAAACTTAATAAAAAAGATGAAAAGTATTATATAGATGAAAGGGCTTATGAGTATTTCAGTAAAAATTTTGATGTGTCATTATTAGATACAGATAAAAAAGGCACGTTTATCTATATAAAAACTTGGGATAATTTATATAAAGAAAAAATGATGGAACTTAAAGAATATATAATGAAAAACCAAGAAAAATTGATAGATAAATTACACGAAGCGGAGATTGGTGAAGTATGAGAACAATATTGTTCTGGTAGTATGTCAAAATGGGAAATGGATACGCTAGGTTTTTATTATCACGAACACGATTTGTTAAATACTAGACACCCTGAATTTAAGTTTGTAGATTTTGATAAAGAGAGTAGTATCCCTATTCCTGCTGAATATAAAGAATATAAAGGGCATAAAATACCTGTATTTGAATTAAAGAGTATTTTAGGTACGGTATTAGATAAAAATAGTTATAAACATACAATTACATTATTAACCCCTACAGGAGTTGTAAATGTAAAATGTGTAGGAGAACAATATAGTAAATATGATAAGCAATTATCACAGCTTAACCCTGAGACAGGCAAAAAAGAAGTAATAGAACGTTCTTGGTTTAAACGAGGAACTAATTTAATCGTTAATGGGTACAGAAGTGCTGACCAATTTATGGCTAGAAATAGACAAAGTGAAAATAAATTTGCTTTTTATAAGATTTTAGATGTAGATGATGTCGGTACACTAAACATAACTCGTTATAGAGCTGATGATTAGGAGAAATTATGGTTAAAAATATAGGTCTCATGGACTATGATGTATTAAGAACCAAATATTACGTAGCCCCTAACTATGATTTAAGTTTAGTTTATAATTATTTAAAGCAAGATAAGAACTTAAACGTTCGCCTTATATCTTCTCCCTCTCCTGCTAATTTAGAGCAATATGATAAAATATATGTCTTTAAACAATCGCAATTTATTCCACATCCATCTGGTTTCATTAAAGATTATTATAAGTTACCAATAGAAGAATATGGTCCTGGTTTCATTGACAAGCCATTACGTCCATTTTTAATGGAAACTAGAGACATGCTACCAGATTGTAGCTGTTATAATAATATGATATTATTTTCTTTAGACAAACCTATGAATAAAATAGCATGAAAAGTTGATACTAAATTTGCTGTTGGTAAAGAATATCAACCAATTAGGTTATATGAAACATTTGAAGGAGAAGAACTAAAAAAAGATTATCCTACAACTAAATATTGCTTACTTTATGACGACCCTGTTGAAATACTTAATAACAAAGAAAAGTGAGAATATTATCAAGAATTGCGAAACAAGAAACATAAATTTCTGTTCGCACACACACTCGATATTAGCCAGTTGAATGATACTAATATATTAGAGCAAGTAATAACAAAATCTAGGTATGCGGCGTTCAGGCGACGTATGATAGCTACTAAACTCAATGATAATATCAATTGGCTTGTGAAAAGAATGATGGGCGAAAAATATAGAAAATTAGGAATGATTTTAGTTAAGCTTCCTACTGATAGCACACCTGAAACCTGCTTTGAAACTTTATTACTTATGAATTATTATAATCATAAGACAGGTTTTAAATTAAACCTTCGCCCTATGTGGGACAAAGGATATCTGGAAGATTATGACCTTGCTCTTCTCGCTTTTAGATATCTTGTTGGGAAACCTCAATATATGTCATACTACGAATATGTTTTTAATATCTCTTACTTACGTAAAGGAGTCCAAAAAGAATTAATACATACAGGAGAAGATAGATATGAATATATATTTAGCCAATATGGTATGTCACCTTTATTAAAGGTGCTAGAAAAATGATTAAAGAACCATCCTCAATTTGAGGAACACATTTTTATAGGAGGTAGTTCAAATTATGACAAACAAAGAAGGAAATATTATGACGAGGGAAGAAGCGGCTTCAACATTAAACCAAGTGTTGACAACATTAGCTCTTAACTCAGTGCACAATAAAAGATTATTAGAGTATGCTGATGAACTAGATAGATACATTGCCTATTTAGATGCTCAAGAAGCAAAGAAAGAAGAAAAAGTAGAAGAACCTAAAGCAGGCGAAGAAACAAATGAACCAAAAGCAGAGTAATCTACTTACTCTTGCTACGAAATTAGGCGTTGACATTCTTAACATCTATGATTATCAAAATAAAGATAGTGTTATCAGATGTTCGTGCTCAAGCCACGGACATATAATAGAAAACACTGTTGATTATTTATTGAAGACTAATTTTGAGTGTATAGAATGTATGCACTTAAAAGCTATTGATGTTACGGATGTAACGCCCTTTTTCTTATCTTTAGATGCAGCCTCTTATGTTACTGGCATGTCTTTATTCAATAAAGAAGGGCAATTGTTAGGGCATAAAACTTTTAGTATTGATAAGAAAAAAGACTTCTTCGAACGTGTAGAAGAATTAAAGCGAGAGATAGAAAAAATAGTAAAGGAAAATAATATCCAATGTGTTATCTTGGAGGATATACAATACCAACAAAATCCTATACTATTTAAAAAACTAGCAATGTTGCAGGGTGTTTTACGTTATACTATAATAAATGAATTAAAAGTGCAACTGATAACTGCAATGGCTGATGAATGGAGAGCTTACAACCATATATATGGAACCAAAAGGCAAGACCAAAAGAAAGCAGCTATAGAAAGAGCACACGCCATTTTTAAGGATGATATACCCGAAGATGAAAGTGAATCCATCTTCTTAGGTTATTATGGCATTCATATATATAACAACGGACCCCAAGAGGAAGATTAAATCTACCTTAACATAATTTAACTAATTAGGAGGATTTAAAATGGACATCATTAAAAGAGATGGAAGAATAGTTCAATTTGATAAAGAAAAAATTATCACAGCTATTTTAAAGGCCTTTGGAGCTGTAGGAACTATTGACGAATACGCTAAAACAAAGGCAGAAAATATTGCAAGTTATATTGCTGAAAAAGTAGAAGAAAGACCTGAGCCTTATGGAGTAGAAGAAATTCAAGACTTAGTAGAACAAGGTTTAATGAGCCTAAAACACAAGGATGTAGCAAAAGCCTATATCCTTTATAGAGAAGAAAGAAACAAGGTACGTCAAGGCAAAACAAGTTTAATGAAATTAATCGGTAAAAAAATAGATGCCAGTGATGTGCAAAATCAAAACGCAAATATGGATGAGCATTCTTTTGGTGGACGTATGGGAGAAGCTCGTAATGAACTTATGAAAGACTACGCTTTAAATTATTGTGTTAGCAAAAAAACACGTGATAACCACGTAAACAATGAAATATATATCCATGATTTGGATAGTTATGCAGTAGGAGAACATAATTGTTTAACAATTCCTTTTGACGATTTATTAGCCAAAGGTTTTAATACTAGACAAACTGATGTTAGACCAGCTCGTTCAATTAATACAGCTATGCAATTAGTAGCGGTTATATTTCAATTACAATCATTACAACAATTTGGTGGAGTTAGTGCTTCACATTTAGACTGGACTATGGTTCCTTATGTAAGATTATCATTCTTTAAACATTATAGAGATGGTATGAATTACATAGAAGAAATGGAGCTATCAGAAGATTATAATGAAACACTATCCATCGATGACGAAAAATACAAAAAATTCCCCAGAGTATATAAATACGCTATGGACAAAACTGAAAAAGAATTAATGCAAGCAGTGCAAGGCATGTATCATAACTTAAATACTCTACAATCTCGTAGTGGTAATCAATTGCCATTTACATCTATTAATTATGGTACTTGTACATTACCAGAAGGTAGAATGGTAACTAAAGCATTATTAGAGGGTTCTATAGAAGGTGTTGGTAAAGTTAGAAAAACTCCTATATTCCCATGTGGTATATTCCAATGTATGAAAGGAGTTAATAGAGCACCAGGTGACCCTAATTATGATTTATTCCAATTAGCATTACGCTCTACTGCACAAAGATTATATCCTAACTATGTAAATGTAGATTGGTCAGTAAATGCAGGGTATGATAGAAATGACCCTAAGACCTACGTATCTACAATGGGATGTAGAACTTATAATGGAGCAGATATTAATGCTGAACCTGGTACTAATCCGCAAACTAAAGATGGACGTGGTAATATTGCCCCTACAACTATTATTATGCCTACATTAGCAATGGAAGCAGATAGAGATGTAGAAAAATTTATGGAATTATTAGACCAAAAAATTCATGAAGCTAAAGATAGCTTAATTGAAAGATATCAACATGTTATTAGCCAAGACCCAGCATCAGCAAGATTTATGTATGAAAATGGTTTAATGCTTGGTTATGATGGTAAGACAGTAGAGTCTGCTATGAAACATGGTACATTAGTTATCGGTCAATTAGGTTTAGCTGAAACTTTACAATTATTAATCGGCAAAGACCATACAACTGAAGAAGGTATGGAATTGGCAAAAAGAATAGAACAGTTATTTAAAGACAGATGTGCTGAGTTTAAAAAAGACTTGCACCTAAATATAGGAGTTTATTACACTCCGGCAGAAAACTTATGTTATACGGCTATGAAAAAGTTTAAAAAGAAATATGGAGAAATCCCTAACGTAAGCGATAGAGATTACTTTACTAACTCAATCCATGTACCAGTTTGGAAAGAAGTAGACCCATTTGAAAAGATAGATATTGAAAGTCAACTAACTGGATATAGTAACGCTGGATGTATTACTTACGTTGAGTTAGATAGCGGTGCAAAAAATAACCTAGAAGCATTAGAAGCATTAGTAAATTATGCCATGGATAAAGATATCCCTTATTTTGCTATTAATGTTCCTAATGATACTTGTTTAGACTGTGGCTATGTTGATGAGTTCAATGATGAATGTCCAATGTGTCATAGTCATAATATACAACAATTACGCCGTGTTACAGGATATTTAACTGGGGACTACAAAACTGCTTTTAACTATGGTAAGCAAAAAGAAACCGAAGATAGATTTAAGCATTCCCAATTACTGGAGGATTGGAACAATGAAGTATAACAAAGTAGTAAAATTTGAAATAACAAATGGGAAGGGTATAGGCGTATCCTTGTTTACTCAAGGATGCCCTTACCACTGTCCAGGATGTTTTAACCCAGAAACTTGGGATTATGATAAAGGAAACTTTTGAACACCTGGAGCCGAAGAAAAATTTTTAAAAAGTATATCTCGTAAATATATAACTAGAGTTAGTTTTCTAGGAGGAGAACCTCTTTCAGACATTAACTTACCTGACTTATTAAGGATAGTAAAAAAAATAAAGGAAGAATATCCTCAAAAGAAAATATGGTTCTATAGTGGAAATACTTATGAGAATATGACAAAAGAACAGCTAGAAGTATTATCATATGCAAATTATTTAGTAGATGGCCCTTTTATATTAAATAAAAGAGACGTTAGCCTTCCTTTTAGAGGGTCAAGTAATCAACGTATAATTGATATACAAGAAACAATCAAAACAGGAGGGGTAGTCTTATATGAATAATTGAGTTGATATATTAAAAATAGTTTTCCCTGCTCTTATGGTTACAGGAGCTACAGGGAGCTTAGTAGTAAACATCTGTACTAAAGGTAATTGGCCAGTGTCTTTACAATGGTTAGGAGCCGCTTTATTATATACAGCATTATTATTTAGAAATAAATAATATGGAGATGGTTGTGAATGTATCCATGAGAATTAGAACAATTTATTAAAGAAAGAAATTATTACCTAGGAGGAGACGATTTAATGAAGGCTACTTCTATTCAAGAAAATCCTCAATTAATAGGTATAGAATATAAACCTTTTGAAAATAAATATTATCTTTGAGATAGGGAAGGTAATACTTATTCTTTCACTCCTATGCCTTACCAAGAAGCAGAAGAAAAGGGTTTAGTAAAAACATTAAGAAAAAAATAAAAATAGGGTTGTCATACTTGACAATCTCCTTATTTTTTTGATATGATATATATGCAAAGGAGAGATAAGGATGATACAAAAAAAATTCAAAGATGTTTGTGATAATTGCAAACAATTTGATTATTGTAAAGGATATAAAGAAAAAATATTATGTCCTAATTGTATTCAAAAAGAGGAGGAAAATAAAAATGGAAATGGAAACACAAACAGGAATAATGATTAAAAAATTATTTGAAGATGCTATAGTACCTACCAAAGGTAGCGAATATGCAGCTGGTTATGATTTATATGCTCATTTAGGAGAACATGAATTATTAGTGATTAAACCACATGAAACAGCCAAGGTTGGTACTGGTATAGCGGTAAAACCACCAAAAGGAACTTTCGGCGCAGTATTTGCTCGTAGTGGTTTAGCAACTAAACAAGGACTAAGACCAGCAAATTGTGTAGGCGTATGTGATTACGATTATCGTGGAGAATATATTGTAGCATTATATAATGATAGTGAAGAAGAAAGAACTATTGCAAATGGAGACCGTATAGCTCAATTAGTTTTTATCCCTTATGAAACAGGAGACTTAACTGTCGTAGACGAATTAGATGAAACAGAAAGAGGAGCTGGAGGTTTTGGTAGTACGGGAGTATAATTATGAATATTATACCATTCTTAGCGACACAAATTGCATTGCAAAGCACAACTATGGCGCTGCAACAAAATAACCATTATCAGATAGCGCATTTTAGGTCTAAAGAAGAAAAAGACAAGGAAGAAAAGTATATCCCCAAGCACGCTAAAAAAGAAGACTTGGAGAAGGAACAGGTGTCAATGTAATGAGTAAATTATATTTTAGATATGGGGCTATGAATAGCGGTAAAACAGCTGCTCTTCTTCAAGTAGCCCACAACTATGAAGAAAAAGGGATGAATGTGGTTGTAATAAAATCTTCTATTGATACTAAAGGAGATACTAAAGTTACTAGTCGCCTAGGTGTTGAAAGAGAAGTAGATGTAATATTAGCACCAAATGAGGGAATTATGGAACATATGGTTAATAAAAAACCTGATGCCATTATTGTAGATGAAGCACAATTCCTTTCAGTAGACCAAGTAGACGAATTATACGTTATAACTAAGACTTATGGAGTTCCTGTTTTAGCCTATGGGTTAAGATGTGATTTCCAAATGAAAGGATTCCCAGGAGCATCTAGACTACTTGAGTTAGCAGATGATATAGAAGAATTAAAAACCATCTGTAATTGTGGTAAAAAGGCAACACAAAATATAAGATTAGTAAATGGGGAGCCTACTTTTAAAGGTTCACAAGTAGTTATAGATGGAACAACCAACATTACTTACGATAGTGTTTGCGGAGAATGCTATTTAAAATTAAAAAAACTATATAAAAAATAAAAAAATTAAAAGCACAAAATATAAAAATGAAGCTCATTTTAGTAGCGTAAATCGCTTAAAATATATTTTTAATATAAATATATTAAAAAAGATAAAAGTCGTTAAAAATGAGCTTTAAATGCTTTTAAAGGAGGTAAGCATGAAATACTTAATAACTGGTAGTGGGTATTTAGCTAAACATCTTATAAAAGAACTTTTGAAATCAAATGATGTAGAAAAAATTAAAGTATTCTCAAGAGCAGAAAAAGGTCAGTGAGAATTAACTAAGATTTTTAAAGATAAAAGAATAGATTTAATTATTGGTGACATCAGAGATGCTCAAGCCATCAATGATGCTATGAAAGATGTAGACTACTGTATTCACACTGGAGCTATTAAAAGAATTGAGGTTGCAGAAAAACAACCTATGGAAGCAATTAAAACTAATGTAGTAGGAAGTATGAATGTAATTAACGCTTGTATAGCGAATGGTGTTAAAAAACTTATTCTTATTTCAACTGACAAAGCAACTTCTGCTACGACTTGTTATGGTAGCACAAAATTTTTAATGGAATGCATGGGTTATGCTAATGAAAGTAACACAGCAATTATTAGCACAAGATATGGTAATGTATTTGGTTCAACAGGTAGTGTTGTTCCTATATTTGATAATCTAGTTAAAAAAGATGAGCCACTAACTGTTCGTAATGGAGAAATGACTCGTTTCTTTATGCCGGTAGATAAATGTGTTAGTATAGTAATGGACGCTTTAAAAGATGGACAAAATGGTGAACTATGGGTTTATGAAAGTAAATCTTGTTCTATTCAAGAATTAGCAAACGCTTTTAGCAATAACCAAATCGTTACTGGAACTGAAAGCATTGAAAAAAATGATGAAGCACTTATTACCGTAAGTGAATTAAATCATAGTAAGAAATATAAAGATTATTTTGTTATTCGCAAAGATTATGAAAGCGATATCAAATATGAGGAACCATTAACAAGTTATACTGCACAAAGATTAACACAAGAAGAAATAAAACAAATGATAGAGGATTGGAGAGCAAATGAAAATTAAGCTATACTCTCTCTATCCTCGCTTTAATGATTTTCAATTACCTAAATATATTAAGTGGTCAGATGACGGGGAAATTGAAGCATACCAGGATTCATTTATATCATTAGGTATACAAAATAAAGATAATGGTAAAAAGAAAATTGCTATTATTACTGAACCTAGATGTGTTTGGGAATTATTTTATAAAACTAATTTAAGTGATTTATTGGAAGAAAACCAGGGCGTATTTGAATATATATTCACTTACGACTCCGTTATCCTAAATCTGCCAAATGCTAAACCGGTACCTTTTGCAGGAGTTTGAGATACAAATGACTTGGTAAAAACAAAAGATATATCAATGTGTTGCTCAAACAAATCAATGTGTGAAGGTCATTTATTAAGAAAAAAAGTTGCAGATAAATTGAAAGATAAAGTAGATGTTTTAGGAAACTATCTAGGACCTGTAAGAGTATCTACAAAAGATATTTATGGTGAATACAAATATAGCGTAGTTATGGAAAACGAAATTGACGAATGGTTTTTTACTGAAAAAGTATTAAATGCGTTTGCTAATAAATGCATCCCAATATATTATGGTTCACCTAAAGTATTAGATATATTTAACAAAGATGGTATTATCTATGTAGAAGATATAAATGATATAGAAAATATAATAGATAATCTAAATCCTAATGAATATAAAAATCATTTGAAAGCAATAGAAGAAAACTATGAAAAGGTTAAAAAATATGTATGCTTTGAAGATTACTTGTATGAAACCTATAAAGACTTATTGGAGGAATTATAATGTTTAGTATTGTAATGATGTCTTGCGACAAATATAAATGTCTAGCCCCTGCTTTTGAAGCATGCTTAAATAAATATTACCCTAATCATCCAAAAATCTATTCAATCTTTGGTGATGATATATGGAGTAAGCGTTTAAGAGAAGGTGTTAAGCAAATTGAAGACGAATATATTTTATTTATGTTAGACGATATGTTCGTTAGAGAACCTGTTAATGAAGAATTAATAAACGATGCCTTACAAGTATTACAAAATAACCCAAAAGTTGCCGTAGTTAATTTTGAAAATAATTATAGAGATGCTATAGCATTTTCTGATAATTGGGTAGAACAAAAACAAAATCAAATGTATTTACATAGTTGTCAACCAAGTCTATGGAGAAAAGCTGCCTTAATAGATAATTTATCTAAAGACGAAGATGCTTGGTCATGAGAGATGACTTGGATAAATAATAATTGAAAATATCTAATTAATAAAGGTGCTAATATTATTAATGTAGGGAGAACTAATGATTTAAACTGGGGAGTTGCAAGAGGAAAATTAACTAGTGAATGCAGGAGATTTTTAATTTCCGAAGAATTATATTCAAATGAGATAAAAGAGTTCTTTAGACCGGTTAAATTAACTCTTATAACACCTTATTATAAAACTTTAAATGAAACAAAAGAATTAGCCAATATATTAGGACCTCAGTTAACTGATGAAGTTGAGTGGATAATTATAGATGACGGCTGTCATGAGACAGAATTAGATAATTTACCTGCTAAGGTTATTCATTTAGAAAATAACAGTGGTAATGCAAGCATACCTCGTAATATCGGTTTGGATAATGCCGAAGGAACATACATTGGTTTTATTGATAGTGATGATATGATTTCTCAAAGATATGTTGAAGTTTTATTAAATAAAATCAATGAGGAGATATTTGATTACTGTTTATTTAGTTGGAAATATAAACAAAATGATTTAGGAGCTGTAATAATTACAGACCAACCACCAGCATGGAATCAATCTATTTGGAATTGTATTTATAAAAGAGATATGATAGGTAATATTAGATTTAATCCAGATATAGATTTTGGAGAAGATGCCTTATTTAATTACGAAACACGAAAGGGCATTAAAGTAAACGTTACAGACATATTATATATTTATAACGGTGGACGAATTGGTGGATTAACTTGAAGACAAGGACAAAAAGAAAAAGAGAGTGTGTAATAAAGTTTACACACTCTTATTTTTTTTGATATAATATTTATATAAAAGAAGGTGAATAATATGAGAAAAGTTTATGTAATAAATTATGTAGAAACTTACAGTGATGGCAGTTTCTTGGCTGGGGTTAGCTATGTAATGCCTACATTATACGATGCTCAAAAAATGTTAAAAAGTATAAAAGAAGATGAGAAGCAATTTTATCTTGATGCTGGAACTAGAGAAACGATGGAAGAAATTAATGAATTATTCCATGATATTGAACAAGGGAACGGCTTTAAAATTGATTTTGGTGATGAGTATACTATGTATACGATACGAGAATATGAAGTTAAAAAATATAATGATATAATAAGAGGAAATTAAGATGAGCGATGATAAAATAGAAAAAATAATAAATATAATTAGTATCATAATTATGATTTTTACTATCGTGTGGATAACTTTTATATCAATATTAATATGTAATATGATTAAAGACCATAAATGTTGGTTAGATGGATATAACACCGAGTACTGCCAAAAATATGTAAGGGGGAATGAATAATGCACGCATTATGTGTAATGATAGCCAAATCAATAAACCAGATAGAACGTTTTAAAAACGATAGATGTGAATATGGAAACTGGGACTATGCTGTTATCGGTGGAAGATATGACCGTATTATACCAGTGTCTAAAAAAGTAAAAGACATATACGAAGGGATAAACTTCCCTTTCAATGATGATGAATATGCGGAAAACGGTTTCCCTTTTCATAACATAATGAATAATTTTAATTATAAATATGTTTCCATAGCTCGTATAAGAAACATAAAAAGAGATGAGGTAGAGCGTATTAATGACGCTCACCTAATTAACCCATTTAATCCTTATTCGTATATATTAGAATATGAAGATGGGACACAAAGCCCAGAATTTATTTGTGAGCAAGATGGGGTAGGTCAATTAATGGAATATATTAACGACCCGCGTCATGCTTCTTATTATTTAGCTATTATAGATTATCATTGTTAGGAGGATTAGAAAATTTTGAAACAAGAAAACAATTATAAAAAAAGACCTTTCAAGAAAAAAGAAGAAGATAAAAAATTTGATGTAGAACGTTGGTTAAAACAAAATTCTAACATAGAGTATCCTAAGCGAGGAAAGAAAAACTCATTAGGAGACAAAAAAAATAAGAGAAGACACTAATTTGTCTTCTCTTTTTTTATGCTGTAAAAATAGGACCAGTTGTTCCAGTGTTTGATTTACAATCATTTTCATTCGTACCGATATATACTAAAATACCATTTGCAAATCCAAGATAACCTGAACCAATTTTACAATATCCGTCACATCCCTGTACAAGAGTCGTCGTACCATATTTATAGGTTTTTAATGTTTTTGTCTTTAAATTTAAAGCATACTCGCCGCCTACTTCTATATCAGTCGCCAAAGTAGATTTTAAATGTAATTCCCCCGTTCCTTTACAGGTTACCGCTGCTAATTCTTCAGTACCATTAGCATTCTTCATAGCGCCAAGATAAGCTGTATTACCAGAACAAGCTTTTAAGTCTAAATTTTTACCGCCCCCACCAGGAGTAACAAAGCCATCTGCACTAGCACTAATAGCCACCCCTGCGTTCATACTAATTCTAGCACCAGTATTTAATAAGAATGTACCTCCTACATTATCAACATTTGGATAAAAAGCTAAGGTACCATCAGCAAATATATTAGCCCTTCCACCATTGCTTTGACTTCCTCTATTTTTAATATAATCGTCTACTATAATTCAACCACTAGTACTTGTTCCAGTGTAAATAGTAGAACCACTAACTGTAGAACCGCTAATGGTTGAAGCTGTAATTGTACCTTTAATACTAGCACTACTACAAGTTAATTTACCATCACTGGTAACTTTAAAATTACTTCCCAGTGTTATTGAACCACTATTCATAGTAAGATTTGTAGCAGTAATGTTGTTTGCTGTAAGATTACTAATACTACCACCAGTCGCAGTTAAATTATCTGTTGTAATTGTACCGGTAATATTTGCATTTGTAGCTTTTAAAAATCCTTCATTTGTTACATAGAATGGCGTAGAATTTGCTCAACCAGATGTAGACCAAGGGTCACTACCTCCGGCATAAAAAGCAGGGTCACCAGCATAATTGGAGCTAGCCATACCCGTAATATGATTATTAGCATTTTTAGCCCATAATTTATTAGTTTCAATTGTGAAGCCACCTATTCTACCAGACGTACTATATAAGTCTCCTGTAGGGGTTACACCAAATTTACCATTAGAATAAATAGAATAATTTTGCGTAACACCATGAACTGTTCCACTTATACCGCCAGGACTTAGCCATAAATCTTTAGTGGTTCCATTTAAATGATAAAAACCTTGATTACTTGTAATCCAGTTAGCTATATTACTACCTTCTTCAGCTACTAAAAAACCTTTAGTATATATTAAAGGATTATTACTTCCATCAACACCAACAAATGATGCTATATTATTATTAGTACCCCAGTTAGAAGCATATGAAGCATCATTTTTAGCACTTGTAGTATTAAATTCAGTAACGTGTGAAGTTTTACCAGCTGATTGTCTAACTGACAAACCATATTGGTCTATCAATACTTTACCTGCTAAACCAGACATAATAGTAATTTTATTTGTATCAATAGAACCACTATTAAGATATGTTGCATTAATACCGCTTGGGCTCATCATTTTTTCCCAAGTTACCGGTTCATTTGCATCATTATCTAAATTACTTGTATTAAATATACCATTACCTGCATATTTCATTGCTCTATGTGGGTCTGTTGGGTCTGTAGCTCTTAAACCAGAACTATCTAATAATACATTACCATTAGTACCAACTATACTAATGTTAGCATGACCATTATCTAGAGACTCTTTTAAGCTTTCGGCATCTAATGTACCGTCTGCTTTTAAAACAGCTGTTCTAGCATAAATATCTGCGTTATTTAATACAGTATTAGTTGCAGTAATAATATTACCAACCAACTCTTTGTCATCAGTATAAGCAGTATTGATTTCTATTTTATTATTTATAGGATTATCTGGATATCTTGTTATTTGTGTGATAAGACCTGGAACTCCATACATTCCCATAGGCTCATCATAAATAGATATATAATCTCCTGCTTTAGGAATAATTTGTCCTACACTATGCAATAATCTAACCAAGTCATTATAAACATCATTTTCAGTAACAATTAATTGGTTACCACAAATAGGACAAGAATTAATTGGCGTATAACTTATATAATCACATTCAGCGCAACGGTATTTAGTTACTGTAGGTTCTCTGTATTCAATTAAACCAGAAGAATCGATTACATTTAAGTTCCAAGTAACTTCTGGAACTGAATATTTATCAGATGCTTCCATACCTTCTTGGAATAATAAGTTAACATAAGGTTGTTCATTATTAGTGTAATTACCTTCTACTAAAAAATCTCCAAAGTTTTCTTGAATTGTTGCGTTTAAGTCTTTTATTATAGCTTCCCATTCATCATAAATTTCATCTAATTTTTGGATTTTGGCTAACATAGCATTTACTGTCCTTAAATAAGAAAGCATATCACCATAATTTTCAATGTATTTAAGAATTGCATCATTCCATACTTCAATTTGTCCACTTGTAGAACGAACATAAACCCCATCTAATTTATATGTATACCCGTCTTCCCAGCTTACAGTGCTATTTTCAAATGGAATAGTAGTTATCATAGATACTCTATCTTCATAATCTTCAATAGACCAACTAGCGTTAGCGCGGTCTAAACTCATAACCAATCTTTGATAGTAACCTTTTAAATGAGGATTATATCTTTGACCTTCATATTTTCTAGTTACATCTGTGCCATAAGGATAGAATGTATCTCTATCATCCCAGTGATATTCATCTTTAAAATCATCATATACTGGAATATAAATTGCATTATTAACTAAATCTTTAGGATGATGTGTAGGGTCTGTATTACTTAAACATTGTGCATTTGGACATGTAGTAATATTTGCTCCCGCACTTGAACCATTAGGAGCTATAGCCCTAGTTTCTCCACAAACATAACAATGGAATAGTTTTATATAATTCTTTCCATTTGATTTATAAGTTCCTTTTGGTGGCTTGTGGAAACAATAAGTCATTCCCTCAGAGTATTGACCATCAACATTATAATATTTATTTTCCATAGCATATAGGGTTGATTCATACCCATCTTGAGCTATATCATAATTATTAACCGCATCATTGTATAATTGTCTAGTATTACGATAGTCATCTATATATTTATCCATAAATGCTAAATTAAGGTCATTTATTTGCATTTCATATTGGTATAGTTCCAATATTTGTTCTTTAGTAATCCAATTATTTTGATACGCCCATTTTAAGTTTAAAATGTAATTAGTACCATAAGGACTACGAGAATTAATATACATATCATCATTAGGAGACCATTCTCCTGATGTACCTGTAATAGGGTCTACTAAAACAGTTACACCATTAACTGTTCCTTTCCATAAACCAGATTCTTGTAAAGTTCCTAATACTCATTGATTATTATTAAAGAAATAAACCTTACGACCAGAACCAGCCACCCAATAATTTTTAACATTAGTATCGTGTGTTTCTACTTGTACTGGAACTAATTGAGGTTCATCGTCAATTTCCCTCAATTCATATACTGTCTTATTAAAATTGGCAGCAGGTAAAGAGTTATCGACTATACACCAATATCCTTCTACATTTGTAGTACCTGGTAAACTTCTATAAAAACCAGTAAAGGTTTTAATGTAACTTCTTTCTGCCGTACCTATATTAATATTAGCGTCACCGTTATAATCTTTACCACCTGTACAATACAATTTAGTAATAACTTTTTCACCATCTGACTTAGTGTTATCATCTTTTATATTTTTACCTAAAGCATAAACCAAGCCATAATTTTTACCAGCAAATTCATGTAAAGCAACGGTTCTGTTTACACAATCAAATACTGGGTATAATTGTAATGCTTGACAAGTTGCTGTAATGGCATTATAACAGTTACCATTACTTAAACTTATATTGCTTGTTTTATCTACTGTTTCTGTTGAAGTTGTAGACCCTTTTGGATTAGGTATAGTAGTCTGAACTATATCTACATCTGGAGTACCATTAGGTCTTAGAGCAACAGACCAGTTAGTTCCTTCTAATATATGGTATAAATAATTAAGAGCATTATTAGGACATAAATATTTATCTACTTCGTATATTTGAGCCCACTCCCATGAATATCTATCTATATATAAATCAGGGTCTATACCCTCAGTACTTAAATTATAAAAATCATAAAGTTGTAAAACTAAATAGCCACCCTTTTTATACAATACCCCATTAAAACGAGCTGTAGACGTAATAGGCCAATAAAAAGCTGTAGCCAATAAACCATAAGGCCAAGAAGCCGTATTAGCCATTAAACGAGTAATCTCTGTTTTACCTAATGGATATTCTTTAGCATGTTCTGGGTCCCAAACTAATGGAATATTATTATTACCCGCAGTTGCACTTAAAGCAGAAGTCCATTGTTGGTATTTAATCGTACCAGGTTTATCCATAGGTTTATTTTCATATAAAGACCATTCGTCTCTCGTTAATGTGTCTTGTGATATATTTAAACCAACTCTTTTTTTACTTAAATTAAATCTAGGATAGTCCATTGCAGTAAAGCTTGTTGTAGTTTTCAATACATCTCTTTTTGTGTCTACTGGCTGAACTATATAGTCCATTATATAATCTTCTATAACATTGTCTGGATAGACATTAGAATAAGTCTTATCTATGTATTCTACTTGGTCACCATAACCTTGTGGTTCACGTACTGTTATAGGTTGCTCTCCTGTATAGTAAACTTCTCTATGATAACGTAATTTTACAAGAGGTGTTAAAAGGTCTTGTAATGGGTTTTTTATCTTATCTCCCCTATCATTTATGATAGTATTAGGCATATCAAACTTTAAATCACTATAACCTGTATTAGCTTCTGTAATAGAAATATTAAAAGCATAACCAGGAGTTCTATGGTCATCTGAGTTAAATATAGTCTTTTTAATATTATCTTGATAGTCTAACACGTGTAGGGTTTCTTTTACGTATACTTGCATTCTCTCTCCCTCCTAAAATAAAAATACGGAAGACTCTTCGTCCTCCTTCGTCTCTAATATATAGTATCTTTTGAGGTAAAAAAATAAAGAGAACTCTCGTTCTCTTTATTATTTCTACATACTGTCTACACCAGGATATGGATTAACATCTGGGTCAACAATTAGACCTTCATCTATAACAATTTCAATAGTATGGTCTCTTGTGATACCAGAGTATGTAATCTTAACTTCTGTCTCACTTATTTCTTCAAATGTAATCCAAGCAGGGTTACCTGTCTTATATTCTTTACCATCTACGATTAAATGGAAAGCAGTTACCTCACTACCGAATGTTATTAAAGATGAAACTGTAGCACCCTCTTCTATATTTTCAATTCTTTCTGCATCTGGAGCATATCCCTCTATGTTTTCATAAGAAAGAACATATAGATTAGGTTCAGGTATAGGTTTCTTACCATAAATTAAGTCTAAATAATATGATTTGTCGTCAACTATTCTTAAATCTTCGTATCCGACTTTACCTAATAGTTCTAGAGCTGTAGTAGCTGCTTCTTCTGGTGTTAATACAGCATATTCTACTGTTTCGTCATTATCGTTAGTTACCATATGAAAAGCAAAAACGTTTTCTCTAGAAGTGTGTAACTTAGTCATAATTTTATACATAGTTTCCCTCCTTTTACATTATTTCTCTAATATATAGTAGGTTTTTAAGTATAGAAATTAAAAAAAAGAAAGAGGAGAATTATTTCCCCTCATTCATTATTTCACCAGTTTCTGGGTCTTTAACAGCTCATGTAATTACTTCTTCTTTTGTTACGCTTACGTTTGCTAATTCAACTATTCCTTTAATAGCTTTTTTAGCTTGAACAACAACTGTAGCAACGACAATACCTAAAACAGCAACACTTGATAAAGTGTTTAATATTTCAGGTGAAAGTAATACAACTCCAAAGCTATTAGTAATCATATCATTTATAAAAGGTAGCATTGTAAAAGCTACAGAAGTAAGTGCTGCACTTATATAAAATATAATAGCTTTTCCCAAGCCTCTAAATAATTTAGACCAAGAAAATTCTTCTCCTTTGCTTGTATTATGAATAATACCACAAATTGTATTAACTATTACTAGCATACCTAGAACTACTCCTAGTCATCCCATAGTTTTAAGTGTTGACATAATAGCATCTAACATATTTTATCCCTCCTATATTTTTTGTAGAGCATCTGCTTTATAGAATCCAGTTGTACCAGTATTATTTCCTATTTGATAAGGATAAGGTCTGTTTTCTTTATGTCCATGCTCTACATCTCAAATATCTAAAACAGTTCTTACCCAACCAATACCATAAGCAGTATTTGAATCACCATAACTTGAACCATTGCCCGTTCCTATTATTTTAACTTTGTCTCCAATTTGAGGTTTGTTAGGAGTAGGTTCTGGTTTAGGTGGTTCTGTATAAGCAGTAATTGAACTTTCGTTCATCCAACCCAAATCTCCTGTTGTATTATAAGGATGAGCAGCTCCGTCTAATCTTCTTGTGATGTAAGTTTCGGTAGCTCCAACTACTCCATTAGGAGTGGCATCATTAGCTGTTAAATATAAATCCCCACTTACAATTACATGGTCGCCGATTTCAAACTTATAAGTAGGTGTTGGCGTTGGTGTTGGTGGGACTGGTGCTTCTGCAGGTTCCAAATAGCTTGCAGCCATATAACCTACAGCCCCATCACTAACTACTTGTACGTGATAATAATGGTAACCATACTTATCATATCCATCGTTTAAATATTTAACTAAAGTCCCTGTTTCATAAGTTCTTATCTTACCACCATTATCATCTAATAACCATAATGAACCGTTAATTACTTTATAATAATCACTAGGTGTTGGTGCAGGTTGCCCATCAATCCAAGCTTGGACATCCGCTGGTTGATAAATGAAGCATTTAAAGTAATATTGACTTCCCATACCCCATCTTCCATTTGCATTTGTTCTCGTTGAATTCCAGAATATAGCAGTACATCCATATCCAGATTCTGAAGTATAAATACTTCCATCTTCATTAACTCTTTCAACTGTCCCAACATGGCCACATCCTTCAGGACCTCCGCCCCAACAGATAATTGCTCCAACTCTTGGAGTTGAACCCATTGCTAAACCATCTTCAGCAGCTCTTTTATCAAAGTTAGCAGCATTACAATTTAAGTTAGTATAAGTACAACCGGTAGTTCCTCTGGCTGCATTTATGATTTCATTTGTACGTCCACTCGCATATCCAACGCAATTGGCCAATACGTCTGCATGTGGGTCGCATGGGTTCCCTTTAATACAAGTATTCCATCCACCAGAACCAGTTCTAATATAATTTAAGTTATCATATGGTCTACTTGTTCTCATTGTAAAACCTAGAGCCCCAACACCTTCAGGCATTTCTGCATTTTCATTTTCAATAATTGTGTCTGGGTCATTCATTTCTTCAATACTATCTGTATTAAACAAGTATTGAATATTTTCATCATCAATGTCGTCTCTTAAGAATGCTTTAGCTACCATAGTTTGCATTTCTTTTGGAGCTTGTTCAATTCTGGCAATTTTTTCTTGCCATGTAAGTTTTTTATTTTCTTCCATAATAAAATACCTCCTCTTATTTTATCACTATTATATAGTAGATTTTAAAGCTCTCCTTTTAAAACTTTTTCTCACTTATCATAATCACATCTATCTTCATAAGTAACCTTTTTAGGCTTGTGATTAAATATTTTATCAATATCAAGGTCGCTCAAATCTAGATTAAGTAAATAACCATTTTCTCCTTCCTTAACAATATTTAATGCTTCTGGAAAACGAGTTAAGATAACAGGTACTCCTCTTTGTAAAGCTTCAAATGCACTGTAACAAAAACTTTCTGTATCACTAAGTTGCACTAAATAATCGCATCCTTTTATCAACATCTTATTAGCTGTTGATGGAGGAACTATAATAAATTCTGGTATAGATTTTATTTCTCCTAATATTTTAGAGTCTTTAATTTGACTTAATGAACAGCAAACAAATCATATGAAATGTTTATGCTCTTCTTTAAACTTTTTAGCCATCTCTATCATACGCCATATACCTTTTTCTTTTGTAGCTCTTGATAAAGTAATAAAAGTCATGCCGTCTTCATCTTCATAATCATGGTCCAATATATTATATATAACTTCTGGCTCTACTTGGCAAAAAGGTTGTAATCCTTTAGCTGCTGTATCTGAAACACAAATTATTTTATCAACTCTTGCAGGTTTAGACCACTCAAGATTAGCATAATCAGGATGACTAGCTTTCATACCACTTAAATCTGCATGTATCATTTGATATACTTTATCTGCTTTAGCTCTATGTAATATATTACCGCCATCATAATTACCTAAAATTAAAATATCACATTCAAATTGTTTTTGGTTATCAATAACTACATCTGCGTATCTACTTAAATTAGCTAATTGAGCAGGTTCAATCATATTACACATAATAGTAATATTTCTATCACGATACTTCTTTACAAAGTTAAATAAGAAAGTTTCTATACCACCGATATAATATAAATATCCTTGACGAAAGACTACTTTTTTGCCAAGTCTCTTATATTGTTCTGGTTTACGGGAAGAAATGAATTCAACATATTTCGTTTTATTACGATTTTCTCCCATAAGTTCTATTAATCTGTCTATTGTATCAATATCATAAACATCCCCAACTTCTCTCATTTTAACTGGGTCATATTTTGTATCAACAAATCTTCTTACTACTTTTACTGTAAACATTTTCTCTCCTCCTTTATCTTATCCATTCTCTCTCTAATATATAGTATCATAGGGACATAAAAAATAAAGAGAAGACCCCACTATTGGGTCAACTCTATAAATGTACCATCTTCTTGTTTTTGCCATACCCTTGCGTTAGGTGCTATACGATATTCTATTTCCATTTCGGCATTTTGGTCATTAGTTATTTCCGTTTGTCCTTCGCATGAATCCAATAAAATATAAGGTTGTGATGGCACTTTTATCTTATTTTTACGCTCGTAGCAAATAAATACTTTCCCATTATCCATTCAATTTAAAAAACTACCTAAGTCAGGATATCTTGTGGCATCAGCTGATATATAAACCCTTTGGTCTTTTATTTTTATTCTATTAGGTTGCGATAAATCTTCATTAGCTTTAAAATGGGTGCACCATATATCGGTAGAATCGTTTTTAGCATTAGATAAAAATAGACTTATAACAGTAACGACATTATTAGAATAAACATTATCTAATTGCCAATTATCTGTATTTTTAAAACTATCATATATTGTCTTTAAGTAAACATACCCATTTTCATAATAATCTTTAACCCCATTTTGTAAACTACATAAAGGTTGAGGCGAATAAATCAATTCCTTATGATTTATATTTTCTGTCGTATAACATTTTATCTCATAATTCCCTGTAGATGAATTTAATGTTCCTTTTTTGGTGATAGCTTTAGATGAAGTCATAGTAGGAGTACCTGATTGTGTACTTTCTCCATATAATTTAAAGCTCTCTAATGGCATATTAATTCCATCGTTAATTATTATATCTCTACCATAAGCCTTTTTAGTATTTTTAACTAATTCATAACTATACTCTGCACTCAATGGAGCATCGTCTGGTTTACCATTGTAAGCCCATACTTCATAACCATCTTCACCAAGTGAATCCATTCTATGCAAGTCTTCTCTAAAATTCACTTGAGGATATATCTCTTTAAAATTACTCATTAGGCACACCCCCGACATATATCTTTTGCCATATTATATTTTTATCTCTATCATAAGTCTTATAGTAAAATATATTATTATCTATAATAAAATCGACATTTTCAGGAGCTGACTCTACCGTTCCTCAATAAGCGTTATGATTTTCTGCCGTACTAACTATATCATTTCCTCTTGGAAATCTGTGATAAATAGTTGTTCCAGTACCATTACCTTTCTTTATTTCAATCGACTTCATTTCCTCCCTCCTTAAATAAAAATAAGAGGAGAAGGACTCCCATCCTCCTCCATATTATTACATATCTTTTGCATTCATTAAACCAGAAATTTGACTTCCTAAATGGTCGACATATTGACGTACATATTCAGGTTCTTCTTGCATTTTGTTATCAGTAGTATAAGTTATAACTACAGCTCCTATAACATAACCGCTCGTGTTAGTTAATTTGTAAGCATAAAAAGAACGTAATCCTCTCCCTTTAAGTACCTCATATGTTCCTGGGTCTTTTGATTTTACATCTTCTACATTAGATATAAAAGAACCACCGGTTTTATCTATTTCTTCTATAGGATAAGCTAGCATCGCTCTAAATTGACTTTGGAAATCAGATATGACTGGTTTGTAACCTATATTAACACTTTCGTTAGTAACACTGAATTTTAAAAAGGAGATAGAATTCATATCCTTCCCACCATTATGATAACGAGCTACCATAGCACGGCTTGCGCCTAAATCAGTTACTGCAGATTGTAAAAGCATATTAATAGTTTTATCTATTTTCATAGCAACACGGTCTTCTTCTTCTGTTAATACATGCGAATTACCAACGCGTAATTGGTCTAATATAGCTTGGAATAATTTTGTATTTATATCTTCTTGTTTTTGATGATTTCTTAAAATGATATATAAAAATATACCGGCAATAACAGTTAAAACACCTAGTTCTGCTATAGATTGTGCTATTGATAAACCATATTCCATAATTGTACCTCCTCTTTATTTTTCTCTATAATATATAGTAGTATTTTAAAGTATAAACTAAAATTAGGCAGTTGTTTTATTCTCTATTCAAGAGCCTTCAGATTTAGTATAGAATTTCTTACATTGAACCCACGTGCCAGAAGAATTTTTGTACCATACCTTTCCTTTAACTCATGTACCATTAACTTTAACTCATACAACAGCTTGGTCTAATTCCCATACCGCATATAAAATAATATCAACTGTTGGGGTATATACGGCTCCTGGATTATACGTAGGAGTCGTCGCCGTATCGCTAGTGGCGAAACCTTTTAATATATAATTTGTTCTAGTGCATTCTGCTGTAGTTGGTAATGTAACAGAACCATTAGTTGTGGAACTATTCCATTGAGCAGTTAACGTAGTTGTGTTGTCTTCATTAAAGTTAGTTGCTCCACCAGCCCAAGTAGCTCCAGTAGCACTTGATTTCCAATTATTAAAACTATATGTTGTTGTATTGATAGCGGTTTGTGAACTTTTGGTTGTAGACCCTCCGTTTGCATTAAACGTTACGGTATAACCATTAGATGTAGAATTATTACGACTAATAGCAGCCGCAATTGTTAAATTAACTCCATAAGTTTTAGTTTGTGAACTAGGAGTCGAAGAACCCCCATTAGCTGCATAACTAATTGTATAAGTATTAAGTTGCCATACAGCATATAAAGTTCTTGTTGCATCTGGTGTATAGCTTGCACCAGGAGAATAAGTTGCACTTGTTGCACTTGAACTAGTTGACCAACCTAATAAGGTATATCCTGTACGAGTACATTGCGCAGTAGTAGGTAATGTAACTGCGCTATAAGCCCCAGTTGAAGAGCTAAATTGCGCATAAAGAGTTTCAGCTGCACTCGGTGTATATTGAGCACTCGCATTACCTCTATTTGTTCCACCTGACGAAGCAGTCCACCAACCAGTTTGACTGTATGTTACAGTAGCTGTTGAATTTTGACTAGTTTTAGTTGTAGTACCTTGATTAGCATTAAAAGTAACGGTTCTTGTTGACGTAGTACTTGCTTTTGTAGCAGTTGGTAATGTTACTTTACTATAAGTACCAGTACTTGAACTAAATTGTGCATATATTTTTTCACTGGCAGAAGGTGTATATTTAGCTCCTGCAACTCCTCTGTTAGTACCTCCTGATGCAGCAGTCCACCAACCTGTTTGAGAATAAGTAATTGTTGCAGTCGAATTTAAACTTGCAGTTGAACAAGTACCTCCATTAGTCGTCGCATCAAAAGTAACTTTTCTAGTTGCAGTACCATTAGATTTTGATGCAGAAGGCAATGTTACTTGGCTAAATGTTCCAGTGGAACTTCCTCATTGAGAATAAAGAGTTTCTGCTGAACTTGGAGAATAGGAACCTCCGTTATTACATCTTTTAGTACCCCCTGACGTAGCTGTATACCAACCATTAGAACTATAGGTAACTGTTGCGGTTGAGTTTAAGCTACTGGTTGAACAGGTACCACCATTAGTTGTTGCATCAAAAGTAACTTTTCTGGTAGACGTTCCATTCGACCTTGATGCCGAAGGAGTAGTAATACTTGAACTTGTAGAGCTAGACCACTGAGCCGTTAATGTAGTAGTATTATCTTCATTAAAGTTTGTTGCTCCACCAGCCCAAACCTTACTAGTTTTACTTGACTTTCATCCAGTAAAATCATATCTCGTAGTATTAGTTGCTTTTTTAGATGTAGGACTTACACTACCTCCGTTAGCATTAAATGAAATAGTTACTCCATCCGCAGTTGTATTGTTACGGCTAATCGCAGATGCAATTGTTAAATTAACTCCATAATACTTAGTTTGAGTACTAGGCGTTGTATTACCACCATTTGCATTATATGATATCTGCCAATTGTCGTCTCCAACATTTATCGTCCAAGTTCAAGAAGAACCAACGGGGATATACGTACCATCATTAATAGTTGCAACTTCAACAGTAATGGTGACATTTCCATGCAATCCACTTACTGTTAAAGGAGATTCAGCACCACTATTTGAATCACGGAAGGGTGACCAATCCGTAAAATCAGAACCGGAAGGTGCTAAACCTATCCAACGACATTGTTTCCAATACTTAGTTCCATTTACATATATATTACAAGCATTTTCTGCTGCTGAAGAATAAGTATCTCCACCTGCATAGTTATCACGTTTACCCCAACATTTATATATCTTAATAGAGCCCGCACTAGGTATATCATATTCCAATTGAACCATTGACCCTCTTTGAGCGGCCGTACTTGACTGGTTACAACGAGCAGTTCCTGAACGTACTGACATAGGTTATTTCACCTCCTTTAAATTATGATGTTTGAATATAAATATCGCCATTAACACCAGTAGATGCTGATGGTGTAGATGTACCAGTATAAACTACTGGGACTAAAATATTTGCAGTAGCTGCGCTGCCATTAAATGTTGCAACATCACTACCATTTTTTTGTATTGTTAAAGTGCCACTTGTAGCATTAGCAGTACCCGCTGTTGTGGCATAAGAAACTGCAGCCCATTGACCATCACCACGTAAAAATTTAGCTTGGTCTCCTGAGCCTGGAGCAGGAACAACTCCTGCTGTACCAGCAGTACTTGCTGTAGCACCTCCCATAACATTTGCTAATGTAATATAATTAGCATCATTAGTCCAATAACTAACATTTGTAGGTTTGTTTAATACACCAGACCATTCTACATTATCTGCTGTACCTCCACCAGTAGCACTTAATACTCCAGTACCACTATCTATACTTAAACCAGAACCTATTTTAACTCCACCTAAAGTACCATTAACACCTGTACCGGCAATTGGTAATGTATAACCTGTAGTTGAGATTGTGATAGTTCCAGTTGTATCATCACCTTTAGTATAAGTAATAACATTATTATTATTAATTGATAAACCTTTGATATAATTTGTAATATCTAAACCGTTTTTATCACCAGTTGCGACAGTAGCTGTATCAGCATTACCTGTTAAATCACCGGTGATGTCTGCTTTAATGGAAGCAGGTAATTTTAGATTAACAGCTTGAGAACCATCTACAGCCACAGTTACAGCTGTACCAGTTCCATCACTATTAACGATACCTATGTTACGAGAAGTTCCCCAATTCGCTGTAGTAATATTATCACTACCATCAAAACTAGTACCATTAATTGTTTTACTTGCTGCAAGCTTAGTCGCAGTAGCAGCATTACCAGCTACATTACCTACAGTCAGTACATCAGTTCCTGGGTTATATGTAAATTGTGATGCATTAATAGTAGGTATACCATTATTACCACTTTTACCATATCATACTGCTCTATCACTATCTGAGGAAGATGTCTCTATACCTGAATAAGCAAATCCTCCAGCCGTGCTAAAAGTTTTAATACCAGTAATAGTAACATTGCCAGCTTTTTTGACATAAGTGGTATTAATTGCATTACCATCCGAATCATTAGTAGCATTGGTAGCATTAGTTGCAGTAGCTGCATTACCAGTAATATCATCAGCAGCCGTAATAAAACCGCTATCATTCGTTACATCACTTGTTTTTGTAGGAATGCTTAAATTAATAGTTTTATTTGTAGAACCATTAAATGTATCTCCTACTTGTACTCCATTCTTTTGAATTGTTAGTTCTTTTAAAACAACAACTCCAGTAAAACCATTTACTGAATTTACATCAGATGGATTACATAATACATATACACTACCACCCCAACGATATTGTTTGTTTTGATAACTACCTGTAGTCATGATAAGATAAATCTTACCTTTCTCTGGAGTTAAAGCAGTTCCCCCATCTGTAAGTGATAACCATGTGCTAGATAAAGCTGTAGCACCATCTCTAATATATGCTTCAATTACATCATCTACATAACTAGGTAATTGAGAACTAGGCACTTTAGCTTCGCCGTCTAGTGTAGCTACTCCATTGGCTACACCCTTTTGACTTAAAGGCACATAATTACTAAAATTATCGTTTAAAACTTTACCTTGGTAAGCATCTAAAACTCCTTTACCAGCTTGTGAAGTTGTAACATTATTTTGAATTTTATATTTACCATTGTCCATTAATTCTTGCAAAGTGACGCCATTGCTATCTGATACACCGGCTGCACTCGTAAACGGTACGAATGGTTGTCTATCTTCGTCTCTAAGCATTTTAATTGGATATGTTGCCATCGTTATCCCTCCTTTTTTGATTATTTCTCTATATATTTAGTATCTTTCGACACCCTAAAATAAAAAGAGAGGGGAATTATCCTTCCCCTCTTAGTGCTCATTGTCATTAAGCTTTCATTGACCATTAACTTTAATATATAACTTCTTAGCTTTTACCCAAGAACCATTTATTTTTATATAAGTTTTTCCTTTAACCCATTGACCATCTATTTTTCTTCTAATTTTAGCTTGGTCTGCAGGAGTCTTAACAGTTAAAGTCTTTGTCGCTGTAGTATCAGAAGCATTTACACCAGTATGGATAGCTTTCACTTGAACTTTCATATTATATGTAGTTTCTTCATTTAAACCAGTCCAATTATAAGAACTGCTTGATTGATAAGAAGTTCATGTTGAGCCTCCATCTTTACTAAAGCGATATTTTAAAGTCCTACTAGGACTTATAGAAGCACTACAATTAATAGTGCAAGAAAAAGGCAATAAATTACTAACCGTAACACTTGAAATAGTTGGATTAGTTAATAATGTAGAATAATTATATACGGTAGCACTCGTAGTAGTACCACCAGCATTTGTAGCCTTGAATCTAAAATCATAAGTTGTATCAGCAGATAAGCCTGTTATAGTACCAGTATTAACTGCTCCTAGAGTTTTACTTGTCCATGTTGAACTAGAAGGTAACTTATATTCTACAACATAATTTGTCATCGTTGTACCAGTAGCACTTAATCTAACTGAAATTGAGTTAGTAGTACTAGCAGTTCTTTCCATTGACAAATTTGTTGGAGCATCTCAAGCAGTTTGAAACACTACAGTTTTTTGTGCTGCTCCCTGAGAAGTTGTTCAGGGTCCTGTTGTATTATTAGGAGTTACTCCACTAACACTCGCTAAATGCATGTATTGACCCGGAGTAAAATTCCTAAATGCGAAAGGCCTTTCTATATAATAACTTGAGGCCGGCTCATTAGAAACACGAGTATAACTACTTCCACCATTACTAGAAAATTCTACAGAACCGGCTGTCCCAGTGCTATATGGTTCACTACCATCTGGAGCAAGTATTTTTAGATTAAAACCATAACTTTGACGACTAGCGCTTAATGTAGTATCAACATTACTTGTTACACTTGAATTATAATAATGAACTACATTGTAAATATTGTTATCTGGTCCACTAGCATTACCGTATTTTCAGTATTCTACCGAACTGCCATGAGCCACTTGCTCATTTACTCATACTCAAGGAGTCCCATAATTACCATAACAATCCATGTTTTTGATTGATAGCTTAACTGTTTTCTTAGGTAACTCATCTGTACTAATATCTGCATAACCAGAAGCGCTGGCTGTTTTTCATTCCCCAGTACTTCAATTAGTATAACCACAAGTCCAACTTCCGTCTACTCTATACGAAGTCTTTGGTGACAAATTAGAAAAAGTTGCTGTACCTATATGCGTAGAATTTGGACCATAAAAAGTCATACCTTGAATACTACCTGATTGAGTTTGCCCATTACAAGTAATAGACCAGCTACCATTATTAATTCCTATTAAGTCCCAACCAGAGCTACTACCTCCAGCATAAATATAAATAGTAAGAGAGCTACTAGTAGAGCTACCTTTTGCAACCGAACATGTCCATCCCATAAGTTATCTCGCCTCCTATTAACTCTCTATTAAAATATATAAATCTCCATCTTTACTACCAGAGACAGTAGTTGGTGCTGAAGTACCATAATATGTATTAACACCCTCTGCAGCAATTTGAGCAGAAGTGTTTGTTCTAATTTTTGAAGCAGTCCATAATACTTGGTTAGATGTACCGCTATCATTTACTGTATAAGTATTTTGTAATTTATTAGCAGTTAAAGCAACATCAGCACTATCTGCACGAGCTGCATATTTAACTCTTTTTTCTATTGTATTATCAACATAATCTGACACTAACATGTAATTATTTAATGATACTGAAGCAAATTGTAATTTATAGTTATCTGAACTATCTTTTCCTAATGTAATCATTTTACCTAAGTTAGCTTCATTATATGTTACTTCAGTGTCGGCTAAATTAGCAAAACTTGTAGCTCCACTACCGGCGACAGCTGCATTAATTGTAGCTCTACCATCAGTAACAGTGACTGTTAAGTTATCACCAAAATTCCATTCGTTAATCTTGTTCCAGTCTGTTTTTGCTACAAATGATAACCAATAATCAGTTTCAACTGCACTACCAGCTACAGCCGTAATAGTTAAATCCTCTTCTGTACTACTAGAAGGTAATTTATAAGTTAAAGTATCTAAACTAGGAGTATAAGTTAATATAGTATTTGCTACCATTGAAGAAGTGGCAGTAAATTTATACGAATTATTATTATAAGTAAAATAATAAATGTGTGCTGTTAAACCTCCAGATGGAACTGTATATTGATATTTAATTGCACTTGTATCTTGAGTTGTTCCTCCACTAATATAAGGTCCTTGTGTTCCACTATTATAAACCTTATGGTAATGATTTTTAACTAAATCATAAACATTGGTTCCTAAAACAGTTTCTTCATTGCCTGCTGTATAAGTTACTTTACCATCTGCTAGATGTCTTAATGTAATACTTCTATCAATTGGTGTAAAAGTAACTTGGTCTACGTCCGAATATCCCGATGCATCTTCAGTAGATACATAAACTGGTAAATCAAATACTCCTTTATCTCCATTTGAATTAGTACCATAATATTGGTCTGCAGTAGCATGGTCTAATACAGATAAATGGTCTGCTATTAATGCCCTATCTACTGCACCTGCATATAAATCAGGTCTAGCAGTTGCATTAACAGCGAATTCACTTCTTAGTAAGAATTGATTTGGGTCTGTTTGACCTACACATTCAATTGTTGCCACTCTGTTCGATGTATCAACATTTACGTTAGCACCAAAGGTATAGAATTTTAATGCTGTTACATCACCTAAATTAGTTGTTTCACCTGGGTTAGAACTACTTCCACCTATAGTTTGAATACTAATATCTTCTAATTTTCTAGACAACTCATTAATAGTATTATCAGGTAATCTATCTGAACGTATACGTCTTTCTTCGTCTGGAGTAACAAATACTCTTTGTGTACCGTTTAATAACTTAATATCATCAGTTGATAAATTATGAGGATTAACAACTGTATGTGCTGAAGCAGAATCATTAGCTGAAATAGTATTCATATGGTTTTTAGAAGCAACTACATCAGTATTTTGACTAACTCTTTCTTGTGTGAACCATAAATTAGTTGCACCACCTAAACCATCACCTTCGTTTATATCTCCTGTCATTAAGACTACGGTCTTGGCTTCATTATTATTTGTATTATCACCAAGTCTATAACCATTAATAGAAGTATTTTTATGTACCTTATATTTCTCTACATATTGTATTCTACTTTCATGGTCTGCTACTTGTAAATCTATATTATCTAATCTATCTTCAGCATGGAACAATCTATATCTTATGCTTTGTTCGTATCTTTGTTTATTACTATTATCTGTTGACCATACTTCTTTTTCTAAGTCTCTTAATCTATCTCTAATATAGGTTAAATCATTATCATCTGCTAACTTATAACCAGAAGTTACTGTATTATATGTACGTAATTCATTTATTGTTTTGGTAACATTAGTTGTTATATTATCAGTAATATATTTTTTAGTATCACTATAAAGCTCTCTTGTTACATGAGAAGGTAAAAAATCTAAACTATATAAACCTTGATAATTTTCATTTTGTAAATCAAATAAATCGAAACGTACCATAGCTGGACTTGCGTCAGCTGCATCACCACTATATAATTTAAAAGCAGTGTCAGCGAATTCTGGACTAATAGTACCTACTTGACTAATGCGTCCTAAAGTTAAAAATCTACAACAATTTGCATCATCAGTTGTAAAAGTTTCAACACCTTCAGCCTTACCTAAAACAATACGAGTTGCTTCAACATAAGGAAATTCTATATCTATACCAAAAGTATCATTTATATTTGATAAAGCATCTGTCATAGAATTATATACTTGTGTACCATAAATAATAATATTTTCTCCATTAGGAGTAACTAAATGTTGTTGAATTGTAAAATGTCCATCTGGGACTGCCTTTAATTCAGTACCATCCCAATATAAATTGTAAAGCAATGTACTTGTAACAATCAAATCTTTGGCTAAACCATTATCTGGTATCATATATACAAAATAAGGACAAGGTGATTGCTCGTCATAATGTTTTAAGTTAAAATCACAGCCATTATCTGTATCTGCTGGGAAATTATCTGTTAATCCAATTGTATAATTAATACCTTCATCATAATAATAACCTGGACGTCTAGCGGCATTAGCGGTATTCATACCAGCTGTAACTAAGTTCATACCTATAGCTTGTCCGCCATTAACCATAAAACTACCTCTATCAGCAGTATAAGCTATATCAGGTAAAGTGTATAAGCAAGTACCCATTACCGTACTACCTAATTTATTTTCTATAATTTTATTAGTATTATCAACTAAGAAAGTACCAATAAAAATATGATTTGTATCATCTGTTGCAGGCATTCCTGGAATTATACTATAAGCACCAGTATAATCAGTAAATATTGAATAAGCACCAGCTCCTGATACTGATGATACTATATTAAGTGTAGTCGCATCTATTTTATACATACCTTTTAAATAACGACCATCACCCTCTTTGTTTTTGAAATAAACTAACATTGCTGGCATGTTAATAATTTGTCTTGTATCGTCTGCTAATGTCATAGGTCCTTCTAACACTACGGCTCCCGAATTTAAGAAACCTTGTCTAAATGTTTGACCAATATCCATTATTTTATGCCATTTATCATCAGTTTTTGAATAACGATAAAATTCACCACTTGACACTACATAACAAACTTGTCCATCTAGTGGGTCTGGTACTGCATACATGTCAGTAATTGTACTTACAACCCCGTTCTCCTCAGGGAACACTAAGTTTGTATTAGCCATACTGATGGCATTTAATAATCTTCTAAAGTTCTCATTAAGTGGAGAGGAAGTTATAGGACCACCTATTCTAATAAAATCTTGCATCTTAGTGCACCTCCTATAAATATCTTGGTTGTAGTTCAGCGCTTAATTTAAACGCCCCTACACTAGAACCCCTATTTGTAGTTCCATTTGTACTTCTATAATTTATATTTTGACCAGTTGTTATAGTTAAAACATCTAGGTCTACTATGGTAGCTCCAAACATTCTATATACTGTTGTATAGTTACCATATTTATCTCTAAAATCATCTTTACTAGAAAAATAATTTGTTTCCTTTCATTCTCCTGGACCTCCAGCGCTTTTTAATACTCAAACATACCATTGGTCATCCTTAACACAGACATCTCCTTCGTTAGCTGAAGAAGGTAAGTTTCCATTATTTATTTCTATATAATTAAAAGCAAAACCAGCGGGTCTAGTCACAACTCCACTACTTATAGTAGGAGCTGGTATATCAGCAGTATAGGTATTACTATCTAATATTAATGTATTATTTTCTAAATCTACCGATTGAATTTTACTACCTCCATTACCATTACAACAAAAATATTGTCCTAGCATATCATTATTTACTTTTAAAATTAGAGGATTTATAGAAACAACATTATTTTCTATATAAAAACTATCATACTCTATTAAATCAGTATTTTCCATATCTCTAACCCAAGTCTCTGGGATTTCTATTACACTACGATATGGATTTATACTCATTGCCGTTCCACTAAAACGACCATAATAAATATCACCGTTTTCGTCTTGTAGTATTTGACCTACTGTATCTACAATAATATCACCTGAACAATTACTTAAATCTATTACTGTAGAGCTTCCTGTATGTGCATTATTAAATTGAATATAACTATGATTAGCAAATGTTCCAGTATGCTCTATTAAATACTTAGGTGATGATGAAGCACTACCTGGATTATACATTGGTATTAAATATTTATTTGCATTTGCTGGTATATCTCATTCGCATTTAGGACTCATATCTTTATATAAAAGACCACTATTGTAATAATAATCAACTCCATAGATAGTTCTAGCATCATAGATTAAATCATCTCTATAATATGCTAAACCATAACCATATGCTGAACCAACCGTTTCAAACGTTACTGTAAAATTACCAGTATAAACTGCATCTCCTTCGGCATAATCACCTAAAAAAGAATGTTGAGGCGTCTGAATAGTAGTTAATGGATAAGCTCCTAAAGTTGAAATACTAGCGACTTTAACCAAATAATATTTATAAGGTTGGTCTGATAAAACTAATCTTCCGACTTTACGAGGGCTTAACCAAGCTCTCATTCTATCATATTCAGAAGAAACAAGGTCGTGACAAAAACAAGTAAATTGAAATTGTTGACCAGTTATTTGTGTACCATAATAATATTTACCATCATATGCTGGTACTTCTAATTTATTATCTGAAAATGTTGGCTCAATATTAAATGTATATACTGCTCCACTAGTGATATTATAAATACCCATATTAGCGCAATCTTTGCCATCAAAAATAAATGTAGAAAATAACTCGCCAGCTTTAACTGCTCTTATTGCCATACTTTTCCCTCCTATTTCTTTAATCTCTCTAACAATTAGTAGTTAGAAAAGAATAAAAATAAAAAGACGAGGAGCTCATGCTCCCCGTTCTATAATGTATTTTTAAAACTATTTATTTTAATACCTGTTTGGTTACCAATCTCTTTAAACTTGTTAACAAATGCATCGAATGCTTTTTCTCCATCTTCTACAGAAGACATCGAATCAACATTGAATGAAATATTATCAATAGAAACTGAACTTGCACTATTTCCTGCAATATTATTAGTACATACTTTATCTAAAACATCTACAAATTTAATAAAATGTTTAGTTTGTAATGCACTTAATACCATCTCTGGATTTTGTGGAGAACCGTCTAACCAACTAGGACCTGTATAATTAACTAAGCCGCCATTAGCATGATGTGGCATACTATAAGGATTAACAGGTAAATTAATACCAGTATTTGAACTAAAAGCATTAGTGTAAGTTGGTAGAATTGAAGTTGATTGTACAGCTTTCCACATTGCTTTAACCGTTTCATTTTGTGTAGGTTTATAAGTATAACTTCCCATAGTACAAATACCCAAAGAAGGTATATCCCAACCAGTAAAGGTATATCCACTTCTTGTTAGAGAAGGTAAAGTAAGACTTTCACCTTTTTTAACATATTTAACCTGACAACTACCCATGCCAGTGTCTAACTGTATAGTATAAGTTATATTATCACTACTACTATTGCCAGCTCCGGTGCTAGAATAAGTAGAAGTATTGTCTGCTGTTCTATATCCTCCACCTACTTGAGAAACTGCTGAGCTAACAGCCTTAGAAATAGCACTACTAGTATCGCTTTGCCAACTTTTAATAGTCTGAATAATTTCTTTACTGTTTTTACTCATGCTATTTGTTAGGCTAGTATCTAATTTTTCAATTTGGTTTCTGGTTTCACCAATATTTTCATATATATCGAATATTGATTTTCCACCTTCTAAACCAGACATATAAGTTTGATAATTAGTATTCCATTCATCTAATAACTGCTTACGTTGTATCTCGGAAGATGTATTTCATTCATCAGTTTGTCGTAATAGTTCTGTTAAACGAGTGTCATCTTGCATAACAGATTCATCTAATCAGCCGAATAACCAATCCATATTATCTCATAATTGGTCAAACTCTTCTTGTAAAGCCTTTTGTTCTTTATCAAGCTTATCTGTTATATCATCAAGCATTTTACTATATTTATCTTCTGCTATATCTTCTAATTTGTCTTCTATGTCTTTTTGTGCTTTAATAAATTCTATATCTGAAGCCCCAGAAGTATCCATCATTGCTCTTTGTAAATTAGTTTGTAAACCAGATACAGCTTTAGCATTTTCTTGGTCTTTTCTAGCTTCTTCACGAGCTTTACGTAAATCTTCTATAGCTTCTTTTTCTTTGTCTATGGCTTCTAATTTAGTATCTAATATTTTTTGGTAGATTTCTTTAACAGCATTTGCTGCCTTATTTTCCATATCAACATATTTATCTACCATTTCTTGCTCTAAATCAATAACTTTCTTTAAGTAAGCTATATATTTGTCAAAGTCATCTTGTAATTCTTTAAACATATCTGTATAAGTATTATATACATCATCTGCTTTTTGTTTTAAAGTAACTTCTCCATCAGCTGCCTGGTCTTGAAGATTTATATATTTTTCCCAATTTATAATAATTTGACCATATTTATCAAAATCAAAAACTCCTTCTAAACCTTCTACTGTATTAATAAAATCTTTATATCCATTAGTAAATTGTTTTTGTTCATTTACTAGGAATTCATATTGGTTCATTAATTCTTTATTATAGCTTAATCTTTCTTGTAATAGTTTACCATATTTTTCACCCTGAGAAACATCAGCGTAAGTATCCAATGTACTCAATCTATGTTCTAATACTTCAATACGATTTAATATATTATATATTTCTTTAAGCTGACCAATATATGTTTCAATCTTTCCACTGTCAGCTTTACCACTACCAAGTTTGCCTAAATCAGAATTATATAAGTTTTCAAGGAATATCATCTGTGCTTCTACATTTTTCTTTTGAGCTTCTAGACTAGCTCTAGTATTTGATAAACCTTGATTATATTTCCTTAGCGCAGCTGCAGCCTGTTCACGTTGTTCTGTTGTTAATATTTGTTCTTCGTCAAATCCAGTAGAATCTAAAGCTGTTCCACCTTGCCATTTTATTTTTTCTCTAGCTTTCCATACTTCATTTTTTAATTGACCTATGCTAGTAAATTGTCCTGTTAATAATTTATTAAATGCTTCACCAACTGCAGCAACACCGTCTATAGTTTGTGTAGCCCATTGAGCAGAACCTTCTGCCATGTGGTCATATGTTATTGCTAAAGCTTGGTCAACCTTAGATTGATTTTTTCCATATTCTATATTTGCTAGACTTTTTGCTTTAGATAATGTAACTTCTGTTTGTGTACTATCGGTTAAATAATCAATAGTAGCCTTATTAGCATTTATTTCTGCATCATAAAAAGCTATTTCAGCATCTAGTTCAGCATTTTTAACTTTTAATTTATCAATAGTTTGAGCAATTTGAGCTTTAGTAGCAATCTCTTGTATATCTTGTAATGACTTGATTGCATCCCCTTGTGCAGTAATAAGACCTTTGCTTGCATCAAAACCTAAATTTAAGTTATCTAATGCTTCGGTATACTTAGTTAAACTAGTAGGGTCTAATTTTGTTATATCTATACTATCTAACACTTCTGTTAAACTAGTAAATTCATCTAAAGTCCAAGCACCATTTTCTGCTAATGATTTAGCTAAATCATTTAATGTTCTTAATTTTTCAGAAGCATTATCTAATTCTTTTGATAAATCTCCCCATGAAATAGCAGCACTATAACCTAATGATTTAAAAGCTTTTTCTTGTATATCTCTAGCTTGCTCAATTAATTTATCTCCTTTAATTGTTCCGTTATCAATACCTTCTTGAATTGCATCATATAATGCTCTAACGCCTTCTTCTCCACTCATTTCAAATGCTGCTTCAATTTGAGACATTCGACCTTTTAATGCTGAAAAGATTTCTTCGTTACCAGCATCAAATAAACCGAAATTATCTAATTGAGATGCAGTATCTGGCTTCATTTGGCGGATAACATCTCGCATATCTTCTAATATTCTTAACTTTTCTTGTAGCTCTTCTTTTTTTCCGAAAATAGCGAATTTTGATGCCTTCTCTGTATCATCAATACGAGTACCAATATTTTCTATAGCTTGACGAACATTTAATTGACTACCTTGATACATACTATCAAACATAGCATTACGCATTGCTTCTATATCTTCTTTAGAAGCTTTTGTTTGTTGTTGGAATTTCTTTAAATACGCCTCTACTTTGTCTTCCATTTCTCCGTAAGTTTTTTCAGTAGTTTCTGTTCCTAACTTATCTGTTTCAATAAACAAATCTTCTAAATACTTGCCGTATTTTTCTTTATACTTTTCATACTTCTCTTCTAAAGCAGTACCATAATCAAACTTTTCCAATTCTTTTTTAGACATGTTGTCTACATCAGCTTGGACAGCATCTTTAGCTCTATCTTTAATCGCATTTTGGAATGTACGCTTAGTATTTGTTGATGCTAGTATTTTACCAGTTTCGTCTACAGTATTTTCATTTATGGTATCGTTTAAATCGCCCATAAATGACATATACATATCTTTATATTCTTCAAAATGTTTCTTTAAATTTTCCTTTGCTTCTTTTAAATGTTTTTCTTGAGATTTTTTATACAAATAACTTCCAAGAATAGGTGAGAAAAGTGGACCAGCTAAATTACTTGCAACACCTATTCCTAGGCTTTCCCAGAAACCGGTTTTAGCAGTTTTTTTAGTCATTTTTTGTTGTGCCTTTACTATTTCGTCTTTTTGTTTTTCTCGCTCCTCTTTTTGTTCTTTTAAGTATTCTTCATATTCTTCTCTATTTATAATTTTATTGCCATATCTATCTGTTAAAACATCCAAATCAGCAGCATCTGCCATTTGTTGAATTAAATCGTTAAGTTCTTCTTGCTCATCTGCAGTTTTCGCTATTTTATTACTTAATTTATCATAACGGTCTAATAAACTTTCAGCTGCCCTTATTCCTACATTTAAAGCTTCGAAACCTTCAGCTAAATCTCCTACAGCTTCATTACATTCCTCTAAAGCTTTTTTATTCTTACCAAATTCAGAAATCATAGATTTAACAAGAGCTGTTACTGCAGTTACTGCTAAAGCTATTGCTTGTAATATAAGTCCTATAGGGGTTGCTTCTATAGCAGCATTAGCAGCCTGTATAGCGACAACTATGGCAGCTAGTGCAGCAGTTATACCAATAACCGCTTGACCCATACTATCATCTAAAGCATCAAAAGCTCCTACAATAGTAATTACTATTCCTACTACACCAGTAGCTAACTGAGCAGTAGCTTGAGCTGATTCCATAGCTAATTTTTTCTCTTCTGCTGTAACCTGTCTTACTCCCTTAGCATATTGTTCATGAGCTTGCTCTGCTTGAGCTAATTCTATTTTATATTGTTCAAGTTGCGCCCTGCTTTCCGCTATAGCTGCAGTTAATTGTTGTTGTGTAGATACGTCTTCAGGTTTTGCTGCAGCCAATTTAGCTGTATTACTTGCTATAGAATCTTCTGTAGCAGAAATTTTTGATTTTAAATCTTTAATTTTAGAAGCTTGCTTAGTCATTTTTAAATATTGACTATATGCTTTGATATTATCTTTAAAAGCTAAAGTAGAACTTTTTAAAGTCTTTATACTATTCTTCCATTTATCAGTTTGAGCCATTAAAGCAGACCCTAAATTTGCTATCTTATCTTTTAACTTAATAACTACAGCGGCCAAAGCTCCAACTACTAGAATTGCCCTAGCCCCATCGTCACTAAGAGTGTCCATAACTTTTGTTAAAGTATTTAAAATACCAATAAACATATCTGAATTAGTTAATGTCGCTAAGAATTTTTGCCAACTATTAACTAATTTTTGGATAGAAGCATCCAAACTATTCATAGCTTTGGCGTGCATTAATGTTTGCATTCCAGCACTGTCTTGAGATACTTTAGATAATTCTAGCGCTCTGTCCCAGTTTTGCATTAATGAAATAAAACGAGATTGTTGACGAGTACCAGCAATAACTGTTCCTAGGTATGCTTGGGTATTTCTATCTAATGAATTCCACTTAGGTCCCAATTCTTCTAATACTTCTTCCAAATCTCTTAATTGGTTATTATCATCTCTTAAAGCAATACCAACAGATTTTAATGCTTTTTCTACAGCGTTTACATCTGCATCTCCATCTTCACTAGTACCAGCTTCTTTTATTTGTTGGAATCTAGCCATGATTGTTTTCATTGAAGTACCTATGTTTTCTGGGGCTTCACGTGTTACTTCTATCATTGTTGCTAAATACCCTAAATAATTATCCATACTAATACCAGCTTGATTAGCTTGAGAAGCACCTTTTTCAAATGCTGTTGATAATTCATTAATACTAGCAGCTGATTTTGCAGCTACGGCATTAAATTTATCGGCTACGTCTATAGCTCCTTCTACACCTACACGATATCCATTAACAGCTGCGGTTAACTTATCTGCAGCATCTGCAACGGTAATACCAGCTACTTTGGCAAATTGGGCTGTAACTTCAGTCATTTCTAATACTTCTTCTTTTCCTAAACCTTGTTGGAAGAAAATAACCGATGCTTGAGCTATATCATCTATTGCCATACCAGTTTGTCTAGATAATCGAATAAAGTCACTTGTCAAATTTTGAGTTTGTTTTCTACTTAAATTAGATACTACAGAAATTTCAGTTAAGGCTTTATCTAAAGACTTATAGAAATTAAATGATGCTGTTGCTAATTGTTTTAACTCACGGACAACCCATCCCGCACTAAATACAACACCAAATTCCGCTAATACTTCTTTAAAAGAACGTGAAGCATCTTCTAATGCTTTCATATTATTATCTTGCTCATTTAAACTTTCTTCTGCCGCAGTTTCCATAGCTTTGTATGCGCTTGTAATTTCTTTTAAAACTTCTAATAAAGAAGTGGCGTTTATAGTAGATTCTTTGAATTCATCTGGACCAATAACATTAGTTTGAACCTTTTGTATATTGGCATTAATTTCGCTCATCGCTGCTGCAATTTCTTCTTTAGTACCCTTCTGTAAACCAGCTTTACTTATTTTTTTACTTAATGCTGCATCTATCGCATCAATTTGTTTTTGAAGTTGTGCCAATTGCTCTATCTTAGGAGCCATACTAGCTAACCAACTAACATCTCTGCTATTTAATTTATTGCCATCATTTTTTTGCTTACTTAAACGTCCATAACGTTGAAGAGTATCTCCCAAATCATTACTACTAGTTCTTTTGCCCATAATACCAGAAACTTGTTGTAATACATTGGCTCTATTATCTTTTAAAGCGCTGATATCATTAGCCGCTTTTTTTAGTCTATTTAATTCTCTAGTTAAATTAGCTAATCCCTCTATACCATCTTGATTTGCCTTAGAGCTAAAGCTATTACGCATACTAGTTTTAAAATTATTAATTTGTTGCTGTGTAGCTTTTAACTCAGATTCGAATCCTCCTAAAACTGATTTAATTTGTTTAGAAGAAGTACCTGGCTGAGATATGGTTTTTATCATGTCTTTGTAATTATTAATGAAAGTCTTTAATCCTTTTTCTAAATCATTAATATATGACATGCTTTTAGAGTTAGACCCACCAAAATCTAATTTTAATTTAGATAAATTAGACTGCATTTGTTTTACCAAAGAGTCTACATTTGATGTAAAATTAATATTATACGTTATTTTTTTGTCTCCTCGCATTCCCTATTCACCTCTCTCTTCAACAAAAAAAATCAGCCTAGGCTGATTTATCTTCTTTGTTATTATTGTTGTTATCTTTTATAAACTTATTAACTAAATCTTGTAATTTATCATTTACCTCTGCTATTTGTTCTTGCTTAGCTTCTTCTGTAGCTGCAACTCTTTCTTTTGTAGCTGAATCTTTAAGAGCTGTTGCTGATAAAATTATATCTGATATTACATTAGTATCCATACTACCTAATTCTTTTAAAACTTTTTTAATAGCAAAAATAAATTTACCAGAAATTTCTATATCTCTTTCTTTATAATTATAGACATCTTCTACGATATCATATAAATATTCTTTATTATCTTTTAATAATTTATCTATAAAAGGTTCAATAATATTCTTACTAAAATCTATACTAGACATTTCAGAGTTATTGTATAAATCTATAACATCTTCATTACAAGCATTAGATGCCACTGCTATCATCGCTATAGTTGTTATTCCTGCAGTTGTAAAATTTTCCTCTTCTCCTAATAAAGCAATTGTATCTAATACTATTTGATATTTTTGAGCATTAGAACTTAAATCATATCCTTCTTTTAATGTTAATTCCATATCTATTTCCCTCCTTTGGTTTTATTGCCATATCACAGGCTATATTTATTTTCCCATAATCCTTGTATCAAACTAATCTTTTTACGCTCCCAACCTTTAGAACTTACTTCTTGTAAAAAAGCTCCATAGTCTTCAACTCCAGTAGATTCTAATTTAGTTGGCGTTAATATAGGATTACTATAATTACGTAATTGCAATCACTTTTCTAGTCCATTCGTATCAGTAGTCTTCTCAGTAGTTTTCCTAATAAAATCACTAAATAACAAAATTTTTTCTCCGTCTTCTATAAAAGGGAAGAACTCTTTGTATTTATTTAATAAAAAATCATTACACTGTTGTTCCACAACCTCCTCAACAATATGAAAAACTATCTCTTTTTTATTTTTATCAACGCTAAACCAAATTGAATCTAAAATTGGTTTTATATATTGACTTTCTAACGTTCCTATTTTAAAAATTTCGATATAGTTCTTAACTTCTGAACGTACTTGTCTTCTGTTATTAACAGAAGGTAACTTAATTGCTATATCTAATTTTCCTTCAGAATAAGCACCTCTGTTAAATTCATGTGTATTAATTGTTACAGAATCTGGGTCCAATTTTTTAGCTCAAGCATGTCTTCTAATTGTTACTAATAGTTCTTTCTTTAAACCCTCAATCTGATTAGGAGAAAGTACTTTTTTATTATTAGAAAATTGCCCTGTGCTTAATGTTTCAATTAAGGATTGTATACCCAAATCCTCCATTATTTCTAAACCATATCCTTTTTTATAAATTACATCTTTCAAAGAATTAGTTAAATCTTGCCAATCTATGTCATCAGGCTCCAATTGGTATCCTTGAAGCGAAAGCATTTGCCTTAACTCTTCCTTCCAATTTTCATTATTTTGAGTAATCTTAGTTTTAGGTAATTTATTTAACTCTCTTAATTCATGATATATATCTTTTTCATGTTGTTCTACTCTAGGCAAAATGGTAGTTAAAATATATGGTGCATATTCATGAACAATTTCATATCCATTCATTAATCAACCACCACCTTAATTACATAATCTTCTGGACGAATCTGCATTTTTTTTAATTGGTAATAATTAAAATATCTTTTATCTCCTACTGGTTGATATTGACCTGGTCGTTTACCATTCATATATTCTTCAGATTTTTTAACAGATTTAACGTTTATCGCCTCTTCATAATAATTCATTGGATTGGCTCCATACGGTAATTCATATTCATATAATATACCATTGGCCCCCAATCTTCTAACACTTAATGTTCTATCTATTTTAGCATTTCAATCATTTATAGTTCATTTACCCATATTAAATCACCACTATGGTTGCTATATCTTTATTTAATTCTTCACCCGTAGCTATAGATTTTACACGTATAGGTGTAAATGATGCTTTACTACTATCATTAATTGATAATACCATGTCAGTATCAATCTGAACTTTATCACAATGAATATAAACCGTATGTTTATCATCATTTTTTAAATCTACAGCATCTATGTAAATATCCATAGCAGCAAATATATTATTATGAACTTGCTTTACTTTTGTAATAGAAGAAGCCTCTATTAAATAATTATAAGTAACAAAATATTTGTCACCTTCTTTAGCATTAAAAACATGTAAGAACCATTGTCTTGGTTCATTATCAGAAACACATAATTCATATTCATCTACATTTAATAAAGTGTTTTCATTATCCTCAACTTTATAAACATAAAACTTATCATTACCTGGAGATAATTCAGGTTTGGCTGTAAGTTTAGAATATCCTTGTTTATCAGTTTCTAAATACTCATTTCCTCTTATTTTAGTATTTCCTGGCTCCTCATCATTTAACCCGTATATATAACTTCATAAAGCATATAATACAGAGCCTTCATTAATTATAAAATCTATATGATTTGTTATCCCAGCCGTGCCAATATGACCTTGAGCATCTTGTGCTGTTACAGGTTTAGAAACAAATGATAAATTAGATAACGCTGGATTGTTTATAATCATTATAGGCTCTCCAACCTCAAAATCACCATACTCTATACCTTTTTCTTGAGGATTAACTCTATTTTGTCTTATAACAGCCCCCTCAGGTTTACTTAAAATAATTTGAGAAACTTCTTGCATTCTTAATTGTTCTAACATATCATCGTCCCTCCTCTAAAATTATAGTAGTAGAAAAGTTCCTTTTCTTCACTTTCCATTCTACTAACACTATATTATCATAAAATAGTACTTTTGTCAAGTAAAAATTGCAAAAAAAATAAGAGAGAAGATTTCTCTTCTCTCTAGTTATTATTACATACTAGCTGGGTCAACTGGGTCGTAGTTTTCATCTAATGGATAAACTTTTCCAGTGTCAGTTAAATGTCCATCAACAGAGTCAACTGTAACTTCTTTAGCTGGTACACGTTTAAATGAACCATCATATTGTCCGTAAGTTTCGTCTCCAGATTTTCCTTCTTGACGTAATTGTCTGAATTTAATCATTTGTCCTTCGTCATCTCTTAAAGCTTTTCCTTTGAATGAGAATACTACAGCTTCTGTAGCAGCATTTAAGTTAAATGAGAATGAACTGTCAAGTTTTAATTTAGGAATTTCAATTTGGAAGATGTCATTTAATCCAGTATATTGGTTAAATAATAATGTATCACCAATAAATTTGTATGTTCCAGCAAATTTATCAGCTAAAACTGTGATTTCAGTTAATTCTTCAGTTTTTGTTGGGAATCCCATTTCATATTCATAGAATACTCTGAAAGTAGCATCTCCAACGATGCTGTCTTCTTTGTAGTTATGGAAATCACTAAATGAAATAGTATCAGTTTCTTCTTCTAGAGCATTTTCAGTTCTAGTAGCAGTTGATAAAATACCATTTATCATTTCAGCAATATAAACATAAGAACCTTTACGAGCTTTTCTACCTAATACGATAGTTTGTGCACCATCAGCTACGTGTACTAATTCACTTTCCATCATAACGATTTTTTCTTCATTAGTACCTTCTCTTAATTCACCACCAGTTAATACTGCTAATGAACTCATAGTCATAATAGCGTCATCAAATTGAACATTGATAGCTTTAGAGTGAGATACAGAAGCTAATGTTGGGTTACCTTTACCACCTTGGATATCAGTAACTTCAGCAGTACCTTCAAGAGTAGTAACTTTTAATGTATCGAAATACATTACTGGATATTTAGTAACTAAATCGTATAATGTAACATCACAAACAGTAACTGAAGCATATTTTCTTCCTTGAATATCTAACATCTTATATACCTCCTAAGTTATTGTTAATCTAGCCAAAATTTATTAGTATCTTGGCCATCTTCAGAACTTATGTATGGACTTAATTGAGTCCTTAATTCAAAAGATTGAATATCTACATATTTCTGTAGGAGCATATTAAATTGTAGCATGGTCATATTATACACTTGCTCAAATGTATAGCCTCCGACAGCAACCAAGCCTAGAATCTTATTACCTAAATAATCTTCAGGTTTTTTATTAGGATTCTTTGTTTCTTCTATTTTCTGCTCGCTCATTTTCATCTTGCGAATCATTTCGCGCTCGCGCTCAGACATATGTTCATTTTCATGATATTGTCCGCCTTCTTCTGAAGCACTTGAATCAGGCAATGAACGTTCACATATCTCTTTCATAAGAAAATAGAAAGTATTGTCTAGAATTATTCCAGACTCCCTCTCCCCTATATATATAGTGCCACTAACATCAAAAAACTCTACTTTTGACTTTAAAAAAGTTTCACATGATAATTTTAATTGTTTTTTTAATATAGGACTTGACATAATATAAAGTTTTCATACTTCATAATCATCTAAGGTCTTACTCATATCTGTTTCTTGATTAATTATATCGCTTCTTTTTAGAAGTCATAAATTAATCAATGCCCAATATGTGTATTCCCCCATATCCACAATTTCTTGCAATGTGGGTTGATAATAATATATATCTTGTGTAATTAGTATTGGTTTACCACTTAAAACTTTTGCTAAACTAATCATCTATTACAGCTTCATATATCATTCTATATCCTAGTAAAATGTCTGATAATTGAGCATTTACTATACTAACACAACGATATTTTACTCCTCCAGTTTGAGTTAATTCATATTTCATTAAATTACTAATTACATGAGCTATATTTAAAGGTCTAATACCTTCATTTATAATCCATTGATTTCCTGGAGTAAAAATATCTATTGCTATACTTGGATGAAGGGTATCTGTTTTTGCAGATTCCTCAGCTGATATCAAAGATATAACAACTATACTTCCTTCATCTTCATCAAAAGGTAGAAGAGGCACTCTTGATATTTGAGTATCTCTTAAATCTTTTGTAACGTCTTCTTTTCTTTCTAAAGGTTTTTTATCAGTATATACCAATAATTTCTTTAATTCTTGGCAATTATTAAATACTGTAATCATACGATAGATATCATTATTGACATCTAAGAAGCTATCTGTTTCCATGACGTTCTTATTTAATATCATAAGTACCTCCTATACTGTTCTTATATAAACTGTCTTTTCAATTATTCCTTGAGGAGTTTCTGCCGTAATAACAAAAGTACCCGAATACTTATCTTTAATACTAATAGTAACATTAGTATCTGTAATATCGATAGTTTTTCTTATCTTAGAGAATGTCTCTACACCAAATACGGCTGCACTTCCATCTGATAATTGATAAGTTTGTGATGTATTCCATTCAATATAATCATCACCAGTTATATATAATTTAATTTCTTGTTGAGTATGTTCTCCTGATACTTCTATAGGAATATTTATAAAAATTGTTTCATTACGAGCTAGGGCAACTGTTATAATAGCAGTTCCTAATCCTCTACCTATCAATCTTCCTCCATCTACTTGGATTATATTTTCATCAGAAGATGATAAAATTACGTCTTCTTCTACTTCTATTCCATCTTTTAATACTAATACAGGTAATTCCATAACATCTCCTGCATATAGTTTTGTATCATCAGTTAATTTATTCTTAATTACATATTCATATACATCATCATATGCTATTCCATTTACTATATCATCAGTATCTAATAATTTATCATCAACAAATGATAAAATAGATACATTATCAATAGAAACATTATCCACATTTGTAACTCTATAAGCTTGTCCATTTATAATGAATCTCATTTCTGGATGTAACTCTAAATTTTGTTGAGTAGCAGCCATCATATTCCAATCAGTATCATGTAAAATAATGTTATCAAATTTTCTATTTACATCAGGAGTGACTCCTAAAGCATTTGTAATACGACCAGAACGGATATAAGCTGGTTGAATATGTAATTCTCTTGTATCTTTATCTATCCATTTTAAATAACCTGTACAACGGTAAGCGATTCCATTGAAGCCAGGTTGGTCAGGACGAAACATCTTTTTAAGTAATATCCAATCGTTATCGTCCCATTTGAATAATACTCCTTTCTCTAAACCAACTTCTAACGGAGCAATAACATTTGCTGCTTCATATTCTTGAGTTGTTTTAGTAGAAAGAATTGCCACTTCGTGGTCTTTATAAGTTTTATCATTTTTATTATAAACAGAAATGGTAAAACCATATTGGCTATCTTCTATTAATGAACTAATACTTTCTTTTACTTTAGTTTTAACGTATTCTCTCTTAGTGTTCCCTTTAAAATGAACTCTATCCTTGTATTCCTCGTAAAGAGTCAACATAATTAATTACCTCAAATATAGTTTGTCTAAAATTAGTGTAATCTATATATTTTAAAGTTATAATCTTTAAAACTATAGTTCCTTTTACGTCTTCAGGCATAAAAGTATTAAAAGTAATTTCGCTTAATAATTCATCATATATAGTATGCCAATGTTTGCCTTCTTCTCTCCAACATAACATTTTATATAGGCTTGAAATGATATGTTTATAGATAACACTTGTATCCATATGCTTCCCTCCTAATTATTAGTCTCTGTTATTTGGAATAGGGTCATTATCGTCCCCATTATGAATTGTTGGTCCTGGTTGATAATCCTGATTATTAGGATATTTTTCTAGACCACCAAAATTTCCAACAATACTTACTCTTTTATAAGTATATTCATGTAATGCTTTACGCATATCAGCTAAGTATTGTTGATATAAAACTGTTAAATTTCTCAAATTTTCATTTGGTGAATAAGTTTTAATACCCGCATCATAATATTGTTGTTCAATTTTTCTACTACTGTTTATATAACGTTCTAACCATACAGGTTTCATACAAATGGCTAAAACCTCTATCTCATCATCAGTTAAAGTCTCGTAAAATACATGTGCTCTTTCATCTCTCTTTCTTAAATTATGTTCTGAAATACGAGCAAAAGAATTAATAGCACTTAATAAAACAGGATAAAGTGCTATGTGCAATTTATCCTCGTCTAATGATGCCAAATACTCGTCTTCTATTTTAGCTAGAAAACGCATATATACATCATAATATTCTGTTATTTTCATTATTTTGTTTTCTTAGATGATGTTTTCTTTGTAGTAGTTGTTTTTTTAGTTGCAGTCTTTGCGGCAGGAGCTACAGCCTTAGGTTCTTCAATAGTGATAATTTCTTCTTCTTCAGGTTCTTCTTCAATTTCTTCTGTTATTACAACAGCTGAGTAATCTTCTCCTAAAAATTTAGCGATTTCTTCTTCAGTTAAACCCATTTCATATAGTTTATTTGCATCTATATTACTAATTCTAATCATTCCTTCATTAAAAATAATTTTGCTAGCAGGATAATCTAAAATATCTTGTAAACTTGTCTCACTAATTCTAATTCTTCCCCCAAGACCAAAACGATAAGTTCTGTTTTGTGTGTCTTTTAAACCTACAGGTTGTCCTGAAATGTTTTCTAAAACAACTGTTCTCTCATTATTCATTTGTCATTCCTCCTAAAAAATTGTAAAAAAATTAAAGAGAAGGGACTTTCGGAAAAGTCCGTTCTCGTTTTATTACTAAGAAATATTACATAGATGGATTGTCATCTAATTCAGTATTTCTGTAGATACCCCAGTAGTTATTAGCTACTACTGCTACGTCAAACATATGTTGAGCAGATACTTCGATAGAACCATCTTGTAATCTTTGTTCATCGATTAAAGTTCCACCTTCAATACCAATCTTAACTGGTTTTTCTTTACCAGCTGGCATAATATATGCATATTGGTCATCAATAGCTTTGATAGTATTACCTTCATCTTCAAAAGATTGAGTTAATAATACTACGTTAGTTCCTTTATAACGTCCAACATATCCTTGTTCTCTAACATCATCATAATCTCTTAATGATGTAACAGGATTAGCATCTCCAACCCATCCTGGTTGATTGAATAAGTATGAAGCGAATGCTTTAGTACAATAAATTGTAACACTGTCTCCATAAGCTTCTACAGTAGTGATAATTTTGTCGAATTCTTTTGCGTCAAATCCAGCAACTACAGCTTTGTTAGCAGCAGGTCTGTCTTCAGCGTTGATAGCAGCTTTTAAAGCTCCTTGAACTGTTTTATAGATACTGTCTGATAATCCTTCGATTATGATATCCATTAATTCAGCCATATCAACACGTCCAGCTAAGAAATCTCCTAATTCTAAGATAGCTGCACCAGCGTATACTCTAGGACTCATAGTGATGTCTCTAGTATCTACGTTGAATGTACGGTAAGTTCCGTATTCTCCAGCAACAGTAACGAATCTTTTACCACGTGTAACACCTGTTCTTTGTTTGAAAACTATTTTTTCTCCAACATTTACATGTTGTACTTCAGCGAATGAACCAAATTGAGCGATTACTTTTTTAGGAACAACAACGTTAGCGATTTCTTCGATTAATTGGAATAAAATATTTTTGTTAGCTCTATAATAACTATAGTTATTGAAAGCTTTTAATTCTTCTCTTAAAGTTTCGTTAACGTCAGCTAGACTGTATTCTGCTGGAATGTTTTCTTTAGTAGCAGCAGCTACACCTAATTCAACTAATTTTTCTAATTCCATAGTCTTGTCCCTCCTTTATTATGCGATAACTCTATAAGTAGCACCGATTGTACCAGCTGGTACTGTTTCTAATGCACTACTTTCTATAACCATGATTTTATGAGAACCGAAAGTGAAAGTTGTTCCTTTAGCTAATTTGCTAGTGATAATTCCTTTTCCAGCGTTAAAATCAAAGTTAGTAGTAAAGATATCTCCTATTGTTAATTTGTATAATCTTGGTAAATAAGCTTCACCAAAAATTTCGTAATCGTCGTTTACTTGGTAAATAAAGTTTTCCATTCCACTTTTTCCATCTTCGTATCTACGAGGATTAGAGAAATGTAAGTACATAGCGTCAACACATTTATTAGCTGTATATGATTTAACAATTGTATTGTCTTCAGCATTTATGAAAACGATTGCACCATTTTCTAATGAGTATCCGTCAGCAGCGAATGCTTCTCCTAATTTGCATTGAGCTTCGATTTCACCAGTTTTTCTACTAGCTACTTTGTTTAACTCAGCAACTGCGTATTTTGCCATATAAATGTACCTCCTTAATTATTTATTTGCCTTGTGGCGTTTTACTAAATCCCAAGCACCATTTCCTAAACTATTGTCTGCAATATTAATATTTAGACTAAAGTTAGCATCAGTATCTGTAGATTCAGTTTCTTCAGCAGATAATTGTTCAACTAAAGCTTGACCTAGTTCATTCTTAATTTCGTCAAGTGAACGTTCATCTACTTCGTTTGTTAATTTTTCAATTAACTCATCGTTCTCTAACTTAGTAGAGAATTTGTTTATAATTTCTAATTTTTCTTTTTTTGTGTATTTATTTAATGAACTTAAAGCGTCATTAAGCTTGTTTTCTAATGATTCGTATTTTGCTTTATAATCAGCTAATTCTGCTTCTAAAGCTGAATAATCTTTTTCCTTATTGCAAGCATTTTCGCATACACAAGGATTTTTACCGCATTCTGGACATTCTTCTTCGTCTTCTTCTTCATCTTCGTCTTCCTTAGATGCAAATTCAGATTCTTCAGTAACGTCCTCTACAGTCTCTACAACTTCAGTTTCTTCAGCAGATTCTTCTTCAGCTTCAACCTCAACTTCTTCAGTTGATTCAGTTTCAGTTTCAACTTCAGTTTCTACTGTTTCAGTAGCTTCTACTTCTGTTTCAACAACTTCAGTAGCTTCTTCTTCAACTGGATTAGTAGTAACTTCTGGTTCTACAATTTCAGTAATATCTTCCATAATATTTTTACCTCCTTCATTATTTTTCTGTGTGTTCTCAACAAACATGGCGTAAGCACTTACCATGTTACTAAATGCTGTAATGAATTGAGCATCTTCAAAGCAAGGTTCTACATCATCACCTAAAACTGTAATACCTGCAAATTCTGCATAAGTTACCCTGTAATAAGTAATAGAGCCTCTTCTTTCAAATGTTCCTTTCATTGTATTAGGATTTAATTCCATAGATAAATGTTTTTCATTCTTAAGAATGTCTTGAGCTTCTTCAAAACGTCCATCCCAAATAACAACATCTACTTCTAGATATTCTTTATCAGAACCGTCTTGTTTAACTCAAACCGCATGTGGTTCTAGTGGAATAAAACCAAAAGCACTTGGATTACTCTCATGCCCTTCGAAATCGTTAGTCTCATAATTGAATGTTCCAATTACTGGAGTACCAGGAATTGTAGATGCTAATTGCTCAGCAACTTCACCTTCAATGATAGAACGGTTTCTATTTATTCCTTTGTAAAAAATACGAGCTCTTCCCATTGAGAATACACTATTGATTTTGTTAGGAGTACCTAATAAATCAACTGAAAAGGTTGCATACTTATGTAATTCATTCATTGTAGCTCCCTCCTATAAACTCGCTTCCTTCGTTATAGTTGAATCTTTCTTCTCATTATCGTCCAATTCTGGGCGTCCATTCTTCTTGTCACTGGCTTCTTGTGCTTCAATGTTACCAGTTTTAGTTTGACCATTTGCTTTAATGTCGGATTTATTGCTCATGGTATGTGAACTTTGTAGGGGAACAAGTTTACTATCCAAGTCAAGAATGTCGTTCTCAAAAGCAGTAAGTGATTCTATATAACGTTGTTTAACTCCCAAAGCTACTTGAGGTACAATTTTGGAGAATCCATATTGAGCTCCTTCAAGATAACTTTTCATCATTTCCTCTCTATCCTTATAGGAAGTATCTAAAAATGAAAATACAAATTTGCTATTTTTTATGATTTTCTTTTGGCAAACTGCGCCTAAATAGAAATTAAACCAAATAGCAATTTGTTCACGAAGTTTCCACATGAATATAGCATCTCTACGTTGAGACTCTTTCAATGTACCTGCTGATGTAGAATTAAATAATTCAGCAGATACCCCAGCATCATCGTAAAATTGGTCGTAATAAGTTTCCAAGAATTCATAATTTTTTGTAGCATCTCCTGTTTCACCTAACGATAAAACATCAATTTCTTTAGCCAATGTAGTAATAGCGTCAACATTATTCTTTTTAGCAGCAACGGCTTTTAAATTCTTATGGAATTCAGCAGCTAACTCTAAATCTATTTCTGGGTTTCCTTCTTTGTCTATATCAATTAATTGAACTAATAATTTAGTTAAATTGGTAGAAATATAATCATCTTTTAATGGTTCTAACATTTGTATACGAGCTATTTCTTTAATTAGAAAAGCAAAAGGTGGACGTCCATCTGATGTCGTAAATGCTATACCATTTTCTACCGGTACAATAAACCATTGATTTATTGATTTACCATTTTTATATTCTTTATAAGCTGAACGAATTGCTTTAGGATATTGCTTTAATACTTCGTCCATTGTTAATAAATTATCTTTAGTCATTTCAGCCATAGCTACATCAATGAAAGTTAGGTCTACTGCAAATATATTAATTGATGGAGTTCCTGCAGTACCAATTATTTTACAATAATCTGTAGGTAATTTTATCGTTTTAAAATACGAATTGGCCCCTTTTTTATATTCTTCATTATAATAATAAGTCTCACCTTCAATTAACATATCTAATAAAGCATGACTAGTAAAGTTTTCTACTTCAATATCCTCATCTAATGTTCTTAAGGCTGCATTATAATCTTTCATTAACTTTTTCTTGTTTACTTTTTTATCGTCTAATATCGGAGATATAATATATGAATTATAATATATATAAGCAAAATATTCTAATAGTCTACGATATAATGGATGAGCAAAGTAAACTCTAGAAAATTTTCTTCAAGCTTTTACATCACTATAAGGTGTTTTTAAAACATCTTCTGGTTTAATAGGAATTTCCACTCTACGACCTTTAGTTAAAGCAGAGCCTTGAGGAATTTCTATAGTACCATTTTTAACAGCTGTACCCATTGCTTGAATAGATTTTCTAAATTCGGTTAAATATTCTTTTGTATAACTAGTAAATTTTTCTTTATCCATTTGCTACTTTTCACCTCCTAATTTAAAAAACTATATTGACCTTTACTCCAATCTCGATTTTTCTTTTCTCTTTCTGTTTCTTCTACTTGATTTATATAATATAAACCATATACAAAAGCAGAAACCAAGTCTTTTCGAGTATGGCTATTGATACGAGTTAGCACTATAGTACTATTTGTATCTAAATTGGCTTTTAAATTAGATAACTGGTCTTGTAACTTAGTCGTTTGAGCATATGGAATAAGTTTATTTGCTTGTTGAACTGGGTTCATCTTATTCCAAGTTTTATATTGACTGAAATATCTACGTGCTTGTCGTTCATTTAATAGTAGAGAAACACGTTTTAGACTCAAAATAATGTGAGCATTTGTATAAATTTCACTATTTAAGCCTCGATTTGCTTCAATTCCGAACAATTTTCGCACATTTTCACGTTTTTCTGTACTAGAATACTTAGTTTTATTTAAAAAACCATAAGGACTATAATAAATACCGTTTAATTCTTGTTCATCAATCATATAATCGGCAAGTCCAGCACCATTACCATTAATATCCATTACGATTGCTTTAAAGTCAAACTCTAAATCTAATTGTTTAAGCATTGCAGCCTGGTCTCTGAAGTGAGTCCCATTTAAAATCTTGATATTTACTAGGTGAATCTTATAACGTTCACCATCAGTATAAACCTTAAATACCATCGCAACAGTTTGGTCGCCTTCAAATCTTGCAACGTCGACAGCACATACATAAAAACCTTTAAAGTCTTTTTCTCTTTTAAACTCAGGTCTTACAAGATTACGACATTTACTAATTTGAGTATAGGAATAATAACTATCTTCGCTACCGCCAGTCCATACAGACATATATTCACGTAAAAATGATTCAAGCTTATATGAAGATGCCTGTAATTTATCTTTTACTTTATCTACAGATAATAATCCGTGCATTACAGGTATTCTATAATCTCCACCAAAACAAAATGCTTTGTCTGGTTCTAATGCCATATCAACTAATGTCTCTAATGTTCTATCATGAGCATAGGTTCCTTTATACCCCGCTGTAGTAATCATAGTTTGTGCAGCATGTGGTTCTGTCGGATTTAATAATCCAGCAACAGTTCTACGGTCAACATTCATCAATGGAATGATTACTTCGTTAACTGCATCACCATCCATCATGGCAAACTCTTCAAGTGTACCCCAATGTCTACGACCACCACGTCCAGCGTTACCAGTATTAACGATATCTATTTGACTATCATTACGGAATTTAAGTTCAGCATAATCTGAACCCATATTACCATATTTCTTTTTCATCTTATCAATATCACTTATATTAAGTTCATTAACTAAAAAAGGAAATAAACGATAAATTTCATTAGTCTTTTCTTCTACGATTTGTGCCGCTTGCTTTTTTGTATCAGCACAAGTGAATCCTTTACTTCGCGGTTGCATAATTCCACGAATATTCATATCCAAGAAATCTAGAAATGACTTTGAATACGCACGAGGAAATGTTCCAGAAACCTCTCTAAAACGCATACATACTCTTAAAAATATTCTTTGATAAAAATATAATTTAAAGAATGAGTCAGCTGGAGTAATAACATCAATTAAATAATCAGGATATAAAGTAAATAATGTTACCATATCCTCGAATCATTCTCTATTATCTTCAACATACTGAGGTGTTATAACTATTTGCGCCATATCATTTCTTTCTTGGAAAGTATTATAATACTTGTCTAATATTTCGTCAATACTATTTGAATTCATTTTCTACTTGTTGGAACATATTTTCTAATTCTAATTCATTCATAGGGTCTTCTAATTCCATACCTTCTTCTTCGGATTCTGAGTATAATTGTTCTATATCTTCATCAGTTATATCTGTACCCGCCTCTGAATTTAGTGCTTTAGCATTATACATCTCATTAACAGTCTCGCTAGAGTCCGTAAATAATCTACGAACATATTGTTGCATATTTTCTATTGTTTTATCAACTATATCTCTATTTTCAGATATTTTGTAATTTAATAAAAAGCCTGTTTTTTCTAAATATGCGACTAATTCACTTAAACTTTCTATTGTATTTTCATTAGAAGATGTTTGAGTACTTATACCCAACTCTTTCATAAGTGCATTATAACTTTGAAGAACTGTAGTAGCTTCTTTGTTATCTCCATTTGCAATACAATGGTCTGATATAGCAGAGAGCTTAGCTAGTTTTCTTACCATATCTCTTCTAGCTTCATCTTTAAATGGATAATGACTTAATGTATGTCTTTCATATTCTTCCATTCTCATGTATTCTTCAAGAGTAAAACCATCTATGTGTCCTCATTTTTTTCTTAAGTACATAAGTAAATCTGAATGAATAGCAGTTAATTCATCTAATACACTATTGTACTCTCTACATTTTTCCCACATCTTATTGTATTGAAACCAATTATTATCAGCATATTTACCATTAGTCATTTCCTGACAATAATCTATAAGTAATGGGCCTAACTTCTCATACTTCTTTTCCATTTCTATTCATTTATTAGCATCATATGGTAAATCTAGGAATTGACATAACTTATCAATTGAAGCTAAATCTTTTCTATCTATTTTTTGAGCTATGCATTCAATACAAGTATAACTTATTCCTTTTATTCCATAAAGAGATGAATTAGAAGTTGGAAGATACATGTCCAGTTTCTGTTTTTTACCACATTCTGGACAAATTCTATATTGTTCATTCATAAAATCCATTCCTCCTATAGTTTAGTTGCTTTCTTAGATGCTTTTCTCAATTCTCTCTCTTTTCTTCTCTCCTCTTTAGCCATTTTATTTTCATAAACGCAATCTTTACAAATTTCCTTAAATGTCCCATCTTGATATTTGCCAAAATTTAATTCATGTGCGTATAGTTGTCTTCCACATTGTGGACATATTTTCCATTTAGTCATGTTTTCTAATGTACCATTAGGTCTATGTGTTCTTTCTTCCCATCATAAATATGCTTGCTTAGCAATTTGTTTTGTAATATGTTGTTTCCATATTGTGCTGATATAATTAACACTATATGTTTTACCACCCATTTTTTCTAAATCACTAACAATTTGTTCATTTGGTACATGATTAATTTTTTCTTCTAAAATTAATTTATGTTCAGGTGAAAATCTAGTTCTTTCAATTAATTCATCTAAGAAATTATACATTTCTCACCATGGATGGAATGGATTATCTGTAGTCTTAGCTTTCATTCCTGAATAATATTTCAACATGGCATGTATATGTTTCCAATTACCATAATCTACTTGCATCTCATAATCACATAAAACATGTGGTCCTATACACATTCCTATATAGTCTGGTTTTTCTGTATGAGAAGGAAGAACTCCAGTATTTCCTACTGGTGGTCTATAACTATCTTTAAGTAAGAATTGTTCTCTTCTTAAATCTATCATTCATTCTCTTAAAAAATATTTAGTTTGATATGTTGGAACTAATTTTCTATTAGGGTCCATATCTCTTTTACCTTCTAATACTTCACGACAATATTGATATTGCTCAGATATTAAATCTATAGCTTCCCATAAATCTTTCATAAAAGGTATATCTGCATCTTTTTCTCTATCTATTGTTGGTCTAGGAACTCTATATATTGATACTTCTTGACTTTTTTGTACAGTAGCTTCTCCTAATGCAGTTTCTATTAATGTCTCATAACTTACTTTCTTTTTACTCCCTTCTTTCAATTCTACTTCTGCATCTACATCTTCTGCATATAAAAGATAATTTGCTACTTTGTCTAATTCAGAAGGAGGACATAAAGATAATAATCCTTGCTCATCTAAAAAATTAACTAATCCTAATCTTTCTTGATAAGCTTGTAAGTTAAAGTCTAAATAACTTGCAATCTTCATTTTTACCTCCATATTTCATTTATCTATATGTATTATATCATGAATTTACTAGTTTGTCAATAGGAAAGTTAAATTTTTTTAATTTTTTTATCTTTACAAAAAATAATATAATATATATAATATAATTAATATAATTTATAAATATATTAGATAGTCGTCGACGGAGCCAAAAAATAAAAAAGTTTTAGTTTTAAGTTGACAAACGCTTTCATTGAATGATAAACTGTATTCAGAAAAGGAGAGAGACCCATGAAAATAATGATTTCCACATTCCACAATATTAGAAACTTTACACCAAACATGATTCCGGTTAGTACGGCAATATGGGACCCTAAATGGTTTCATGACTTTAGTCACCCCACCCATGTGTTCAAAGATAAAAAGGGTGTATACAATGGGTTAAGGTATTTAAGTCTTGCGCCAGGTCTTACTTGTGAAGGATTGTGTAGAGGTCCGGAAGATTGTGGCAATAAACCACCACATTGTCCTTTCCTTACAGCATATAGAAAACAATTGGATAATATAAACTTTACTACCATGGTTAATGAGTTAGAGGCCATGGGAACTGCAATTAAAAAACATGAGGGGTTCAAGGAAGACCCAATAATAGTTTTACTAGTTTATGAGAAACCAGATAATCCATGTAGTGAACGCTGGCCATTAAAAGATTGGTTCACAGAGCATGGTTTAGAATTAGAGGAGGTATAAAATGATTTGAGTAATAGGTATAGTTTGTTTCTTTTTCGGTTTTGTGTTTGGAATACTAATGACTTTTAATAGTTTTAAGGAAAGATATAGTAATTGGAAGCCAATTTCAATGAGAGTAATATCAAAATCTACTGAATTAGAATATCATGCAGATAGATATAAATTTTCTATGGAAGATAATACTCCATATTTAAGAATATATAACATTGATAGATTTGAATGGTTCCCAATATGGCATTTTAAGAACCCATATTTAATAATGATGGCAGTAGACCCAGATTATGCTAAAAATAATATGATGAGTTTATTTAGCATGGGAACTATTGAAAAGTTGACAGACTCTAATAAAAAATAATATAATATAATTGTAAATAAAGAAAGAAGGTATAATATGATAGAGATATTGGCTTTTTTAGAGAATAATCCACAATACACAAACATTGATATATTATATTCATATAAATTACCTGAAAATACAAAAGAAATTTCGCACATCTATTTTAATCGCGGTAACTGGTCATTATGTGTCACTGCACCACATAGCGGCAACGGCGGAAGGTTTCTCCTTCGCGCCAATCCCACTGCTACGCTAGATAGATGGTCCACTGCTGTCTATGAGATACTGCTAGATAGCTGGGAAGATGTGTGCAGGGACTTAGATTATGAAAATTATCAATATGATGTGGCCGGAATGGAAGTAGAAGAAGATTTTTGAAATTAAAATGTGTTTTAAAAGTTTACAAACGCTTAAAATTTTGATATAATTAAATTGTAAAAAATAAAAAAGAAAAATTATTTTTTACGGGAGGGACAGTCTATGATAACAAAATCTATCGTAACTAAAACAATAGAAATGTTGGAAGATTATATGGACGCTATGACGGCTAAGGTTAAATTCTTAGCAAATGCCGACCGCCCAGAGATGGATAAACAAATCGCTGAGGCGCAAAGTCTATTAAACTTCTGGAGATTGTACTCAAACTTTTTACCAGAGGAGGACGATGTATGTTAGCAGGTCTAGCGCATGGATTTGGTTTTATGTTCGGCGCGTTAATTTGTTACACAATTTACGATATTATATTCACCCTTATCGCCAGACACGCCGAAAAGACTGCAGCCGCTAAACGCAAAAAGCGTCGTAGAAATTAATTTTTCGCGTACGCTCTTTCGCGTAAATTGTTTACAGAAGGTCCAAAAATATTTTATAATTAATTTGTAAAAATAAAAAAAAGAAAAAAAATATTTTTACGAATGGCGCGCAATGTATACTGCATTCGCCTTTCACCCTTTGAGTGCAGTATATGCGACGCAGCAATAGGAGGAACAAAAATTATGACACCAAAATATGTAGTTTATGAATGCGAAGAATGTGGAAAATTATTCTACAGAGAAGTAGCAGAAGTTTTAGTTGACGACGCAGAACATTGTGAAGTTAATGTTCGTTTAATCAACGACGCAAATGGCGAATTAGAAGAATTCCCAATGTGCGATTGCTTAGGGGGAGCAGAAGTTCATATGACAGATTTAATTCCCTCAAACTACGAAAAATAATACTGACAGAGATGTCATATACATAGATGCGACGCAATATGTGGGCATAGTAGCTAATTCCCCCCTTCACCCTGGGGAGTTGGCGAACATGCTCATAGACCCCGCATCTGTAACATCCGCACAGCTTTTGGGATACGGAGACTTGGACGGAACCAAGTGCCCAGTTGTGCGTCTATTTTATAATAACGGTTTAGCCGAAGATGTTTATGATGTTAGACATACTTGGGCGAAGTAAGCACTCAACACCGCGCACCTTTCACCCTTTGTGCGGCGCAGTGCTTATTTTTTTGAAAAAAGCGAGGTGCAAAATGAACACAGAAAAATTAGATAAATGAATAAAAATATTGCTAGCTATCCTTGGCGGCCAAATCGTTTTAATATTATGGGTATTTGCAATATTACTAGCTGGCCATGATTGCGCACTAATGTATGAATATGTGAAGCAAGACGGCACAACAGGTATGGCAAATATGTGCTATAATACAGAACGTGGTAAAGTATGCCGTGAAGATAATCGTAGTTTTATAGTTGTAGAGTATAAACAAGGAGACGTATGCAAAAATGACTGAAGAAGAGAAACGCTTAAAAGAGATTAAACATCTCTTATGGCTTAAAAGTGAATTGATAAAACAAACTAAAAAAGAGATGGTGGCATTGCGCGAAGAGCGTGATTCCATTGAGGGGCAAAAGAGGCTAGTGCGCAAGGCACAGAAAAACAAAAAATAATTTTGTAAATTCGGATTTTAGCTTTGTAAATTCGGGTAGGTGCTCTATGTTATATACGAAAATTTGTTCGGTATTTTACTAAACCCACCCCCCACCTTTGCGAACATTTGTTCGTGGGTATGGGTAGGGTGTCCCTAGTCCACTTGTCAAGTTAAAATGTAAAGTGTAAAAAAGTTATTAAAAAGTATTTACAATAAAAAAATTGTATGTTATAATTAGTATGTAAGATAAAGGAAGGGTATAACCTTTTATAAGTCTTATATAGTGTTATTAAAAGAAAGGTTGTGATATTATGAATAACACAAAACAAAAAAAGAATATAGGAAAGGTTTTAAAGTCAATTAAGTGGGAAAACATTTATTGCCTTATTAGTTTAATACTTGACTTTGTAGGTATTATAAAACACATTCAATTAAATGGTTTCTATGCTATGTTAGGTTTTGAATTGATATTCTACTTTGGTTCTACTTTTATGGTAAGATACTTAATAAAAGATATTAGAACTAACCCAAAAAATTGGTCAATGCTATTCTATGACTATGAATAAAAGACTTAAAAAAAGTCTTTTTTCTTTTAGTATTAAATACGAACATATGTTTGTATAAAAAAATGTATTTTTTGTTAAAAAGTTATTGACTTGTTAGGTCATATATGATACAATTATAATGTAATAAGTTAAGAGTAGGCACTTAATAAAAATATCAAAAAAACTTTAAAAAAAGTATTGACTTTATAAAGGTTATATGATACAATATAAGTGTAATAAGAAAAAGAGTAAAAGACTTATTACAAAACAATGTTCTTTGAAAAAGTAGTTATAATATCATTACTTACTTAAAGTTATTTAGTCAAGTAATTAAATGATTTTAAGTAGGTAATAAAACCTACATAGTAGTAGTTTACTTATAAGAGTAAATAAAAGAAAGGTTGTGATATTATGGTAAAACTATCTACTGATAAAGCAAAGGTTGTCGTTAAATGCCTTGCTAATGAAACTGACTACATTTGTAGTGATAAGTTCTTTGATAAGTACAAAGAAGAACTTGAAAAAGTTAGCATTAAGAAAGGAAATAGTTGTAGTTCTTGCTTATCAATGGCAACTCTAAAAGAGATTATTACAAAAACTCCAAAAAGTGTTGTAATTGATGGCAAAGAAAAACTTTTACAACATTACAAGTTAATTGATAACTACAAAGACTTTATCGAAGAAGAAAGCAACTAGTTTTCTTCTTGTATAAGGTATTGACTTAATAGGTCAATGCTTTATACAAGTAGAAAATTGAAAAAATGGACTACTTGAAAAAATGTTCTTTGAAAACTCGGTTATTGATTTTATACACTTTAAAAGCAAAATGATATATTAGAAAAGGTGTGTGTATAATTAAATGATAACTATAAATGAAAAAAATAATATTGTTTTAGGTGAACCTAAGATTTTAAATAGGTCTAGGTGTGGGTATGGTGTTTGGTTAGACACTGAAACTTGCAACAATGACAAAATGATTTTTGATTTTAGTATTAAGTTAGTAAACTTAAAAAATGGCAGTGTAAAAGAAGAACATTCGTTCGTTATTGAAGACACTTACAAAACTAAAAAAATAATCATGGGTCAATATAGCAAGTTAAAAAGAAAGCAATACAAAACACTTTTAAAAAGTGGGTATTATAAAATGATAACTAGAAAAGAGTTAATAAACTTTTTAAATGAGTTATTCGAAACTTATAATATTTCATGTGTTTGTGCTTTTAATATTGAGTTTGATATTCAAGCATTATATAATACTTTGACTTATACGAATAGTCGTATGAAATACTTTAAAGAACCTTTAATCAATGACTTACACGAATTAAAGTTCTTTGAAACTGATATGCTTGATTTGTGGGCATATGCTAGTATAATATTTGCAAGTAATGACTATAAAAAATGGTATACAAGCAAAGGTTATAAAATGACTAAAAAAGGTTTTCTTAAAACTGGGGTTGAAATGCTAACTAGATACCTAAAAGAAAACGGAAAGTTCGTTGAGGCACATAGGGGACAAGAAGACTTGGATAACGAGTATAACATATTTGTTTCAAGTGCTTTATTAAGAAACGATAAAAAACTTTTAGTCAATGTTAGTGGTCTAAAAGCATTATCACTTGCAAAACCTAAAAAGACTGATAGAAAGTCAAAACAATATTCTATGTTTATAAAACAAATATTAGAAAATTAATATAGGGGGTTTATAAATAGGGGGTTATCGATTAAAAAGAGTATAAGTCAATAACGAGTTAATAAGGACATAAAATCACAACCTTATTATATAAATAGGTTGCAACCATGGGGCATAAAATTGCCCCTTAATTTTTTTGTAAAAAAGTGAAAAAAAGTATTGACAAATAAAAAAAATATGGTATAATATAGGTGCTTTTAAAGAAGAAAGACACACATAAAAGCAAATAATATATCATGAGTAATAACTTATTTTTACACAACCTTTAGAGTTATTACAAAATAAATAGGGGGTTGAGAACCCTATTTTTTTGTGCTATTTTTTATATAGAGATATTTTTCTTATAGAGAAAATATAGGAGCGAACAAATGTTCGGTCTTTTTTTGTGCCTCGAAATAGGTAGTTCCCCAAAAGGTTAGGTTAGGTATTGGAACCAACCTATTAGGCCGCCACCAAAGGAGCTGGGAGCTGGAAAAAGGTAGCGCTGCGCGCTTGCTGCGCAACGCACCCGGGTGTATCGCATTAAGGAGCTGCGTCGGAGCTGGGCGAAGCCCTGCGACCAAGATAAAAAAAAAAAAAAAAAAATATTTCCCCTTTTTTTATACCATATTTCCGTCCCCATTGTCAAGTTTTTTAACTAAATTTTTTTTAAAAAATTTTCAAAAAATTTCTTGACTTCATAGGCGTTTTGTAGTATAATTATATTAGAAAAGAAAGAAAAGGGCAAAACTTAAAAAAGGGTACGGGCGGACGCCAGTCCCCCCTAACCCCCCATTCTTATATTATATCATAAGGAGCTGCATCTTGTCAAGAGTTTTTTAGAAAAAAAATTAAAAAAAATTAAGCAAAAACTATTGACTTTAACAGAAAAATTTGATATAATATATATAGAAAAGATGAGAAAAGAATAAACAAAAAAATTCTAAAGCAAAATTAAAAAAAATAGTTGACTTCTTCTTCTGAATATGATATAATATATATAGAAAAGAAAAAGAAAGAAACTAAACAAAAAAGTTTTGCAAAAATCTTTTCAAAAAGTGTTGACTTTCACTTAGAGTTGTGATATAATATATATGACAATGAAAAAAGTCAAAATTAAAAGGAAAGGGCATTTACATTAGTCGGTAAATGTTAGGGTGATTAAAATGGCTAAAATGGTTGGAATGAACAAAAACTACAGAGAAGTTGGAGCAGTATTAAGAACATTTGAAAACGGTGCTGCATTCGCTAGAGAAGTATTAAATAAAATGGAAGGTAGAACTTTCAACTCAGTTAACGCTACTTTAGCAGCAATGGCTACTAAAGGCTATGTATCAAAAGCAAAAGCAGTATTTGAAGACAAAATGTTAACAAAATACACTTTAACTGAAGCAGGTATCGCTGAATTAGATAAACCTGAAGAAGTTCCTGCTGATGAAGATGCTGAATAGCATCTTTTTTTTAAAGTCTTTTTTTTATAAAAAAAACTCTCCCATTATATATATATTATACCATGAAATACAAGTACTTGTCAACTATTTTTAAAAATTTTTTTAGCGAAATTTTGCCAGGTTTCTGGCATATTTTTTTCTGGCATATTTTTTGCCCGCCCCCTATATTTTGGTGACGGAGCTGCACCCCGTATTTTGCCTCCGCCCAAAAGGAGCTGCTCCCTTATTAAATGTATTAGGGGGCCGCCCCCCGAACATATGTTTGGTAAAAGGAGCTGGACCTGAAGCAGAGCAGATGATGGAACAAAGGAGCTGCGGAGCAGCGACCAAAGGAATATATATATAATAATAATACTCTCCCATTCTAATATAATTATACACCATCGCGCCAGTGTTTGTCAACTATTTAAAGCAAGATTTAGGATATTTTTTTAGGGCATAAAAAAAAGAGATAGCGAACACGCGCTACCTCTGTATAGCCCTTAAACTTGACAGGAGCTACCTCTGTTGAGGTACCTCATACCCCACCGCTTTATCCCACATATTACCACACATAAAAAAAATAGGTATGTGTAAAATAGGTAGAGTATATAATTACTATATATATTACTTATATATAACCTACATATATATTATACTTATACTACCTATTATATTATTATTATACCTATTATTATATTACTACTTATTATTACTACATAATATATACTTATACTATATATTATTACTATATACTTATTATTACTATATACTAAATACTACTATATACTATATATTACTATATATATATTACTACTTATATTATACTATATATTATATATATATTATACTTATTTTTACTAGATAGTATTTAACTACTTCGTAAACTACAATTTTAGTATATATTTAATTTGGTAGGGTAGTATATTTTATTATATTATACTACCCGCTAATGCTAACGCACTTTTTGTTTTGGTATGCCCCCTTTTAAGCCTCCCTCTAATGAGTAGTTAAGGAATTTAACCATTTCTGTGCCTCTTAGGATTAGAGCTGCCTTGGTCTTATCTACTACCCCTTTTCTGGCTAATGTTAATACCATTGATTGTGCCTTAAATTCAGTGTAGCCTTTTCCTAGCATATCTGCTATTTGTTTTGGTGTTGCCATACCTTCGTTTAATACTCTTACGATTTTTTCCTCGTTATGTGTCAACATCATAATGCTCACGCTCCTTTCCTTTTTTCCTTAGCATTATTTCTTTATTACAATTATATTATACTACGACTTGGTGCCGTTTTTCAAGTATTTATTTCATATTTCTAGCATATTTTTTGTAGGTGTGCACTCCTTGCCTTGTTCCCCCATATTTGGAGGAGGTATCCCTGTACCAGCATATTTGCTGTACGGCACTGGACTGTGTCCGTAAAGGTTTGACAGGACTTGACTACCCGTCCACTAATCCCCAAGGACCTACTATATGCAGCCGTTCCTAACGTGTTAGGCCATAACTCGCCTCTTCTTTTAAAGTCAAACGAGGAGAAAACTCGGCTCTGCCTTGCCTGCCAGGCTTATCCATCGCCCTGATAAGTGGGAACGCTAACCCCACGACCTAGCGTTTAGTCGGCTCGTGTATTTAACCACCCTCAACGAGTCATTGGAAAGGGAATCACCCCTATTGGTTGTTTGCAAACTAGTGTTTTTTACCTATCCTAATACGCAGTCCCGAAGGCACTGGGATACAAGGTTCGCTTCCTTGGTCCGCGGTCAAGGATTTAAGATAGCCTACAAAACTTAAATCCCTCAACGCGAACTAAGCAAGTGCTTAGTTATTAGATAGCATACTTTGCTGCTCTTGGATTAGCGTTTCTGCCGTGTAACTTTTTGTTAGTCTTGCCTTTTCTAGCTAGGTTTGCTGCTGTTCTCATGAATTGAGCAGAATTTTTGTCTACTACAATTTTGCTTACAGTTGGTTTTCTTTTAGCCATTTCGTTCACCCTTCACAGCATTTCTGCCGTGCCTTTCCATTTTATTTTTTCTTTTGTTTTTCTATATATATTATATCACTTTTTGAACCTTTGTTCAAGTGATTTTTTAATTTTTTGCAACTTATTTTTTTAGGTAGTTGCCAAACCTTTTTGAAATGTATTTCTTTTTCATTTCTATAATAATTATATCATTATCAGGTGGCTTTGTTCAAGTCTTTTTATTCAAAATTGCTTAAAATTTTGAACTTAGGATTTGGGTCGCCATCTTTGCAAGTGCAGTTATATAAGTAGATTTCGTGGTTTACAATATTAGCTACGCTATGTAAACTATCATAACTGCCGATTGAATACCAAGTAAACGCAGGATAAATGATGTGTCCCTCTTCATCTACTATATCTTTTTCAGCATATCTAAATACTTCCCACATAACTATCACTTTCCTTTCTTTATTACAATTATATTATATCATTTTTAGGTGGCTCTGTTCAAGTTTTTTAAAAACTTTTTTGTTAAGCCTCCTCGCCAAATATTGACCTCTTTTGTGCACGCGACCTCTCGACAGTGACCATACTCACCTACCCGACTTACATAGCGAACTGCGTTGGACTCTTGTATGGTATATAGGAGCAGGTCAATCAGTTCCACCACAGCCATTTATCTTTTTCGCCCATAATCATTGGACTGACGATAGTTAGGCTTCACTCCCTTTTCCCGAGTATAAAAATCAATATCTGGCGGCGAGGTTTAACTCTCACCTTTTAAGGAATAAATACCTCAATGACAGAAACTATTAGTAGTATTACGGCAATCAATAAGCAAACTCCCATCATTTTAATATAATGTAATTTATTGCTATTCATAATACCACCTCTTTCCTTTTTTTCTTTTTCTTTTTACAATTTAATTATACAATAAAAAGGTAGTTCTGTTCAAGTATTTTTTAGTTTAATTTTGCTTTAATTATATAATACATTTCTACTGTGCCAGTTTCATAAGTTACTTCTAAAGTACCCCTTTCCCTATCTAAATTATAAGTAAACTGATAATCCATTTCCACAGCATCGGCTCTAATTTCATCTAAAATATTCATTATTTCAGTTTCTGCCTTTGCTCTAGAGCTATGTAAAGCGTGGTTTTCATTACATATTAAAGTAACTAAACCTTGGTCATCGTGTTCAAAACCTGTAACAATGTAATAATATCTATCTTTAATCATACTATCCCCTCTCCTTTCTATATTTTCTTTCTTTTTTCTAAATATATTATAATATAAAATGCTACCTCTGTTCAAGTCTTTTTTACCCTAAAATTTACATATCATTTTTAAAGCGATTTAAGGCACCGTAGAGCGACGAAATAGTTTTAATGATAAATTATATTAAAAAAATATTAAAAGCTGTTTATACTAGCTCATTTCGCTTTATATGAGGTATTTATACTTCATTTAAAAAAAATATTTTTTAAAACATAAAAAAAGATAGGTCGGTCCTATCTTTCTATATCAATCTATCCCCCTACTATTATTCAGCGTCTACTGAAACAGTATATTGAGTTAACATCTTGTCGCCTGAAACAGCTTTAGCTTTAGTAGCTAATCCTTTTCCAGCACAAGCAGCTAGAGTAGCATTTACAGCATTGAAAGTTTTTAATTCAGTTCTATCTGCATAATTTTCGTCTAAGTATTCTAATACTTCACGAGCAAATGCTTTTCCTCCTAATTCTTTTACTGCATTGATAGCAGTTTCCATTTTACCTGTAACTTTTACTTCGTTCATTGTTTTCACCCTTAACAATTAACTTGTCCCTTTCTTTTAATTTTTACATATATATTATAACACTTTTTTAACCGACTTTCAAGTGTTTTAATCATTTTTTTTAAGGTCAACTTTCGTTAGTTTCATCTCGCAACATCAGGTAGGGAATCACTCCATGCCCTTAGCTAAAAGAGCCGCCCACAGGTAAACCTTAATGGGGGGTCGCTATATCCCCAATGAAGACCTCGTAAATTAAGCAATATATACTTGCTTATTACGAGATTTTAAGTAAAAAACCTAAAACCCCCTAATAAATAAGTATATAAACGCCTAGTTGAGTGACTTGGTTGCCCGTCTGCTCAACTAGACGGAGGGAAGTATTAAGACTATTCCTAATCAGTGAGTAGCTTAAGTATCTGCACCTTTCGCCGTAGTCAACGGATACTCACACTTTCGCTAGCAGTGAGCTGCGTTGGTATGAAAGATTTAGATTTATAACACTGGTGCTCTTCATACAAGGTTCGCTACAGTCGTAACTCGGACACCTCCTTATGTGAAATTTACTAGGTAAAGTACACATCTGCCCTTTGTTTTGTATTTCGCACTCTGGTTCACTTTTCTCTTTCATTTTCTATATATATTATAACATTGTTTAATAGCATTCGTCAACTATTTTTTTAATGTTATTTCCAAAAAATAGATGTCCGCCCAAGGACTTTCACCAAGGGACGCCAACTCGAGGTTCAAAACAAATTACTGCTAGATGACCTGTTCGATTACCCTCTATATGAGCTGACCTTTATTTTCTTTCGTGTGTCTATATTCCACCACGGACAATAATTATGAAAGGTTGTGATGCCACCCCAATTTTAACCACAGTCTCTGGCACTAGGTGAACTTAATCTCCTAGGAGGGTTCGGGCCCCCGTGCGTCTTCCTTATTTCAAAGCTACGCGGTGGCATGTATAAACTAATTAAATGAGAACCTTTCGCATTTACCTTAAACCGATTAAATCGGGTGTAGAAATGGTAGCCTCGTCACTATACTTGGTATAGTAATTCTCACAAACTATTTTTCTTTCTTTCTAAAATAATTATATCATTTAACACTGCCTCAAATCAAGTTTAAAACTTAAATTTGACTACTTAAATTTCGTTCGGTGTGTTAGAGAGGTTTTTGTTAACCATATTTATCAAACATCTCATAAAACTATGGTGTATTCTTTTAAGTAAGGATTTTTCTCTTATGGTTATGACTCAAGGTCTACCAGCCTTACTATGGCTCACTTTCCAAATATTTCTTTTTCATTTGATATATATATTATATCAAATATTTAAGATAATTTCAAGTTTTTTATAACCCATTTTTATCAAAACTTTTAAAATCTATGGGGCATTCTTTTTGATACTTTATTTCACCGAAGTTACTGCATATCGGGCTCGCTTTCCAATTTCCTTTTTTTCTTTTTCTATATATATTATATAATATTTTGAATGCTTTTTTCAAGTCTTTTTTTCAAAATATTTTTCACAAAACGGTTACCCCGTTTTATTTTTTTCTTTTTCTTTTTTATTACAATTTAATTATATTATATTTCGCTACCTTTTGACAAGTATATTTTTTAATTTTATGCTCTTTGAAAAATAAAAGTATATGGTAGTCTTCCTACTAAGGTATTACATAAGATGAACTTCAGTCACCAGAGAGTTAAATGCCTCATAAAGGAGCTACCTTTATTTCTACTTAACCCACACAAATGTGCCGGAGCTGGATGGGATTGGTACCCATTACTTTCACTTGTAATTTAGGCAATTTTGATACCGCAATCAACGCCCTTGTCGCAGTCTTAAGCTACTCGCACTATCTTCCGTGTCTTATACCCATATTACTATGGTTCAGCTGCGACACTCGCTTATTGGTAATTCAGCTTCCCCTCTTGCCCACCACAGGCAGTGGTTCCACAGTCTCTCTCTTAAATATGGGGCTACCCATACCTAAGCCGTCAAGATGACGAGCGACTGGAAGATATACTTTATCCACAATATATAATCCCCACAATCTACTTTCTTTTCAACCTATTAAAGTCGTCTTGTTATTTAGTTGCCTAAATAACCGTCTCCATCCATTGCTAAGTCTCCCAAGCAACTAAGAAGGGGCTGTAGATTTCCACCCCCTGACTACAATCAGGGTTTTTCAAGTGGTTCATACAATTTTATTTTTCAAAGAGCATAAATATTGTCTTGGTGGCGGCCACGCCGTTAATGTATTAAATCAATTAACATTGTGGTGGCTTCGCCTCGTCAAGACTATATATATTTAAAAAGGTTGTGAACTTGGAGATATAATCTCCTATGAATATTTTAGTGCCTCCGAGACTTACGCTGGGGCTGAGAATCACCTCTTATCCAAATGCTTCTGGGACTTATATAAAATATTCATAGCAAACTATATTTCCTACAACGCAGACCCAAACTCACTCCTACGGACTGCTGGGAGACCTCGTACTGTAAGAGCTGTAAAACAACTCCGCATCTCCGTTTCCACACCTTAATACTCCGATAGAAAATTGAGCATTCAACACGAATTACGGGCTAGCGGCCAATGCTGGGTAATCAATCCTCGGGCGGCAATTTCCGGCTGACGGTCTGTAGTCTCAATTCCCTATCGCAGCACTAAGGCTGCTTAGAAAAAATGGAATACTTAATCGGGGATTAAAACCCCTGTGAGAACAACGCCTGACTCGGGTAGGAGCCGTAAATATCCCCTGCACTTACCGGGTAACCGTTGTATTGTTCTCACAGCGATTTTAATCACTTTTCTTTCTTTTTTTCTAAATATATTATAATATAAATTATAACCTTTTTTCAAGTATTTTTAACATAATTTTTATTTGGTTGCTTGTTACCTATTCTTTTTAATCCTACTCCGAATAATCACTCCGATAGAAGGAAGAAACCTGTTCCCTGTTATCCAAATAAAAATGGCGCCCCAAGTAGGACTCGAACCTACGACCTAACGGTTAACAGCCGTTCGCTACTACCAACTGAGCTACTGAGGCAAAACTGGTTGCGGAGGACGGATTCGGACCGACGACCTTCGGGTTATGAGCCCGACGAGCTAACCTCTGCTCCACTCCGCGATGTATAGCGTCGGTTTTATAGGTAAACCGACAAACTTAATGGAGATAAAAAACTGGTGAAGTATGTCTAGCATACTCCTATCAAAATATTATCAGGTGGAGCGGTCCTATCTCCACGCTTTAACACGGCGTCGCCTTCCCACATTAGGTAATCAACCCTTGCTTGCAGCCTGCTCTAGTTCCCCGGCAAACAGATAATATCTTGATAGCAATATGCTAACACATATTACTTATTTGCTCTATATTTCTCCCAGAAATCAGAAGTAACAATGAAGTCATTCATTTCTACCCATATTTTATTAAAGGTATATATTGCGAATGCTGTTTCCCAAGGCACAATTCTATTTCTTTCAGGTTGTTCTTTATCACATAACTCATACATATAATACATTATGCCATCTCCACGACCTTTTTGTATTTGACGGGCATAAAATCTATCCCCGAATACATCTTCAAATAGTTGCTTGTTTAATCTTTTTATATTACGATTAACCAATCTATCGTCCTTGGTCTTGCTCATTATAATCACTCCTATTCTTTCTTTTTCTAAATATATTATAATATATTTCTCTAGGAGATTTCAAGTTTTAATAGACTTATTTTTTAATTATTTTATTAGCGTCCAATGTTACGCTGTTATGAAACGCATGGATAACATTCTTTAATAGTCCAACAGCTGCGAATATGAAGTAATATCCTGTTATAGTTAGTTCAGGACCTCCTAATTGAGCAACTCCTTTTATAAAGAAATTACCAAAACCAAATAAGTTTAAAAACCACGCTACAAATAGCATCCAAATAATACTTAACATTATTCTTCCTCCTCATTATCTTTCTTTTTTATTTTACATATATATTATATCATAAAAAAATAAGAGAAATCAAGTCTTTTAATAAATATTATCTAACTTAATTTCTCTTTAGGATTAGTCTAGTAAATTTAGTACTTCTTCAATGATTTCTCCTCTATAAAGACCTGTGTTTACAACAGTATCAAGGCTATAAAGATTATTACTAATATCACTAGCAATACTGCGTGCGATATCTTTTTCTTCTTGAGAAAGTTTACTGGGAATTTTTTCTTCCCTGTCATCTTCATCGTCCCAATCTTCCTCGTCTTCCTCATCATCGTCCCAACTATCATCATCATAGTCGTCGTCTTCCTCGTAATCATCGTCGCTGTCATAATCATCATCTTCGTAGTCTTCGGATTCAATCCAACCATTTTCTACTAAAAATGTTTTGAAATCAATATCAGCGTCTTCATGAGCTAGCATCTCACGAATATCTCCAATAGATTTTTCTAATAGTTCTTCTAAACTATCTTCTGTCCAGTTAATATTAGCCATAATTATTCTCCCTTCATCTTAAATTTTTCTATTTCTTTTTTGGCTATCTTATCTTTAGCCTTGTTTTTATAGGTTCTATTATCTAAACACCATTGGCATTCCCATTGATGTCTGCGTCCACCATGATTTCTACAATGTCTGTCTACTGCTTTTGCAAAAGATTGTCCTTTTGTCCCATATTCAGTTCGGTGTTCTTTACCACTTTTTATTGCTTTGCTAAGAGACATAGTCTCACCTCCTATTATGAGGCTGCTACTTCACTCTTTCTATATTTTTTACCAGAACCTTTTGGATGAGCCTTGGCATATTCAGCTGCTGCGTCCTTAAGTTCTTTACCTTTAACTGATAAATACTTAGATGCCATAGGGTTGCTTTTTAATTTCTTATTAGTCTTACCCTTTTTATCTAAATTAAATTGAGTAACAGAGAATTGTGCTTCTCCACTTTTACTTGCTTTTCTCTTTGCCATTTTAATCACCTTTCTTAATAATATTATATTATATATTTATACCTTTTGAAAAGTATTTAACTCAAATTTATGGTGGGAAACAGAGGATTCGAACCTCCTCAACCAAATGGTATTTGATTTACAGTCAAACGCGACTCGCCATCTTCGCCGATTTCCCATAAAAATAATGGCTGGATTTATCCACTTTCCTATGACCCCCGAAGGCGCCACCCGGATTCGAACCGGGGATTGTTAACTTTCTACCTCTCCTATTTCAAGCAGGTTCCCATCATTTTTAATACTTCGCATTTGGACAATCTCTCTTGTATTTATCTTCAAATGCTTGTGTTTTAAAAGCACCCGTATTCATACAAACTAATTCAAAAGACATATAATAGCAATCGTTATCATTCATATAAGAATATACTGATTGACCTGGCTGTAATTGTTGCTCAGGTAATCTAACATTTTGCTCTATTCTATCTTCTGCGACATTCTCGTCCAAAAAGTCCCTTTGTTTTATATATTCAATTAACTTGATGTATCTATTAAGAGCAGCCTTATAATTAGTACCAATATATTCTATTATACTCTCGTAGCCATCATATTCCCTTGTATACATAACTATATAAAACGGTCTTGTTCCTTTCATTTTATACACCAACTTTCTCTTTAATTTGGTACCGGCCGTGGGACTTGAACCCACACACCCATTGCTGGATAACGGATTTTAAGTCCGTTGCGTCTACCATTCCGCCACACCGGCATATATTTCCCCCTGTATTGTTTGTATCCCCAGGAGCTGAGCCACTCCCCTAGTTTCGAACCTAGAGTATTCTAGCTGGGAACCTTCTTCTCTCATCTTATAGAAGTCAAGCACCATATATGAGAAGTGAAAATCTCTTTTTCATTTCTAAATATATTATATAATAAAACCCCGCCTATTTTCAAGTATTTTAGCATAATTGACGGGGATAAATTTCGAATGGCTGCCGGAGCTGGATTCGAACCAGCGCATCCATGAGTCAAAGTCATGTGTCTTACCGCTTGACTACCCGGCAATAAATGGTCGGATTGGCAGGATTCGAACCTGCGAGTTCTCCTGCTCCCAAAGCAGGCGGGGTAACCAAACTCCCCAACAATCCGATAATGTTGAGAAATTCACCATCTCTGTTTTGTTTCCTCACAGCCACATCCAAGCTACGACTTTCACGTAGCACTTCATCCCCTAACATACCCGTCCTCATAATAATCAATTATAGGCAATTATAGGAGCTAACTCCCTTAGGCGTCTTTTTACACCGGCATTATCCTCGTGGATAGGGTCTAGAATTTCTCTATATAATAAGTGCGAACTGTGGCTTCTTGTCCTTTAGGTCAGTCTTTATCCTAGTCCTCACACTCCCCAAGGTCGACTGGGCTGACTTGGATGCTAGGTTACACTTATAAACTAATGGTGGCTTCAGGTGGAATCGAACCACCGACACAAGGATTTTCAGTCCTTTGCTCTACCAACTGAGCTATAAAGCCATATATAAAAACGGCATTTTGAATAGTAATATTGTATCTTAGGTCAAGTAGATTTTCTCCGTGAATTACAGTCCGTTACCAGAGCTGCGCTTTCGCTTCAAAATTACGACATGGGGTCACCCCTCATATAACTTGATTACCACTTAGTATACACTTTAATCTATCAAAATTAACGCTCCGGACTGTTTCAGTAGTTAGCTAAACCGAGTTTCCTCACCGGAATGACGCGCCGTTACTATCAAAATGGTGACGAGTATGGGATTCGAACCCATGAATGCTGCCGTGAAAGGGCAGTGTGTTAACCAATTTCACCAACTCGCCAATTTTAGTAGTTTTTCATGAGTTTACATGGAGCTCTCTAGCACTACAAACTCCTTTCGCCTGAAACATATTACTCCCGTCACGGTATCATCGCTTCTTTATATTATAGACGCTTCGCTCGCCGTGTGTTTTCAGGTAGGGATATGCCAATATACCAATTTGCTCGGGCGTCGGAGTTCAAATAACAAGTCACCGCTCTAGCCTTTACCTTCCCCGTAAGATTTTCAGTTATTTGCTAATTGTATATCCTTCGGGTATCAAATTGGCATATTGCCATATCTCTACAAATAATGGTCCTCGCTCTAGGACTCGAACCTAGGACCCCTTGCTTGTAAGGCAAGTGCTCGTAACCAACTGAGCTAAGCGAGGATGGCTCCCGAACTCTTCCATTCGGGCTCTACTCTTAGGGCATAACTTCTTCTGTTTCCTAAGGTTAATCGCTCTTAAGTTGCGACGCACTATCTATATTAAATTATATTATTATCAAATGGTGGAGAATAGGAGATTCGAACTCCTGACATCTACCTTGCAAGGGTAGCGCTCTACCAACTGAGCTAATTCCCCAAATGGAGCCGGATGGGCAGGAGTCTCACCTGCTTAGTAGCCTAGGACTATTATTCTCACCGACATATATAATAAAGGTAAAGCATGCCGTTGGAGTCCCGCCCATCAGTGCTTTTTTACAATATAAGAGTTCTACTTTATACCCGAGGGCATTCAGTATAACATACCTCTTTCTTAAACCTTAATAAACAAAATGGTGCCGGCTTCAGGACTTGAACCCGAAACCTACTGATTACAGGTCAGTTGCTCTACCGATTGAGCTAAGCCGGCAACTGGCGGTTCCAGGGGGAATCGAACCCCCATCTCCTGCGTGACAGGCAGACGTCATAACCACTGGACCATGGAACCATGGAGCGGATAGAGGGAATCGAACCCTCGTCAATAGCTTGGAAGGCTATAGTTCTACCATTAAACTACACCCGCATATAATGTGAGGCCACGGTCCTCACGCGTGCTTTTTCCTGTTAACTCAGCGGTTAGCCTTTAATCTAAGCAAATCACACTTAGCAAACCTGTGCCGTTTTATTTATATCAACAGCTTAAGCTGTTAATAATAAAGTTCATTGCCTTTCTCACTGTCGCTACGCGGTGGTCGAGCTTTCACGGGCAGTCCGAAAACCTCCGAGGGCGCTTATCTATTTAGTATTTTTCTTAATTGATAAATCAATTATAGCATATTTTTTAGCCTAAAATCAAGTATTTATTTATCTAAAATGCCATAAATTGCATATGGGGTAACAGTATATTTATTTAATACTCTTCCCTTGTAAAGAACTTTTTGACTCTCAACCAATGAGTTATCTCTTAGTCTTAACATTGCCCAAGTGATTTCATTGATTGTTAGTTTCTTTAGGTCTTCGTTTTCACAATCAGCTAGGAGCTGAGGTCCAAAAGCTGAACCAGCAAACTCGTCAGCTAAAACCTTTAATACTAAATCTTGTTTATAACTTAATTTAATTGGTTCAAACTTCTTCATAATCTCACACTCTTTTCTTTTTTATCTATAATAATTATAATATAAAAAGGTATAAGATTTCAAGTATTTTATCCAATATAAGTGCTTAAAATATCATTTTCAGCATAGCGATGATTACCCAATATATGAGGACGCTCTACAGTGAGAATACTACCATCTCCCCTGTTATAGAAAAACCATTGTATTTCCCTAATATTAGGATATAATCCTTGCCCTATTTGTTCTATAACGGCATAATTATAATAACCATCTTCAAATATATCTCCACGATTTCGTGAGATACAATCAAATGCTTCATCTAATTTACGGAAGTACCCAGGAGCTCTGTCATGAGGTATCACATCGTGTATCTCAAATAATTCTCCATCAGGAACTTCATTTATTTTTAATGTGCGAACTAAAAACATAATCACACCTCATTTCAATTTTGGTGCCCCCTACAAGACTTGAACTTGTACGCCCAAAGGACACGTGCTTCTAAGGCACGGGTGTCTACCAATTCCACCAAAGGGGCATTATTTAAGCATATTTAATGCTTTTTGGTAGTCATAGATAGTGAAACCAAGCTGACTGTCACATCTTACTAAAAATGGTAACAAATGACACATATCGCTATCATCATCTATGATAACAAATTTCCCTTTAAACTGATTTTCATCTATCCATCGTTGTATTTCTACACCTCTTTGTAGATATAGTTTTGGAGTTTTTCCAATAACTTCTATTTCAGGATTAAAACCTGACTTAATTAACAGTTCTTGGAGCTGTGCTATATCCATACTATAACGCCAAGTACTTGTTATAACTATCTTATAAGGAACTTTTTTATAAAGTTCATTTAACCAACCAATGGCTTGTTTATTATTTAATTCTTCGTGACCAAATTTATGCACATTGTATGACCAAGTACCATCTTCGGCTTTTTCCCAATAAATGGTTTCGACCACACCGTCAAAGTCTAAAAAAACTATATTCATAAACTCACCACCTATTTTAAAATGGTGCAGGAGGTAGGACTTGAACCCACGACCAGAGAGATATAAGCTCCCCACTCTAACCAACTGAGTTACTCCTGCAAAAATGGTGCAGGTAGATGGACTCGAACCATCGGCAGCTCGCGTATCAGACGAGTACTCTAACCAACTGAGTTACACCTGCAAGTGACGGAGGGTATAAAGTAGCCCTCCCCTCTACATATTTTTTTCGGCTTTACCTATATGTCGGGTTCCTAAAAGTAATCAACTTTCTCCGACAGGAGGTAACATTTGTTCTAAACCCTATATATAATTATCTTATTTTTCTTAATGTTTTTGGCTTTTCCTCTGGTTTTGTATAACCAAATTCACTTGCTATTTGTTCCAATGTTATTTTATTATTTGGAACCCAAATTCTACTAGCCAACTCATATGCAACAATATTAACTAAATCTTGTTGCGAAGTCCCTGCTGCTAGATTTAGTATATTTATAAGTTGATAAGTTGGAGTTGTTTTTAATTCTTTTTCTGTCATTAGTATCTCTCCTTATAAATATGGCGTCCTGTCAGGGACTCGAACCCCAAACCGATGCCTTAGAAGGGCATTGCTCTATCCAGTTGAGCTAACAGGACAATTATTTTTTCTTTTTTGCTTTTGTATATACTTTTGGTTGTTCTTTAACTTGTCCAATTATATTAAAATCTTCTCTTGCAATAACTTCATCGCCCTGTCCATCATTTTTTATAACTAAATAACCAGCATAATGTGGTGCAAAATCTTGTAATTTACCCCAATCATTTTCTCCAAATGGATAAGGACCTTCGTATACATAATCAAAATTTTTTAAATATAACCTCATAATTATGTCCTCCAAAAAATTACTGGCGCCCAGTAGAGGACTCGAACCTCTAAGCCGTTTCCGACCAACGGTTTTCAAGACCGCCCGACTACCAATTATCACAACTGGGCATAATGGTGGGAACACAGGGACTTGAACCCTGGACTCCAAAATTAAAAGTTTTGTACTCTACCTACTGAGTTATGTTCCCATTTCTTAATTTTTCATGCTCCTCGGCATGACAATTACTACAAAGTAACTGGCATTTGTCTACTTCTTTTTCATAATCTTTCAAAGAATGAAAAGTAGCTGCTATACCAAATTCCTTATTTGAGTTTGGGTGATGAAAATGTAAGGCATCTATACATTTATTATACCCACATATTTCACATTTACCCCCTTTATAATTTACAAGGTATTTTTTGATATTCCTGTGTTTAACATTCATGGCTCTTTGTTGCTGTTCTCTATTACCAAGTTCATATTGTGGTACACACTCAAAACAATATTTTCGTGTATGACCATATTTTATAGTTTCAAACTCATTGCCACAAAGTACACATATCTTTTTCATAATTCACCTCTTTTAATCTTTTGGCAGGGGCTATAGGATTCGAACCCATACCCCGGGCTTTGGAGACCCGTCTTTACGGTTTTGAAGACCGCTGTGCTACCATTACACTAAGCCCCTATATAAAATGGGGTAAGATAAGAGACTTGAACTCCTCCCTGCAGTGCCACAAACTGCCGTACTAACCTCTATACTAATCTCACCATATAAAATGGGGCCTAGAAGCCCCTTGTACAACTAGTTACCTATTCCAAATAGAACATTTGAACTATCCCCCAACATAGTAGTAGGATATTTTCCGTCCCATTTATTTATAAGTGCTTCTTTGATTTCTAATTCTTTTAACTTTAATGTTTTGTCAGTAATTTCTTTATTTTGTAATTTCATAACCTCAGCTTCAGCTTTAGCGTTTTCAACTTTCTTTTCGTTTTCAACTCTTGCTTTTTCTAACTCATATTGAGCCTTTTGAGCATTTTGTTGAGCGACTTGTTTTTGTTCTATTGCTTGATTATAAGCATCACTAAATGCTAAGTCTGTAATAGAAAGGTCTACAATAGTAAACCCCCTGTTTTGTAGTTTGTTAGTTAATGTTTCATACATTAAAGCTGATACTTCTTGTCTTTTAGTAATAAGTTCTTCAGCTGTATATTTAGCAGTAACTGATTTTATACTTTCTAATATAGCTGGGTTAACCACAACAGCTTCATAATCTACACCTACAGTTTGATATAATTTATTAGCATAATCCTTGTTAACACTATAATTAACAGCAACTTTTAGATTAACATCTTGTAGGTCTTTAGAAGCTGCACCGTTATCAACTTCAACTTTTTTAGTTCTACAATCCATCAACACAATTTTTTCAATGTAAGGAATTTTAAAGTTAATACCTTCGTTTAGCATATCGCCTTGAACCTTACCAAATTGTGTCTTAACTCCTACATAACCTGTAGGGACTGATTTAAAACTAGCAAATAAAGTTATAATAACAAAAAGAATAATAGCACCTATAATAGAATATTTAACCACCTTAGTTTCATCAACCATGGTTAACTCCTTCCTATATAAGATTATTATTATCAAAAATGGCGCCTGCTATAGGACTCGAACCTATGCGTCGATTACTCGACCTAGCTGTTTAGTAGACAGCCCCCTTAACCAACTTGGGTAAACAGGCAAAAATTAAACAACGGGGGTTACGGCCCCCCGTTGGGGATTTCATGTATCTCCTACAGAGAGTTTCTGGGGTTATATATATAGTAATATTATAACATTACTATTAAAATTATATAATATATATATCCTTACTCACAACCTCGGTTATGTCCACCGTGGACAAAGACTGTCCTAACCCAACAATCTTTATAATGGGGTGGAATTACGATTGCCACGCATGCTTACGATGAGTATTTTTATCTTGGCCCAAGAACTCATACTAAACTTGCTTATAAAGGCCCTGGACTTATATAGCTTGTAATACTAATGCCATTAAATTATTCAGTTACTATTGCAGTAAACTTAGTTTTCATCTTGCCATCAAATTCAGCTTTTTCTTTAGATGCTAAACCTTTAGTTGCTAAAGAACTTAAAGTTGCTCTAACTGATTGAATAGTTAAACCTTCAACTTCATTGATAACTTCTTCGGCAAAAGCACCATCAGCGAATTTTTCTTTTAAGATGTTTAAAATGTTTTCTTGTTTTTCAGTTAATTTCATTTTTTTCACCCTTAAAAACTATTTGTTTTTCCTTTCTTTAATTTTTACAATTTAATTATATCAAATATCAGAGCTAATTTCAAGTATTTTTTGAAAATTTCTGCTCTTCTATAAGAACATATCGTCTGAAACCAACATAGCCATCATTGGTCCGCACGATGCTCTGGCCTCCGGATGTTGAAGATATATCCTTATAGAAAAGCAGAATTCTTCTTTTTAATCTTGACTACTTATTATTAAATCATACAACTCTGATGCATTAGATAATGGTATTGGTGTGCCATCTTCTTTAGTTATACAACCTTCTTTATATTCTTTACCAAAATCAATTTCCCACATATAATAACTTATGTTATCATATTTATCATTCATTAACTTAGATAACAATTCTTCAACCAAGAATATAGTTTTATTATGAACATAACCTCCTCCAAATTCAGGGTCTATTTCTCTAAGAGCATCATTGAACTTTTCTTGTTCTTCACTTAATTCTTGTAATTTATTTATTGTTTCTACAAAAAGTTGTTTGTCCATATGAATACTTATCCTTTCTTTATTTCTAAAATAATTATAATATATTTATTAGTCATTTTTCAAGTATTTTAAATAAAATCTAATACTTCGTCATCGCCCCATCTTATTTGGTTTTCATCTACATATATTTGTAAATAATAGAATATATGACCATTTTTATGAATAACAACTAAATTAGTCTTTTCATAATCATAATAGCTTTGTTCCAAAGTAGTATTAAAATCTGTAATATCTGGTATTGGGACATATCTATATACTTTATGAACTTCTTTTTCTTCTATTACATTATTTTGTACTAGAGTACTTCTATTTTTTGTTAGATTTTTTCCCAATACATATCCCATTGTAAAGTCCATCATAATTATCTCTCCTTTCCATATATTTTTTTCTTTTTCTTGATTATATTATATCAAATCTAAAACATAATGACAACTATATTAAACTATTTTCTTGGTAAAAATATTTTTTACTTATTAAATTATATATATTATATATATTGATTAAATAAATAATATATTATAGTATCTATTGTCAAGTCATTTTTAAAATTTTCTCTACTTAATATATTATATCTCTACTATAATATTATGTCAAGTAGTATTTATTGCTATCTATATTATTTGACAAAAGGAGCTGTGAAATTTTACTAATATTAAAAAACAGCAAAATAATTTATCCTGAGTAAAATATATCTTCCCCTTTTTTATTAAAAGAGTTTACAAATGGAATTATATAATTATATAATCTATTTGTAATTATTAAAAAGCAAAAAAGAAAAAGGAGTACGATGTTATGACAAAATTAAAGCAATTTTTCAAAAAAATATTAAAGAAAAAGAGGAAATGTCCTAACAAAAAATGTAATTATAATACAGGCAAATGTAAATGTACATTAGATGTTTGCCACTATAAAAATAGACAAAATTAATAAAAAAACTTGAATTTAGCAAGTTTAATATTATATAATTATTTTAATGATTTGAAGAAATAGTTTTTCAAATCAATTGGGGGAAGCGCTGGCGCTTGAGAATTGTGATACATACCCTACTATATGAAAACTTATGGATTGATATATTATATGTGGAAACCAAGGAATGATTAGACCGTTAGGTGCTATGAAATTCCAGTAGAAACTTATAGTAATTAGATAGACATAAACTTAAGTGACGGGTAGCCTACTAGGACTTATAAGACTATTAGGTGAATCTCACAATAAACTCAAATTAAGACGCTCCCAGAGACTCGGGATGAGTTGGGTCAGTAGGTGGGAGACTCGAAGCACCGGGGGGCAGTCTAGATGCTCGCGAGGTGTGGGCAAGAATCTACGCAGAATTCCTTTATGGTAAGAGTAAGCCGTAGTTATAAAATCTTGCCCGTCAGCAAATTGAAAATTAAAGGAGGATGCTTTATGGACAATAAAATGTTTTTTTATTATATTAAAGAGTTAAATGATTTACTTAAGCAACCCAATACTTTTAGAAATAGATTACAAATAAGAAAAATTAAAAAGATTATAAATAGAATGATAAAAGAAGCTGCTAAAGCTCAAGCAAATATTGTTTACAACCAAACAGTAGAACTTTATCAAAATATTATGAACTCAAATTTAGATTAAATACTTGAAATTATGAGAAAAAATATAATATAATTTTTATAGAAAAACAAAAAAACTTTTGAAATATAAAGTGGAAAGGTGGGTTTCTATGAAGAAATATTATGCAGATATAAACTTATATTTTGATAATATGAAATATAGTATAGCAGGGGATATTTCTACTAATCGCAAAGAAATGATTGAATTACTTAAAGATTTTGGTAAAAAATTAAACTTAGAATGTAATACTAAAAGTAAAAAGTTTGTTAATAAACAAGGTAAAGAAGTAGGTAGTTACACTCTTACTTCTATAATAATATAGGAAAGGAGAATATACTATGGATAATTTAAGTGATAAAGCAAAAATAGTATATGCTACTCTAAAGATGTTAGGAGCTGAAGGGTTAGAAAATAAAGTGACTTCTTATGCAATTCTAGATTTTATAAGTGAAAATGAAGATTTACAAGAACATGAATTGCTAAAAGATGTTAATGAAACTGACTTTGTAGACATTATAATGGAATTAAACATCAAGAGTGTAAATACTATTATTGCTTCTCTATGTCGTAAAGGCTTGGTAGAAAAAACAGAACCAACTTCTATGACTATTGATGGTCAAAGAAGAAATTTAAGACAATATTTCATAAAATAATTGACAAATGGTATTTAGAAATATTATAATAATAATGTAAAATGAATTTGACGATTATGTCGAGGAAATGCGATGTAACCGTTGTATAAAATGACAAAGTTTCAATTAAGGAGCTATAGGAATATTTTAGGACAAATGTATACAGCTCAAGGGCCGAGGTACTATGGAATAAAGGACGCCTTTAGAAGAATTTGAGAAATTAAAACATTTAGGTTTTTAGAAAAAAGTCGTCAGGTCTAATCAGCCTTAAACGATTTAAGGAGATTAACCAATAAACTTATTATGTATAAATGAATAATATGGTGTATATTTATAGTAATATAAATAAGGCATTTATATTCCCTGCGAAGTTAGTAGGGCACATTTCTGATAAAACATAACGCTTAATAAGTTTAAATAATCTAACGGGAGAAAGAAACTTCCAAGAAAAATATCACGCATTTAGTAGATATGTAAATTAAATATGGCCTGACATATTTAAAGGACATACCATCGGCTGTGAAACTTATGGCTTGCGTTTTGAGTTAAATTGAGACAGACTGTCTCGACTATAAGTGCCAGCTCGGTTGATAGTTTAATAGGAAAAACATTAATATGTAGGTTCGAATCCTACTCATCCTAAATGTCTTTTTGTTTTAATAGGGAGACTTTAGTTTCCCCTTTTATTTATGGCGGTGTAGCTCAGATGGCTAGAGCAGTGGATTCATACCCCACAGGTCATAGGTTCAAATCCTATCGCCGCTACCAAATTTAGCTATATACACAGACGTGTGTGATATAAGGTTACAACTGGGACCAAACTACCAGTGATGCCCTGATGCAGGCTAAATTGAATGCATCGGCCTATTATGGGGATGTTTCGGTTTCGACAGGAACTAACGAACACTCATGAAACAAGTCGCAGGTATGCGTTAAATCCAAACCTAAAAAAATAAATGGAAACATTTTTTCTAAAATCGCTAACAGAGTAAAATCTGTTTTCACTGCAAATGCAGTTGCTTTAGCATAGTCTAAGGCGTAGGCGACTTTCATATGAGTAGTCAGGAAGTGGACAGACAAAAATATGAATGTATTAACTTAGCAAGGTCCACCAATATTGAGATTTCCTAAAACAATTTCTCTATTGATTTACTAAAAGTTTTAGGCTACCCCCAAGATTTGTTAATTGGGTAGGGTAAGTAGATAGAACGAAATTAACTAAGCTTGTAAGAAAGTAATGACTAGTAAATTGGTTTTTGGACACGAGTTCGATTAACTATAGTCGACCTAATAAGTAATTATTAGTGGAAAAGTAAACTCAAGACGGTGAAGGCTAAGTCGTAAGATATGCTAACGCTGCGCTAAACCTATTGGAAACAATGGGGGAACGCCCAGAGACTCAGAGAACACCTAAGGATTTAATCTATGGTGTCGCTCGGATGGAAAAAACGATATTCAAAATCTCTTTTATGTGCTTTCATTTCATCGGTATATTTACCATTTCTTGGTGTTAAGTTATTATATTCATTAACAAGAAGATTTGCTCGATATACTTTTGAAGGTTCAAGCATAAAAGGAAGCACTTTAGGTAAAAGATTTAAAACCTTATTACCAACTAAAGTCCAGTGCCAACTTTGTTTATGATTTTCTTTGTAAACTTTGTTGGATACTATGGTTCCTCCAAAGTGAGATTTTAAATATTCTAAAAAAGAATAAGTTGTGCTAGTTACTGACAATGTTGGATAACGGAATTCATTATAACTATGTATTTTAGTTAAGGTAATTGTCCCTTCTCCATCAATTATTCCAGCTGTGTAAGCATACATTATTTGATTTTCCATAAATGTTTACCTCCTATATTTGGAATAGGGTTATATATCCCTCTATTCTAATAGTATATAGGATGAAGGAATAGTCCAAACTTTTATGAAAATAGAAGATTATTTGTCTCGTCATCTCCACCATATGCCCTGAGCAGTTTTTAGAGTTGAATGGGGGCAGAACCCATAGGGGCACCTAATAAGAAAGGCTCTGACAGTGTGAGTGAATTACGCTGTCTCACTTAAATGGAAAGCTTTCAACCTGATTTGGTCAGGCTGGGGTTGTTATGAAACAATGCTGTTAGAGCTTAACTTTTTAGACAGCGTAAAGAAAGAGGCGATATTATGAGAACTTTATATAAGTATTTTGTATTTAGCGATGTACATGGCGAATATGATGCTCTTATAAGAAGTTTGGAAGAAGCAGGTTATGAAAGAAATAATCCTACTCATAAATTAGTTAGTTTAGGAGATGAATTTGATAGAGGACCTGATAGTCGTAAAATATATAATTTTTTAATACAAAATCATGCCATATGTGTTAAAGGTAATCATGATGTTATGTTTCAAGAGTATCTAGAAAAAGGTATGGATGGAGAATTTGTATTATTTAATATATTACATAACGGATTAGGTGAAACAATTAAAAGTTTTACTGGTTTGCTGGACAAACAATTTAGTATAGAAACTTTACAAAAGGCAAGAGTAAGTGTACAAAGTAGAGATAGCGTTCTTCGTTGGCTACAAAATAAACCTTTGTTTTATGAAACAGATACATTTATCTTTGTCCATGCTGGTATTAATCCAAAATTAAGAGATTGGAAAGATACTGATGAACACTATGCACTTTGGGATATAGAAGATAGCCATAAGAGCTGTCCTAATGTAGGTAACAAAGTTGTTGTTATAGGGCATCATCATGCTTTTAGAGTAAGACAAAATGGTCTAGAAAATGGGAATGGTGACCCAGATTTAAGCCAAATAGATATGCATACGAATAGTCGTGATGAAAATGGTAATTATCACTATTTCAAATTACATTCTTATGGTAACACTGATGAAAATCGTCCTTATGTAGGAGGAAATAAAATAGCTATCGATGGCTGTACTAATTTAACTAAAAAGGTAAATGTTTTAGTTGTAGAAGATTATGAAAAAGAAGACCCTAAACCAGAAAAAGAGCCATCACCTGAGCAAGGCCCTAATGAACCTCATATAACAGTAACACAAAATGGATACACAATAAACATGGAACCTCAATGGTATAACTATGTAGATATGGGAACTACAGCAGCAGGTGGAGTATATACTACTACAACTGGTAGAATATAGGAGGATAAATATGAGAAAACAAATCATAAGTAAAGATGAAGAAAAACTTAATATAGTAATTCTTTCAAACGAAGATTTAGGTATAATAGTTAAAGGGATAGCTCGCTGTCATGCTGAAGATGAGTATAATAAAGAATTTGGTATATCATTAGCAAATACAAGAGCTTGGCTAAAATATTATGAAAAATTATCTAAGTCTACTGTAAAAAAATTACAATGGGCTGAAGAAATAAGAAAAATCTATGAAGAAGAAATATCTCGTTTAACTACTACTAAAAAATTAGCAGATACTAAACTTATTGAAATTAAAGAAGAATATAATAAAATGATAGAAACTATTTAGTTCCCCTCTATTTGGTAGAAGATTTGAATATATATTCAAGTTTTCTACTATATGATGGAGGTGTCATATGAAAAAAAGTAGAATAAGAGAATTAAGCGACCAAGATTTCTGTGCTTTAGTAGCATCTAGTTATTCATATAGTGATATCCTTAGGGCCTTAAAATTAGGGACAAAAGGAGGTTCATCTACGGATATACTTAAAGCTCGCATAAAAGAATTAGGATGTTCAATAGAGCATTTTAATAGACGCAAGAGTGAAAATGTAAAAAATATAACTCAACCTTTAAGTACCATATTAGTAGAGAACTCGTCATATCATAACATTTCTCGTCTAAAAGAAAGACTTATTAGAGAAAAGAAATTAGAATATAAATGTGCTATATGTGGCAATCCTGGAACTTGGCAAGGTAAAAAGCTATGTTTACAATTAGACCATATTAATGGTATTAATGATGACCATAGATTAAATAACCTAAGATTTTTATGTCCTAACTGTCATTCTCAAACAGATAATTACAGTGGGAAAAATAATAGGGGGTAGGCGACGGTTGCCGACGAGTCTCCAAAACTTGTGTCGAGTGGGTTCAACTCCTACATCCCCTGCCATTTTTTTTGTAATGGAGGAATAATTGTGAACAATAATAAAAAAGAATATTAGGAAGTCGGGGCAAATAGGAAAGTCCGCTTCCTATATTAGCAGTAATGCTTAAGCATAGGCATAGGCCAATGTGTTGTATCCTGGAACAGGCGGCCCAGGGCCCCGTCCTATAATTCTTCATTTTCTCGCAGGGGGTATTTTCCCCCGATTTTATGTCCCCATAGCTCAACTGGATAGAGCGTTGGTCTACGGAACCAAAGGTTGAGAGTTCAATTCTTTCTGGGGACGCCATGAAAAAAATAAGGAGATATGATATTATGCCAAAATTTATAGGCTGAATTCCATTCAGAGAAATTAGCAAAGAAGCTCCATATGATAATATTCATAGAGAAATTATCATACGGCATTTAATAGATAATAATTATATTATTTGTGGAGATACTCATCAATCTAAATATATTCCATTATTTGATGATGGAGATATGATGTTAACCATGAGGAGCTGAGGAGATTTAATGGCTGAGGCGTTAAACCGCAAAGATGCTAATAATCATTATAGATATTTAGATTTTTATATGGCATACACTTGTCCTATTAAAGAAAATTTACCTAAAACTTAGAAAAATTATTGACAAGTGGTATTATCATTTGATATAATATATATAGATAAAATTAATAAGGAGGAAACAATATGGGAAAGATATATGTAACAAGTGATACGCACTTTAATCATAAAAATATAATAGAGTATTGTAACCGTCCTTATTCTTCAGTAGAAGAAATGAATAAAGCTCTTATAGATAACTGGAATTCAGTGGTTACTGATGATGATACGGTTTTCTTTTTAGGAGACTTTTGTTTAGGTAATAGAGATGAGGTAATTAAGTTTGGTTCTCAATTAAAAGGTAATAAAATCTTAGTAATTGGCAACCATGACAAAGTCACGACAACAGCTTATACTGAAGCTGGCTTCAAAACTATTTATAAAAAACCTACAATTATAAGGTTTGATGAGTTTGATATAACTATCGAATTTTCACATGCTCCTCAATATCATGAGGATAATCAATATCCTAATATACACGGGCATGTACATGACCAAGTAGTAAATAACGCGAAACATTATTGTGCTTGTGTAGAAGGCAATGATTATAAACCCGTTTTATTAGATAATATAGTAAAATACTTCAAGGAACATGAATAGTTCCTATATGCCATGGTACCCAAGGGGTCTAAGGGGCTGGTCTGCAACACCAGTATACATTGGTTCAAATCCAATCCATGGCTCCATTTAATAAGAGGTGTATTATGAAACAATGCAACACTTGTAAAAAAGTTAAACCAGAAAGTGAGTTTTATTGGAAAGACAAAGCTCATACAAAATTAAATGGTAATTGCAAATTGTGTTCTAATAGAAGAATGGCTGAACTTAGACGAGAACGATACGATAAAATCGCTGAGTACAAAGCATTCAAGAAATGTAAGATATGTGGTGAAGATAGACCCTGGTGTTTAGATTTACACCATGTAAATGGTGATGATAAGGAAAGAGCAATATCAGATATGCTACGCAAAAATGTGTCTTGGGTTAAAATATTAACCGAATTAGCAAAATGCGAAGTACTATGTGCTAATTGCCATAGAGATTATCATTACCAACATAAATAATTTTGTTAAAAAATATTTTATCAAAGACTTGAAAATTGGTAAAATATTTGATATAATATATATATAATTTGAAAAGACAAATTATAGTGCTCTTTGAAAATAGAATTATTTGTTACTCGAACAAGGATAGGTTTCGTCCTAAGAGTAGGCTCTCACACGATGCCAAAAGCTACGTCAAGAGTTCGGAAGAACGAGGGAGAGTTGTTGTCGAGTTAACAAGTGTAAGGTATCACTGATTCCGTGGGACAAGGTTATGTGCGAGTTGGCGTCGCAAACAGACCGAGGCACTTCCCTCTGCGGTTGAAATAAGGAAGCAGTGAGTAGCAGGCATAAATCCGTATAGTTACTGAAAAAAGAAGAACCTTGTGTGTTAGGGGTAAGCAATCCCCTCTATACATTATGACAAAACTCCGGCCAGAGTGGAGTCGTATAGTAGCTTTATACTTATTCATTATGTTATTGATATACGCTGGAAGATGTATATCCAACTTAAGTTGTAATCTAATAACGGTGAACGCTGTAGGATGCTGTGGCCATAACCTATGAAAAAAGGTCAGGAGCCTGATAAGGCGAAGTGGGCAGGCGAAGGCATAATGAGCATAAGGAAAGTCAATAAGCGTACTGGTCCATGTCTTAGCATTACCAAGCCGGGGGTGCGAAAGAAAGTGAAGGATAACGGTTGAAACGTGTTAAAGCGTGTATAACAGTCGTGCTTATGGGCATACAAGAAATCCGTTTAGAAGAAAAACAATGGTTTGTTTACAAAATCATAGGCAAATAGTGATTTTGACTTTACTCCAGTTCATGCCGAGCTTATAGAGTATTGACCTCTATCTTGTGACTGAATACGCGGTTAGCTTGAAAAAGACTTGAGGGTATGCGATAGTCCCTCCAAATAGTTCTATTTTCAAGGAGCATTAGCTCCTAAAGAAAACTTATTTTAAAAGTTTTCACAAGGTTATATTTTATATTATAATATTATTGTAATATGAAATAAGTTTTATATTATAATATAAAGGAAGGAGAAACAATATGGCAATGTCAAATTATCGTGATGCTTATGCTGTTTTCCATTTGCTTGACAATAATGCTCGACCATATTTCAAGGACGCGGTAACATTCTGCTTTGATGATGTCTATAATAAAGATGACCATCTAATTGGTGCAATGTTTAATTATGTAGACGATTGCACTGAATTAGTAGAAACTATTAGCAAATTGAGAGAAGACGAGTTAATACCAGTATCTGTTAATAGACCTGCGTTTGTAAACTCAGGGCTTATGGATAAATTAGGTTTAGACTCAGGCGTAGTTGTAGCAGCTAAAGATGATTTAGTAGCAGTATATTTAGGAGTAGTAGAATTAACTGATGATATTGAGACAGCTTATGTAGAAGATTTCTCTTATAATGACGACTGCGATTTACTTCAAGAAACAGAGTATTATCGTCTAACTGAAAAAGGTCTTAAGTACCTAGCAGAACTAGAAGAAGCAATGCGAAATGAAGATGAGCACGCATGTGTTTGTCCTGAAGAAAGAGAGGAAAATAGTACTATGGATAATTTATTTGGAAACTTAGGTTTCGGTAAGTTAAGAGACTACCGTTTCAAATTATCAATGAATGGTATTGCTGTTGAACAACCTAACGGTAAATATGTTGTATACAACAAAGACAACAATGAATTCGTTGATGTAACAAATACATTATTTGATATCAAAGACGCTCTATTCTTATTACCAGCAGTAGAAGTAAATGCTGGAGACACAGTATTACACGAAGGAAAAGCTTACTTCATAGTTGATACAACTAATGAAATTAAAGCAGTTTCTTACGAAGACTGTACTCAAACAGTTTTAATACCTAAATCAACAATGTTTGGTATTAAATACTTCCAAAAAGTTTTCTCTATGTTTGGAGATAACTTTGCTGCAACTGGAGATTTATTCTCTAACCCAATGATGCTAATGGCATTAATGGATGGTAAGGATAGCGACTTAACTCAACTAATGTTATTAAGTTCTTTAAACAAAGGTGAATTAGGAAGTAATCCTATGGCTTTAGCAATGTTATTAAAAGGAGATAAAAGCAACGACAGTTTATCAACTATCGCCTTAATGTCAATGTTTAATAACGGAACTAATCCATTTGCACCAAAGAAAACTAAAGTAAACAAAGAAAACTAATATCTTAGGGAATATTATTCCCTGAGATGAGAGTACCTATACCCTACCTTTCCTTTTAGGTACTTTCATCTCAAGGAACAATATTTATTACATAATAATACCGGTTAATTTCGCATTGTTTCCTTGTGTTTTATATAGTACCAACTTAATCTATTAGCTATTATGATTATCCAGTTAACGGTTGGTTGGAGTGATGACCTACCTCCGGATAGCGATTCATCAATAACGATAACATAATAGACGGTTAAGTCCATTTGGTTTTCTCGTGTTACAGGAACCTGGGGGATAGAGGATACGCGAGTATCCTCTTTTTCTTTTTTAACCTAGTATATTTTGTTATTTAGGTTTATATAATATAAATATATTAAAAAATATAAAACAAAGCGGAAATCGGTGTTTTTAAAGCCAATAAAGGTATATTTAATTATAATTTAATTATAATTTTAAAAAGAGGTGTTAATATGGATTTACTATTAGCAATAAAAAAATATTGCAACAAATTAATTGAATATGGATATTATCCTAAAGACAAAAAACCAAGTATAGGAAAGTTAGAAAAAATGGCGGACTTATGTATGGCAAATAAATTCCGTAAATTAAGTCGTTATGTGCCAAAAGATGCTAATGATGAAATTAAAGCAGAATTTGAAGAATTAATGGATAAGATAAAGGAGATAGTAAAGAATGAAAAAAACATTTAAAGTAATGTTAACTATAGGTATATCATTATTAGTAATTAGCTCTATAATATTTAATAGTGTAATCATTAGTAAAGATTTAAAGCTACATAAAAAAATAGCTGTCATTACAGAAGAAAAAAATATTTTAGAGGAAGAAAAAGTTCAACTTGAAGAAAAAGTAATGGTACTTGAAGGAGAAATAATTAATAAGGATAACGAAATTATTGAATTGAAAGAACAAATTACAGACTTAAAAAAAAAGTAATATCTTGGGATGGTTCAAAATTAACAAAAAGTAAAGGAGTTAATTATGGACCAAGCGGTAAAGAAACTTATTATAATCTTCCTATGGGGGGCGTAATAAAAATTATGCGTAACCTAGGTTATAATGAAACTGATTATCCATATTGGGTTAGAGATGACGGAGCCAAGATGTTTGGTAACTATATTATGATAGCAGCGAACCTAGAGCTAAGACCTAGGGGTACCATTGTAAATACCTCTCTAGGTAAAGGTATTGTTTGTGATACGGGAGGTTTTGCTAAAGACAATCCTACACAAATAGATATTGCTGTTAATTGGTAGAGCTGATTTTTGTCAGCTCTTTTTTCTTTTTATACTTTTCACAAGACAGCTAATTATTATATAATATATTTAGATAAATAAATAAAAGTTGAAAGAAAGGAGCAATCATTATGCAACAGAATTTATTTGAATATCCAAGATGGACAATTTTATTAAGTACAGAAAATGCCGAAGATTTTAAGGAAGATGAGTTTAAAATAATATCTAAGCAAAAAAATCAATTTGATGAAGAATTCACAATATTAGAGATAGAGGCTTTAACTGTAGATTGCCCATATACAGCCGACGAAATATTAGATATTATAACAGATGCAATAGCAATTCATGAAGAATTTACTAATGCTATAGTTATTAGAGAAAATGATTTGTATGATTTAGGAGAAGACTTATATACTTGGGATGGGTCTGGAGAAGTGTTTTTAAGTGACATGCTAACTGACATAGAAAGACTTAATTTTCTTATGAATTATTTATATGAAGAATACAAAACATTGGTAACAGTAGATAAAATAAAAATTAAATTAACTAAAGATGGTGAGCCCGTCTCTTTAACAGACAATATGGAAAAGTTATTTACTAATGATGTATATTCTTCAATATATGAAAACCAAGAAGACATCTTATGGTGGCCTGAAATAACTAGACATGTAGGATTGTTTTTAGTTGTCTTGAATGAGGAATCAGATGATGATGAAAGAAAATTATTACCTATTCCTAGATATGCTGATAGATATGATGATTGGGATTATGATGATTATAGTTATGATTATGGTTATGATTATGATGACAGATATTATAGAAGGACATAAATTATGATTAAAAATATAGGATATAGTGAATTTGTTTTATTAATTGATGATGCATCTAAAGAAGAATTTGACCAAAAAGTTGAAAAATTCCAAATGATAGCTGACATAGTATCTGAGTATGATATTAAAACTAAAAAAAATCACTACTGGGTTGTCCAGTTAGTTGTATTACTTGAAAACCGAAGTTTAGAAGAGCTATGCAAATTTGTATATAAATATTTCCCATTTATAGCTATGCGTCAAAATAATAGTACATATATATTAGCATCTGATAAAAAAACTTTCAAAGATATGGTTAATGATATTTATAGCAAAGAAAAGAAAAAATATTTTCTTTATGATATGTTAAGTATAGATGAAAGATATAAAGCATCTTGTAATACAGGAATCGAAATCGACCCCCTTTCAAGAAACAGATTGTTACATAATGAATCTGGTTCTATATATTCGTTAATATATAATGAAGAATGTATATTTTTATTTACAAATGAACCAGAGATAACAATAATGGATGAAAGCTCTGGAGAAGTAAAAGAGCTGGATATTACTGATGGGTTGGGAATTTTTGATTTTCATGTAGCAGTTTTAAAATAAAAATCTTGAAAAAGACTAGTAAAAAATGATATAATTTTTATATAAAGAAAAAGAAAGTGAGTGATAAGAAAATGACAGATTTAAAAGTACCCGCAAATATTAGTCATACAGTATTGGTACATGCAGGGTCATATAAAAGTTTCTTATCTCAGTTAACAATAAAATTTCCTCAACTAAAACCTAAATTTATAAAAAAAGTAGCAATACATTATTTTATAATTCAGTTAGAGGATGTTGGAGAGAAAGCTATATCAAAAAAAGATATATATAGTTTACCTCTTATGGCAATGAGAGAAGAATTTAGCAGTTATATATTTTTTAAAAATGTTAGAAGTTATAATAATGTTTTAAAAAGAATGTGTGACGGTAATAATAATAAAAATGCAGCATATGATTTATTACAACACATGATGACACCATTTGAAAAAAGTAGAATATTAAACTTGTGTGATGCAAAAACTCTAACTATTGAAGAAGAGGAAGATAAAGAAACTATAATAACAAGTTATAGTGGTGAAGCATTAAAAAGTATGGAAGTATTGAATAAGTTATTTTCTTTAAATAAAGTAGAAGTAGATAATGTTGATTTGGCATTTAATGAGTTAATAAAAAAAGAAACTTGGTATATAGGAATACATAAATAATGACTCCAAATTTAAGGTTCAATAAAAAATTAACTCGTAAACTCATTAAAGCAATTCCTAAAAATGATTATAAGCCAACGTTATTAAATATTGAATGGAACATGGACCATGGAAATAATGTTTATGGGCTAATTGACGATTCAGGCTTATTTAACAATACTGTATTCTTCTTACAAAGAGTTGAACCAAATAGATATAGATTAGTTGTATCAGATGGTTCTCCAGTTTGTAGTTTTTATCTTATAGACGATATAGAAAAGTTCTTAGATATAATAGGAGTAGAAGTATTAGAATTAGATAATCCTGAAGAAATCCGTCAAGCATTAGAAGAAACAATTCTTATACCTAACACTGGTATTTTAATGATAGATGGAGAGGAAATATATTTATATGAGCACCGTAACTACTAGAGTGCCTAGAATTGGGGATATATGGTTAGTCCATTATCCCTACCTTACTCCAGGCAATATGGAAAAAATTAGACCCGGAATTATAATCGGTTTTAAGAATAATGATGAAGTAATAATTCAAAAACTTACTACTAAAAAAAAGAAATATAATAAAGAATTTGTACATCCCAAATTAAAAAGAAAAACTTATCTTTCTCCAGAAAAAATGAGTATACAAGATTATAACCTAATTAGATATATAGGAAAGGCGAAAATATAGGAAGGTGAAATTATGATTACAATAGAAACTAAAATCAAATTAAATGAATTAGAAAGTCTTAGTGGGATAAATGGGTTATATTTAATTAGATTAGCAACTAAAACACCTATGACATCAGAAGTTGCTAAAGACGCAATTATTAATCACTTAATGAGTGAAGTAGAAATAAAATATCGTGATGTCAACAATACTAGTGTTTTTAGAAAAAATACTTATTTAGCAGATTTAGAAGTATTAAAAAAATCACTAATAGTATTTGATAAAATAGATAATTATAATGGAGATTATGGTACAATAGAATATCACCAAATGATTTTAAAGATAAATGATGAAGATAAAGAAAGAGCAAAAACAAGAACTACTAACTTAAATAAGTTTACTTATAAATTTATGCAAGATATATATGGCATGTATGGAGAGAATTGGAAAATGCCAGCATGTCCTATGCCTTTTATATATACTATATCATATATCTTTCCTGACAGAGGAACTTGCGCTTTAATGATATGTAATAATAATGATGCATCCTTAAGCAAATTTATAAGTCAAGAGTATAAATCTAGTAAACATATAGCAATTAGTTTTGATACTAATGTAAATAAATGCTATAATAGAAGTTCTATTATTAAAATAAATTGTAGAATATATAATACTTTGCAAGAAGCATTTGATAATAAGACAAACGAAACATTAGGAATAGACCAATATGACGGTTTATTTGGAAGGTTCAGTTTCTTCACTTATAAAAATGACATGCACGGTGGTATAAGAATAAACATATTATATAAAAATAAACCAAAATTATTATGGTATAAAGATATGGCAATATTTTATGACGGAGAAAAGGCATTAGGAGATGCACAAGAATATTTCGATACCTGGGAAAAAAGAGGAATAAAACAAATAGATATTCTTCAATTTTGTCATAATAAAGATTTCTTTTATCAAGATTCTGCAGGTACTATTAATCTAGCAAATAAAATGGTATTATTATTTTTAAGACAAGATAAAATTGATTTACCAAGAACTGAAATTACTTTGCGTAATAATAGAGGTTTTAAAGGAATGGTTGTTTATAATCTTGGCAAGAATCAAAAGAGAACTTATTTAGAAATAGGCTTTGGTAATAGAACTCCTAGTGTATCTCAATATTTTGGTTCAGTTGTTGTCCCAGTAAATGATAAAGATATACAAAAAGATGCCTTAAGAATGATAAGTGAAATGATAAAATTTGCTTTACCAACTGATATATTAGAAGAAAATATAGATTTTCCTAGTTGTTTTGAAGCTTATAGAAAATATTTATTAGACATTGTAGAAAAATCTGCTCCAGATACTTTATCTGAATGGTTTGAATACTGTACTCGCGCATCTAGACAAAATGACAATAATATCGTTAGTGCATATGAGAAAATGAAACAAAGTTTAGAAAGTGAATATAAAAAACTAAGTTTTTATCTAAATCACTACGATTTTTCTAAATGTATGCCAGTCCCTCGTATAACAACTGATGAAAAACTAATACAAAATTGTTATAAATGTTTACACATAGAACCAAAAACTGTTATAATTAAATCAATAAATAATAGAAATATTAAAGCAATAGAAGAAATTCAACCAACAATAAGTTTTATGGTTATAGACAAAAAAGGAAAAATCCTTAAAAATGATTATTCTATTAATAAGTTTTATAATGGTAAGACGAATGAAGTTGAATTGCTATATAATAAATTGAAAGGAGAGGTAATTCGTGATAAAGTTAAAAATAGGAGATAACTTTTTAATAACAACACATGAAGATTATATGATGAAAGACTTCATCATTTATACTATGAGTTGTTTTAAAGGTCATAATAAACTTCTTTTAGGATTTGACCCAACTTTCCGTGAAGACAATTATTCGGATTACCTTAAAACCCTAAGAGAAGAACAACCTAAAGAATTATTCATTTTAATAGATACATCATTAAGACCTACATATAATAAAGAGCAAATAAAAATTGTACACATGATAGGGTTAAAAACTCTTATACCTCAATTAAAAGAGATTTTACCTAATACAAAAATAGCGATAGTTAAAGTTCATAATAAAAAAGATAGTAGAGAATATAAAATAGGCAAAGATGTATATGAAGCATTAGAAATAAATGACAAAAGTATATTAAAATATTTAGATAAATTAGATGAATATAAACTTTTTGCTAATAGATATAAAGCAATCCCAGGAGAGCTTAAAGTTATTAACGAAAATATAAAACAATTATCTAAGGAAAAGAAAATAAGCGACAGAATGGTTACATTAGAAGATTTAAAATATCTTAATTTAATAGATACGGCAGAGCTTCATAATGATAGTTTAATTATAACAATTAAACCTGTCCCTATTTATCCATCTGAGCCTTTAGGATTAAGTTTTACAAAATCAAGCTTTGAAAAAAATAAGTATTTAGCTAAAGCGGCTGAATATATATATAAAGGTTGTCATTTTGGAATGGTAGGAACAAGAATAGCTATTCGCCCAAACTTTACTCCTGAGTTTATTGAAACTCTTGACCATAAGTTTGATGATATGTTTGCTCGTAACAATTGGTCTAATATAGGATATTTACATTTCGGAAAAGGACATCTATGTGGTGGAGAATTCAATGATGTAATAGCTCATACTGCAGAGCATGGCCTTGAATATTATTTTATGTGCTTAAAGCAATATATTACAACAGCAAATATGAGAGATTATGCAGGTAAAAAAGTATGGTGGTACCCTATATATGATAATAACAATAATTTAGTTTATTGTGCTGGTCTTGATATATTAAGAGATAATTTATTATCTCAATCATTGCCAGCTGAATATAAAGAGGAAATAAAAAGCTTGGATTGGGAAGGATTCTTAAAATGGAAAGAAAAACATGGAGTAAGTTTTAATAATTTACAAACTCCATACAATTCCGATAGCGTAAGCGGATATTCAGGAAGAGAAGATACATTCTTAGAGTATTGTAAAGAACATAACCTTGAATTATATGAAGAATTAAAGAAAGGAGCTAAATAAAATGGCTAAAACGGTTACATTTTTAGATAATAGATACGAACTTTATATTTTACCTTTAGCAAGACAAAAAATGGAAATGTATTGCGATTTATCAGAAGGAGAAATAGGATGGCTAGCTTATGTAGAACAATTTGATAAGAACGGCTTCTTAATAACTGACTGTGCTTTATTAAAACAAGAAGTTCATGCAACAACAACTGAAATAACAGCGGAAGGACTATTAGAATTTTGGAATAATACAGCACCTGAACAACAAGGTAAAATAAAATTATGGGGACATTCTCATGTAAATATGAGTCCTTCTCCATCTGGTCAAGATGATAGTCAAATGGAGTATTTTAAAGATGGTAATCCTTGGTTTATTAGACTTATCACAAATAAAAAAAGAGAGTATCATATTGATATATACGATTATGAACATGGCATTAAAGTTCATATGGACCAAGCCGATTTAAAAACTTATAATCCTGAAGCAAGTGAACTTCGTAAAACAATAGAAGAAGAAATAAAAGATAAGGTAAGTAAGAAAGAATATAAGCCTGCTACTACTTCTACAAATACTGGTTCAGCTTATAAAGGTTATAATTATAATAGAGGCTCATCAAAAAAAAGCGAAAAAAAAGATGCGCCTATACTAAAAGACATCGACGTTAAGTATGTTAACTCATTCGACGAAGTATTAAATGACCCTAATTATTGGCAAAATATTTTAGATTAATTTTTAAAAAAAACTTCACAAACGGTTATAAAATATTATATAATATTATTGTAATATAAAAAAGATATTATATTATATTATATTTTAAGAAAGGGGAATATAATATGGACTTAAGTAGACACATAAGTGTGTTCTCACCAGATAATGTTAAATATCCTATACATATAATAGGTGTAGGAGCAACAGGTTCGTTTGTTGCGATGGAATTGGCGAGAATGGGTTGTCCTGTATTAAACTTATATGATTTTGATGATGTAGAAATACACAACATCCCAAATCAATATTATGATACAGAAGATTTAGGTAAATTAAAAGCTGAAGCATTAGCTGATAAACTTAAAGCAATTAACCCTAATATTGTTGTAAATGTAAATACAACAGCTGTTCTACCAACACATGATGATGAACACAGAGGCATAGACGAAATGTCTGGGTATGTATTCTTATTAGTTGACAGTATGAAAGTTCGTAAAGAACTTTGGACAGCAATTAAAGAAAATAAGAATATCGTTCATTGTTGGGAAAGCCGTTTAGGTTCAGACCAAGCAAGAGTTTATTCTCTTGATATGAGCGTAAAAGATTTTAGTAAGTATGAGGTAGACTTCTATGATGATGACAATGCAGAAGTATCAGCTTGCGGAACATCAATCACAGTATTACCAATAGTACTTCAAACAGCTTCTCTAATGATAGTTCAATTTATTGATTTAGTTATGGAGAAGAGTGGAACTTATTTCTTCAAAACAATCTTCGATAACCATTATAATAAATATGAAGAAAGTTTTGATGAACCAGAAGTATTAGAAGAAGTTCCAGTTGCAACTCAAGAAGATATATTTTAAAAAATTGCAAAAACTTACAAAAAATACTTCACAAAATCTAATATAATTTGATATAATTATATTGTAAATGATTAAAGAATAAATCATTTAAAATAAGTAAAGAAAGAGAGGAAATTTTCATATGGAAAACATTTATTCAGTAATAATCACAAAAGTACCAGGAGGAGCTAATCCAGTTATCAGTCACGGAACTGAAACAGTAGCTGAATTATTCGCAACTGCATTCAATGGAGAAAGCATCAACGGTTACCAAATCACAGTTGGAGGACAAGCAAGAGAAGCTTCTTATGTTCCTAGAGCTGGTGAAAATATCACTGTAGCAAAAATGATTAAAGGTAACTAATCCTTTAATAACTCTTTAGATATATAAGTGGGGAGATTAAGTTCTCCCCCGGATATCCGAATATGAGTTACTATAAAACCTTGGAGCGACAGAACAATATTATAATTTAAAATCATATAGAACTGACTTCAAGGGATATAAGAAACAAAATTAGCAGATTGAGGAGGATAGTTTGATGGCTTGAGTAAAGCCGTCGCTCCATTCTTTTAATATAGTATCGAAGGGTGTCAGTAATGACTACCCTTCTTTTTTGTATGAAGCTATCAAACCATTTTAGCAAAATAAACTAGCGTAAAACGATTAAAATCTTTTTATAATATAATTTATTTATTAAAATATAAAAAGCGATATACGCCACAAAAATTCGTTAAATTTTAAGAAAAAAAGCCTTTTTAAAAAATTAAAAAATTAAAAAAGTTTTCCATTTAGACTTCACAGAAGGTTTCAATATATGATATGATATGGAAAACAAGGAGGAAAATAATGAAGATAGAAGACAAAGATACTCAATCAGTTAATTATGATAGCCATATGGCCGACATAAAAGACATAGTAGCTGGGGTAAGCTCTCTAATAGACGAGCATCCTAAATTAAAAGATATGAACTTCGGTTTATTCTATCAACATGGACGTTTAGGTTTCGTAGATTTAGATGCGTTTGCAAATTCCACTAAAGCAAGATTAAATGTGGACGGCGAAGAAAAAAGTTTAACAGAATTAAAAAAAGATATTGACAAAAATGAAGAATAACGATATAATAGACTTGTCTTAAATTAAGGAGGAAAATATGGCAAAAGAAGATTTAAAACAAATGTTAAACAGAGTAACCATTCAAGGTACTCTAATGGACAATTCCATTGAAAACAAAGTGGATAAGAAAGGTCGTAAATATTTATCAGGAGAATTAGAAGTAATGACTGATAACGATTATATTATCCCAATCTCTGTATTCGCTTATGAATTAAAGAACTCAGGCGAAAAGAATACAATCTATGAAAGATTAGCCAAAATGATAGACTATCCTTCAGCTAGAACTGTAGGTGTGCAAAAGGCCCCTAAGATAGCAGTAAGCAATGCTCGTATCGAAGATAACAGCTTCTATTCAGAAAAAGATAATAGAATTGTTAATAACTGGAGAATAGGTGGTTCATTCGTTAGAGCTGCAGCAAGTGATGCTATTAATCAAAATAGTTTTGAAGTTCAAGGTGTAATCAGTTCAATTAAAGAAGTTATCGATAAAGAAGGTAACGATACTGGAACTTATGACTTAAAATTATTAAATGTAGCATTTGGTAATAGAGTTAATGAATTAACATTAAGATTTGATGACCCAGCAGCAGTTAAATATATCAACGATAATTATAACACAGGTGATTTAGTAACATTATGTGGCGAAATCGTTTATGAACAACACGAAAGAGTTGTAGAAAAGGAATTAGGTTTTGGAGAACCAATTAAACAAACTTATACTAATACAATTAGATTATTAAAAATCACAGCAGGTACTCCAGCAGTTGACCCAGAAGAAAGTGGTTATAGCCTAAAAGACTTACAAGCAATTGTTACAACTCAAAATAATGAAATAACTGAAAAATATAATGCAAGAGCACAAGTAACAGCAGCTACAAATAAAGCAGCTGGAGCAAACTTATTATTCTAGGAGGTAAATCGTGGCAAGATTAGATTTATTAACTGTCCAAGAACACAAAGTTAAGTCTGGTGTTCAAGGCAAAATGTTCTTCATCTATGGTGGAGCTAAAACAGGTAAAACTACTACAGCCTGCCAATTCGAAAAACCTTTACTTTTAGCATTCGAACCAGGGTATAATTTAATTGATGGCATTAAAGCCGTTCCAGTTACATCTTGGTTAGATATGAAAGATTATGTAAAGCAATTACGCAAAGATGAAGTAAGAGCAATATATGATACAATTATATTAGACACAGCCCCTCTAATGTGGGGTCTATGTGAAAAGTTTATTAAGGCACAAAAAGATATTGAAGACTTAACTGACCTTGGTTTCGGAAAAGGGTACAGAGCTGTACGTGACGAATTCCAAGATGTTATCAATAGTTTAGGTCAAATGGGTTATACACTTATCTTTATTTCTCACGCAGAGAAGAAAGATTATGTAGACACATTAGGCGTATCTCATAGTGGTATCACGCCAGCCTTAGATAAGCGTCCAAAAGAAATCATCTCAGGATTGGTTGACGTATTTATGTTCGTTTGCCAAGAAGCAGATGGTAATGGTGGAAATCACCCAGTAGCATATTTCCGTGGTGGAGTATATGGAGACACTGAAATTGAAGCAGGTTCTCGTTATGGGGAAGGTTTACCAGTTAAAATTAACTTTAGCTATGATGAATTAGTTAAAGCAATTCAAAGTGCTGATGAAGCAATGGTATCATCTGGTGTCCAAATCTCAGCTGAAAATAAAACTATCTTAGAAGCTGAAAAGGACAAAGAACCTGAAAAGAAAAAATCTTTCTCAGCAGTCTATAAAGATGTTACAACAACTATCAATAAATTAAAAGAAAGAATTGTTGGTGGTGAAGAAGACTTAGCAGAAAAAATGACAAGTATTATTGAACAATACCTTGGAGCTGGTAAGAAAATCACTGAAGCAACTCCAGCACAACAAGATTTAGTTGAAGCAGCTTTAGCAGAACTTAAAGAATTATAAGATGGCGAATAAAAAGGTCATATGTAAGTATTGTGGTGAGGCATTCGACAGAGAGCGTGAAGAG